ATGCTCCTTATCAATAACCTTGTATAAGGAAGCCCCCCCCCCCCATATTTTATGGCTAACATTATATAAGTTATTTTTGGCATAATAAAAGGACATTTATAAATATATTTAAGTATGGCATCACAAAAATTCGGTTTCGTAACCGTCGACCCGGTATCAGGATCAGGAGATCAGGCGGTTAATTTCTCCGGTGAGAAACACACCGGTCGTCTTCAACGCACTATCAACCTTACGGTCACCACGAACGGCGGGGCTAAGAAGGCGTTGGTAGTTAATCAGGCAGCGGCTGCTGAGGTGGTAAGATCAGACAGCCCTAACGCTTCCGTACAAAAGACAGGCGGTAATGTTACCATCACCGGTAAGTCTAACAGTACTAAGCTTACGTTCGCGGTCACGCCGGCTGAGGATAACAGGCTTACGTTACTACTCCCTGCTAACTACACGGCGGCTGGAAAGACTACGGCTAACGGAGCGGTTATCGCCGACGATCCCGGAGCCGATGGCGAGTTCGTTTGGAGCATCACGATCTCGAACGTACCGGCCAACGTCACGATCGAGGAACTGACAGCCACATTGACGGTAACTGCCGCTGGTGGCCAGACAGCCAACGTGACGGTAACGCAAGCCGCTGGAGACTCTACTATCGAGCTTGACAAGGAGACTATTAACTTGGATGTAAATGGTACTCAACAGACGGTTAACGTAACATCTAATGACAGCTGGACATGGGCGCAAGCTGCGGCTAGAACCGTATTGAGAATGATGGGACGATAATCAGTTTCTTTTCGCTTACTCAGACCCCGATCGACTAAAGCCGGTTGGGGTTCTCTTGTTTTATTATCTTTGTGGGTAGATGATAATTAAAAGACATAATTATGAGTGATTTGAATATTAATTGGAAGGACGGGGTAGGCGAGGTAACGAACCAGCCTCTGACCGTCAGTCCGGGGTCCGGGGCCGGAAGCGCCCCCGTTTCCTTTGGCTCGGTGATGAACAACGGTCTTGATCGGACTCTTGAGCTGGAGATAACAACTCCAAAAGGTATTAAGAAGACGCTCACGGTGAATCAGGAGGGATGCCGGCAGGCTTATATTACGAGTGACGGCAAACGATGGCTGACTAGCGACAATCGGGTGTATGGGGTTTTGAAAAGCGATGCTCCGTGCGAATGCATAGGTGATTGTCCTTGATATTTTGTTTTTACGAATTTTGTAATTACATTTGTGGCGCATGTCCATCACCATGCTTTTCGTCGCTAATTTATTATAAGGGATACCGGTCTGTGATGGGATCGGCATCCCTCTGTTTTTTAATATGGAGAAGATAAATGTTTTCGATGTTCAGGTTCCTGATGGGAGACAAATCCGTTGTATGTCGTATAATAAGGTTACTTATTTTGATCTTGACGATATATGTAAGTTATGTTTTGACTCATACGACCTACATGATGTGGCTGACACTAAGGTCATGAGCGAGTTCCTGCACCGTGATGGAAATCGTTATTGGACTACGATAGATGGCTTGACATACTCCCACCACTAAAGTGATTGGGATTCTTGGATACAAGTGTACGGGACCCCGGTTTTACAACCGTTGGAATTACCCATACTCTCCAATTCGGAAATGCCCTTCCGAAGGATATTTTTAGAGGCTAATAGATCCCTGTCGTTGACAGAACCGCATTTGGGGCAAACCCATGTGCGTTCCAAAAGCGATAGGGTTTTGTAAACTTGACCGCATTCACAAGTCTTTGAGGAAGGGAACCATTTATCTATTTGATGTACGGTAACACCGTATTTCGATGCGACATACCTCAATTTATCGATAAACATCGAATGGCTAAGATCCGATATTTTCTTACCCCACAGACGTCTCATTCCTTCTAAGTTAAGCGTTTCAATGAAAATAAAATCATATTGCTTGCACAATTCATGAGCTAATTTCCATTGAAAATCACTACGTAGATTCTTGATTTTCCTGTTTGTCTGATGAAGCTCGAACAACCTTCTTTTCCTGTTATTCGATCCCTTTTCAGATCTTGAAAGTTTACGATTACATCTCTTTACCTTCTTTTGATATCTATTGAAAAACAAAGGAGACTGAATAGACTTTCCGTCGCTTAACGTCATGTAGGTTTTAAGTCCGAAATCGATTCCTACAGATGCACCATTACGTGACTTTTCATAGGTCTTATTCGATTTCGAATCCGTTACGATGACAATGGAATATCTATCACATGTTTCCCTTAAAACTCTGACCTGTTTTATATTTCCATCGTAAGGACGGGAATATGAAAACTTAAAACGCTTGTTTATCTTATTGATCGTGAAAACATTTCCATTCAAGGCAAATCCTCCCTGTTTAAATACAAAGGAGTTAAACTTCTCTGCTTTCTTGAACTTCGGAGGTCTTTCGCATAACTTTTTAAAGAATCTTTTATAGGAATTGTCAAGACGTCCAAGGATTTCCTGTACGGTCTGGGAATGCAAAAGGACTCTTTTGATTCGTTTGGCAAAGTGCTTTTGAAGCCTGTTCAGTGAAATATATTTTCCAAATCTTTTGTAATAACGTTTTTGCAAATTTAGAGCATAATTCCATACAAACGCGCATTCCCTAAGCATTTTATCTAAATGCTTAGTGTTCTTGGATTTATATATATTGTATTTGTATGAGATCATGTTTTAATTATTTTTACGACACAAATATAATAACAATTCACTATATTTGCAAAACAAATCAGTAAAAAAATGGATAGCAGGTGGAAAACAAACGGAGGAAGTGTCTATAATTTGGGATATCACATAATTTGGTGTCCTAAATATAGAAGAAAGAAGCTCGTGGGTGATATCGAGAAAAGACTTAGAGAGCTTTTATATGAAAAAGCCAATCAGAATAGTTGGGAAATAAAAGAGCTTGAGATAATGCCTGATCATGTTCATTTATTTATAAAAGCAACCCCCTCGGACAGTGTGTCTCACGTTGTTTCACAATTGAAAGGATATACAGCTAACATGTTAAGAAAAGAATTTGAATCTCTTAGAAGAGAACTCCCTACATTATGGACAAGATCTTTTTATGTCGAATCGGTAGGGCATATATCCGAACAAACAATTATAAAATACATTGAAAATCAAAAGAATATATGAAATATGATACTATCCCCTCTTTAAAAAGAGGAGCTTTGGATAAAATCGTAAGAATATGGATTAAGCCATAAATTATATAATTACCTATAAGAATATCAGCCTCCGCTTATTTGTGGGGGCTTTTTGTTTATCTTTGTCAAAAACATGAAGTTATGTCGAGTTGCGTAATTAAAAGAAATAGTAAGGGTAAGATAACCCGTGTCTTGACCCCTTCCGGAGAGGTATCCACCTTGTTCGATAAGATAGCGGGTATAGCCGCCGTAAGTGACCTTAATAAGGCCGCTGAAGCTTATATGACTATTTATAACGATAAGTTTAGGTCTAAGTTCGGTGACTGGACGAAGTCCGTACCAAGGAATAAGGAGGCCGCCAGATCTATAAGTGCCAGACTTAACGATAGCGAGTGGGGACAACTTATGTCAGCCAAGGTCTTGTCCGCCATAAGCGATATGGATGCCCCGGCGTTGACCAGAAGCCTTGGGAATAGCGACAATGTCGTGGCTTATCTTACCTCCGGAGAGGTAGGTGATGTCAATGATATGGCTGTGGTAGATACATCCACGGTACAGGAGGTGGATCTGGATTCCATAAACGAGGATAATATTGGCGATACGATACTGAAAGAGGCGTCATGGGATGATATAAGGGCTATCAGGGAGAATATAGATATTAAGGAGACAGCCCGTATGTTATGGAAGGCCGTGGAAAGCGCTTTTACCGGTCAACGACCTAATATCAGGGTGAAGGGCGGAAATATAGATGGGGAGATCATATTTTCTGGTAATGTCTTGCCGTTAAATGATATTGAAGATTATACGCCCCCATCTTCAAGATTGGTGTATGATTCCGGTGAGCCTCGCCTGTTCTTTAAATCGGATGACGGCAAGATATACGACTCTTACGCCAACGCCATAAAAGGCTCGTCCGGCGGGCGGATCGAGGCCGGGTTCTTGGCCGGCAGTGTCGAGGAGAGCGACGTCCCGTCCGGTACGGCTGACATCTCCTTTGGCTCGTCCTCCATAACCCTTAACAACAGTGATTCGTTCATCCCGGTCCTTGGCATCAGCTCAGATTCTAATATAAGTACCCGTGGAGGGTTTGTCAATTACCTTATCAAGAAAGGTCTGTTGAGCGGGGAGCGTATAAGGCTAGGAGATAGGTATTATCTTACAGGGGCCGGCAACTCCGATGGTCTTAAGATCTATAACGCTATGGATGCCTTGTCTAGGCTAAGGAATAGGTTTGGAAGTCAGTCCTCCGAAATGAACGTATTGGGTTCTATAGGTTTTGATACGGAGGTAAGTAATGATCTTGATCTTATCACGACATCAGGGGAGAAGGTTACGGTAAGCAGATCGGAGATCAAGGGCATGTTAAGGCAAGGTAAGTTTGAGGAGCTTAATAATAAGTATGATGGGTTCATGGAGCTAGCCTTGTCGTTGATGATGGAGGATAACGCCTTGTACGGAAGTAATGTCCGTGGGGTTATTGAGAACGAGAAGGCGGAGGATCTTCAGAACAGGACTGATATCACCAACATCTTATCCACGTTAGGTATCCGTGTGATGGGTATGTCTGAGTATATGGATAAGTATAAGATGCGTAATGGTGTCGAGCCTTCGGCTAGGGCATTGTCCGATATGGCCAATGGGGTTATCGCCTTGGCTGAGGGAGCTACGGTAGAGGATCTTAATGAGGAGGTGGCTCATTTCTTGATCGATACTTACCGTAACCAACAGGAGATTGACGAGGTTCTGGACTCTGTTGTCGGCACGCCATTATGGAATCAATTCGCCGGTCGTTACTATGAGGTGTATGGGAAGGAATACCAAGGGGAGGAACTGGATCGGATGGTGAAGCGGGAGATCCTAGGCAAGACGTTGGCCCAGCGGTTCGTGCCGGGGATGGAACAGGCGGTAGAGGATCTGACCTCGTCCGAGGACTCCCAGCTCTCCTTGTTTGGCAGGATAATCCGGGCTATAAGGAATTTCTTCTCTACTCAAAGATCAGACTTGAATAAGGTTCTTGATAGGATAAAGGAGTCGGCGTTAGCTGATGATCCAAGCGCATTTGACGTGCTTCTGTTGAAAGATAATGGTCATCTTATGTACTCATTATCGGATGTTGATGTGGCTAATAAGCTGATCAAGAACGGTAGGTCATTGGAAAGACTATATACCAGATTGCAGAGGATGAGGTCAAGCCAGAGTCAGAGGATCGGTGAGAGTATCTCCCTTCTACGTGATATAGGCGAGAAGGTAAGACAAGTCGGGGGCGAGCTTAATAAAAACAACAACCTGTTATCCACCAAGAGCGTTATAGCGACCGCCAAGGCTGAGGTGGAGTATTTGGTCACTGTCGCCAGTAGCCTACGTAAGAGCGGAAAAGGATTGGATTATGAGACGATACAGGTTATCGATAACGTATATGGGGAGATAGCTCCTCTGATCAGGAACCTTCGTGGATTCGTCAATAATCAGGCGGCTGATTATTATGGCAGCAATAAGGTTGGTATGGTAGAGGATATGGATGATATATTACGTATGGCTGAGACATCCATGTCTGATATAAATGCTCTTCGAAGTGATCGTAATGAGGACTGGCTGGATGGACAGCTCAGGATGTTTAATATCCCGGAAAGATATTGGAATGGGATAAAGAAGTTGATAAATAACATCCATAAGGATATCAATGTCATGTCCCGGTTCTTTGGTACGCTAGAGCATAGTGGTAACGCTATTTTAGGTATGTTAGGCCAACGTCTAGCCAAGGCCCATAATGAAGCCCATACCGAGGGTATATCCAATATCAATAAGATGACTAGGATGATGAAAGAGCGTGGATGGGGGATAAAGGATAATGAGGATCTTATACAGAAGATAAATGGGAAGAACTCGGATTACCTTGACTCGTCCCGTGATTTCGCTAAATACGATTTGCTATACAGGACCGAGCAGGCTAAGGCTATTATCGATATATATGATCTTAAGAATGTTACGGGTAAGACCGAGAAACAGCTTATCGACCTTCTTCTATCCGATAAAGGCCTTAAGGTGAAGACCCGTGACGACATAGTAGGATATGACGGGGATAAGCCTATCACTAAGGAGGTATATCATATATTCAAGCCTACCATCCAGAATTTCGATATCTCGGACATGACGTTCGAGGATCAGCAACGGTATCTGGATACGATAAATAAGTGGTTGGATGAGAACCGGGAGAAACCTATGGTGCAGGCTTATTACGATAAGATCGAGAAAGTCAATAAGAAGGTCGAGGAAAGACTGGGTCGTAGGGTATCGCAAGCTACGTCCGATTTCATGACCCGTATCCGCAGGAGCCGGTATGTGGCTATGGATAAGTTCGTGAGGAACGGGAAGGTCGATTGGAAGGCGTTTCAATCCGATCCTATAGCTTGGAGATCTTATCTGGATATTTTACGTGATAGGGCTATAGCCAAGAGCGAGTGGTATTCCGATGGGACACCAAAGGAAGAGGGATCCGAGGCTCTGATGATGTCCGAGGAGATCAAGGCATGGGACGAGGCGTGGGCCGAGGAGTTCGGGAATACCAACGAGGGTCGTAAGGCTTCCGCCGAGTTCAAGGAGATACTTCGTGGGATAGAGCGGTCCGAGGGCGGCAAGGCTGCGTTTGAGTTCCTGCTAGCTGGCGGTCATCTTGGCTTCTCCAAGGATATGTGGGGATCCGAGGAGGGTGATTATTACGAGAATCTGGTTGATAAGATCACGGAGCAATCTGTATCATCATCAAGGATAGAGAAGGTAGAGGAGGCGATGGCGACAATAAACGAGATCAATGACCAGCTAAGGCCCTTGCTTATCCAGTACCGGGATAGCACGAGATACGGGGAATATGATTTCGATAGGTTACGTGGATCCGCCTCATTAAGAAAGATAAACGAGTTATATGATCGTCTGGCTGAGGCTAAGAGCGTTATTAACGCCGCCGCTTCCGCTGAGGCTATTGAGATGGATATGCCTGATACGGTGGAGAGTGGAGTCACGGATTCTTACCGTAACGCTTTAAGGGATGCCATGGCATACGACAAGGGTATGGATGAGATTAAATTCGCCAAGGAACATATGTCTGCCCGCTCCCGGAGTCAGGTGGATAGGATGGCCGCCAAGTTATCTCGGAAAAACCCGTCATGGACGACCGTGGAGGTATCGTTTTTGAGAAGGAAATACGGTCCTGACTTCAATAATAAGCTAGCTAACGACATAGCGATGGGTAAGACTGATAAGATCCTTGTCGAGTACGCCAGGACCCGGCTGTATCCTTATATGAGGAGATACTCTCCCAAGGGATATTCTGATTTCGTTAGGAAGATAAATAACGGTACGTATAAGGTATCCGAGTTCTTTGATGCCATAGAAAATGGTATATCTAAGGAAGAGAGCGTATCCCGTTTCGGGTTTGATATTAATATGATCGATCTGACGATCAATAACCAGTGGCTTGATGAGGCTGACGCCGAGAGTTCTTTCCGTAATCCTAATTATAATCCCGATCTGGGTTATGGATATCATACGCCTAGGTTCGATAAGTACAAGAACGAGGCTTTCTTCAAGAAATACGGTATTACCAACGAGGGGGAGGAAGCTACGATCAATAAGGATAAGTGGGAGATGAGGAAGGAGCTGCTTAACATAAGCCGTAAGGCTATGGAGGATTATGATGAGCGATTCCGGAACATCTACCAAATACCACAGATATCCAAGGGCGGCGTGGAGAGGATGGTGCAGGCCGGGGTTGACCCGAAGGCGGCTATCGGCAACGCCGTACGTGATATCGTTGGCGAGAGGGTGGATGACCCTATACACGGTCAAGGACAAGACCTAGGAGGGCTTGACGAGAACGATAACAAATATCGTATGATCCCAAAATACTATCTTAGTAAGCTGGAGAACGCCAACGACGTGTCCCATGACTTCGCCTACTCCTATTCCATGTTATCCTTACAGGCTACCGCTTACAAGTATAAGAGGGCGGCCTTGGATGATGTCATGGGATACAGGAACATGATGCTGGAGACGCAATACGACGGCGGTAAGAACCCGGAGGCCACTCACGCCTATAGGATGTTTCAGGACTGGGTTAACGCCAGCATCTACGATGTCAGGATAAATAATAAGCGGGCGGAATGGAATATAGGTAATTATAAGGTCGATCTTAATAAGCTGGCTCTTATGTTTACCAAATTCGTATCCAAATCCAACCTAGGCTTCTCCCCGTTCGTAGCGGCTACCGGCGCCCTTACCGGGCAGGCCAACTTCCTTTTGGAGGGTATGGTAGGGCAGTATATAAGCAAGGACTCCATGAAATACGCCTATGGGGAAGCCCAGAAGCAGTTAAGTACGTACGTGTCGGAGATCGGGGATATAAACCGCACCAACAAGCTATATGTCGTTGGAGAGGCTCTAGGCGTGTTCAATGTCCGTAACCGTGTACGATCGGCAGCGTATAACAAAATCTGGAGAACCTTATTCCGGGACCTGCCGTTTAAGATGATGGAGGTTCTTAACTCCCCGTTGGATCCGCAGGTCATTATCTCGGTCATGGATGATACCCGCCTATACGAGGGTCAGTTCTGGTCATACTCCAATTTCAAGGAGATGATGATGAAGGACAGGAATATGTCCGCTAACGAGGCTAAACGCGATTGGGAGCGTTTAAGGGATTATTCTATGTGGAACATGGTAGATGTCAAGGACGGAAAGATCGTGGCTAAGAACGAGGCTAACAAGGATATTATAGACCGATATATACCCACCTTGTCCAGTAGGGTAAGGAGTATGGTGCAGATCTGTGACGGCGCCTTGAACGAGCAGAACCGGGTGGGGGCTAGCCGGAACGCTATCCTTAATATGGTGCTGCCTCACCGTGGATGGTTTATATTGGCCGTACAGCGGGCGTATAAGAAAGCCGGTTTCAATTTCCAAACCAACCAGTTTGAGGAAGGATATATGAGAACGTTATGGAGACTGGCCGGTAATGTCTATGGATCGATGTCCGAGGGCAGGATGGGAGAGGCATATGACGTGCTTAAGGAAGAGTATGATAAGCTTACCCCCTACGAGCAGATCAATATCAAGAGATCGATTATCAACATGGCGGTATTCGCTACGATGATGGCCATAGGACGGGCTTTGATGGGATATAGGGAGGATAATGAGGATAGCTGGTTCGGGCAGTTCATTACCTACATCGGGTTCAGGACGATCAATGAGATCGCCTCCCAGACATCCCCGTTCATGGAGCTTAACGCCATAGACATGCTACAAGATCCGTTGGTCACCGCCCGGAAGTTAGGCGACCTCACCGATCCTCGAAACTGGGATCCGTTCGCTACCGTCCAGACCGGCGTATATAAGGGCGAGAGCAAACTATGGAGGCAGCTCATGAAGTTCTCGTTTGGTAAGCAATGGTATAATATCAAGACGGCTAGGGATATTAAACAGACATCCGACTACTGGTTGATGACCAACGGCATGACGATGGGATTCTTCTTAGGAGGCAGGGATAAGGATGAGTCCGGGGAGGACGCTAATTGGTATTTTGACAGGGGAAGATAACTGATATAGTATGACAAAAAAAATAGCCAGTCAATTGTTTAAGACAATTTGATTGGCTATTTTTGCATTCCCATCTATCCATCCCGGACGGATGGGAATAAACATTCTATTCATGAATGCAAATGTAGATCTTTTTCATGATTTCACGAAGAATAGTAGTGGAATTTTGACGTCCGAATCCAACGAAATGGATTTAAACATATTAATACCGGTAGTAGATAATAACAACCACAAGGTTGTAGACGCAAGATTCCTTCATGCGTTTCTTCAAGTAAGGAGGGATTTTACGTCATGGATAAAAGATCGTATATCTAAATATGATTTTATTGAAAATCAAGACTTTGTGTTGATAAAATATGATTATTTAGGTAACTTACTGAATGACAGACTCCCCGAAACGGGGGAGTCTGATACACAGATAGTTGCTAAAACGGATTATCTTCTATTAATAGATATGGCTAAAGAGCTATGCATGGTAGAAAATAATGATAAAGGAAAGATAGCCAGAAGGTATTTTATAGAGAAAGAAAAAGAACTGAGAGCCTTAAAAGAGTTAGAGGATAATCGAAAGCATTGTTTGCGCATCCCCGACTTTTCTGATCCGGCTAAAGCCGCAAGAGCATGGGCTGATGAGTATGAGGCCAAGGTGAAGGCCGAGAAGGAAGCTATGTTGGCACTAGAAGCCAAGAACAAGGTCGAGGAGGAAAAGAAGATTGTCCAAGCCGAATTAAATACGGCTATAGATACGATAAAGGAGAATGAACCGGTAATTGATATGTTTAAAAGGTCTATTCCAAGAGAAGGTGTTCTTATCCGTGAATCATCAAAATATTTTGAGCAGTTCGGATATTATATCGGGATAAAGAATATGTATCCGTTATTACAGGAATTAAAATATGTTTTTAGGAACGAGAGAGGTAGGATAGAAGCGTATCAATCCGCCCGTAATTCCGGATTGGTTATATATGGATCTGATCCCGGTGATGAATATTGGGAAGCTAAGGCCGTGACTGTTATGATAACATTAAAGGGATTTGTTAAACTGGAAGAATTGTCAAGAAAGAAAAGGAGCGTTTTTGAGAAATATGGTAGGTCTACGATATGATGCCCCTCACTGTAATCATTCTGATAAAGGCAAGGCTATTAGAGCGCTTACTGGTGATAATAGATATTGATTATAAAGTTTTTGCCCAAAATGGTAAAAACCCTACTGAGGGAAGATCAACAATTGTATGTATGATAACTGAGTTTTGCATGGAATGTTTGATAACAAGGAAAGAAAGATGGGCATAAATAAATAGTTATACTATTGATGCTTAATGTAATCCAAAAATGGATTTACATAATAATAGAAGGATAGGAGATTGTCACCCTATCCTTCTACTGTTATCAACCCTTATATTTATCTACAAAATCATCCACATCCATATACTCACACCCGAAGTTTTCCGCCGTTTTCTTGTCGGAGTCGGAGAACTGCCCTTCTTTTCCGGAAACGTCCCCGATCATCAAGATAGTATCGTATACGATCTTTTCTTCCTCAGCTTCATCGTTATTCATGTATTCGATGAAATCCATATACTCTTTTATCATCCCTATGTTCGACTTCCTATTGACGTTGCGTTTATTATTGCTTTCGCAGTAATAAGCACTTACGGATATATCCGTGTAATCTTCCAAGGCGTTTGATATGTAATCGAATTTATATTCAAACATCTCTTTGTCCACGAATCCTTCATCTGAAAGATGGTAAGCTTTTCTTTTTTTTGTTGAAGTAATTCATCTGATTCTAATATCTGTTTTTTAGTAGCCATAATAACATCATTTTTTGATAAAGTCAATTACTGGGTTTGTTCCAAATGTTTTATTAAGTTCCTTATCAAATTCATCCCATTTATGTGGAGGAACCATACCAACCCTAGATAATATTCCATCCTTCATCTTGGTTATTTTTTGCTTATGGAAAGTTTTATATTTTGTTTGATTAGGATCATCCAAAAACTTTTGGAAGTCGTCTAATTCCCAATCTTCTAAGTAAAGGTCTTTTTGATAATCTTTTGCTGTCTTCATATTTGTGATTTTATAAAGTTCTTATGCGATGAGGTATTCTGCCTACTCCACAAAGTTCCCCATTTTCTGATTTGACAATTTTTACTCCATCAATAGAATGATAGATGTTTTTTGTAGGATCATTCAAAAAATCTTTAAAACTTTCCAGTTCTTCATCTAATAAGAAAAACTCTTTCTTGCAAAGTTCAATGTCCATATAATGATTTTTTAAGGTTGTTATATATCTTGTAATAAATACTCTTCTATTTTCTTAGCCATATCAATAAGCATCTCACATCTAAGGTCGTTAAGATCCTTACAAAACCTCATTTCCTCCTCATGCTTTTCCTCCGGCGATCTGTTATTACTTACGCTGTAGCATGGTGATGAGTGTATCGGTATGGGCTTCATGGCATCTATGGCTAATTTGATAGCCTTTTCTTTGATATCGCTCATACTATTTTCTTTTTGTTCCCAGATCATGCCGCTATGAAGGCAATTAGGATTATCAGCATGATTTATTAAACAAATCCCTTTGTCGTAAAAACAACATCCCGTACAACTCTCTTCTTCTATCTCAGGGATAGCTATGTATTCTTTCCCTTTATATATTTTAACTTCTCCTTTTCTTATCTTATTCATCTTATTAGATTTTTATATCCTACATGTTTCAACTGCTCTTCGGTAGCTTTCTCCTTCGGGAACTTCCCGTGCCATTTACCGGGCACCACGACATCACGTCCGTCTGGGCTGGTAGCCAGCCTCCCGCATTCGCTGCACAGCCCCATGCCCTTGTACGGCTGTAGTTCCTTGGCATAGTCGAATTTATCCACCATATACTCGTTTGTCAACATCCAATAACTAGACGTAGCGGTATTATCAACGCAACCGCATTTAGCGCATACAAATAAGCTCATATTTTAGTATCGTTAAATGTCGTTATCCTTATCATCGTCAACCCTCTCCACCTTAATCGTCCCCATATCGCCTGAAGGTAACGTCATGTCGCTATACACGTTATTCCAGTTCTCGTCAATAGCCAATTGATGCAGTATTGATCTATATATCTGGTAGGTATTTCCGATAAGTCTCTTTCTATTGATCATATCCTTACTACCTCCATCATACCCTATATGTTCATAGTCTTCGAGATCCGGGAACAACCTTCTTCTTATCGCTCGTGAGTTATTGACTATAAAGCTTCTTATCCCCAGCGTTTCCGTTCTATCCATATCATTTATCAACGTATCTGTCGTATGTTGTAGGTCCATGTCGCCAGCGGCGAATCTACTGATGTCTTCCACGCATTGGGATATCAGCATTAGCTGCTTCCTTGTCAACGTTATTTTATAAAGTTGTTTATTATCCATGATTATCTGATATTAATTTTTCTTTTATATGTTTAGATATATCAATTATCTCATCTTTTATATTGCAATCATCTTTTAATAATGAACCAAATATACATGATATGGCGCTCTTTAGGCCTAGCGCTATCCCTATCTCCAATATTTTTTTATCGGTATTAGAGATTTCTACAGGTTCATATAATATTGATGATATGTTGTTAACGACGTATATTATATCATCTTCATTCATTGATGTAGATTTATCGACAATAGCTATAAAATCTTTTATAATCATAATATAAGCTATTTTTATTTCTTTTATCGTATCATCGCTTAGATGTCTATCTCTTATATGCCTTTCAACATACTTGTTTGCTAGATTCTCTATTTTGTTTGATTTGTCCATTTGTACTATCAATTATTTAGTTAATAATAGATCATAGTCCTCTTCGTCTATACTCCCATTATTGTTGATGTATATAATGAAATCATTTAAAAGCACGGACTTATCCTTGGATAAGGCTTTTATAATAAGCTCTCCATCATCTTTCAACATCACATGCACAGTATCCCAGATAACATATTTTTGACATTCTTTCTCAATCTTCTTGATTGTTTTAAGTATTATCTTATACGTCTCCTCATATCTTTTTACTATTCCGCACAGTTCAGTCGTATTATATTTACGTATAGCTATGAATATATATTCCTTTTTACAATCCCAGCATTTTATCAGTTTTTCTGATCCGCACGCCTTATTCTTGTAGAAGAAACAGCCCTTACATGGCTCATTATGGTCGTAACTTAATACTACAAGCAGCTCCATGCCATTCTTGTATATCACGTCTCCTTGTTTCATCTTGTCTATTTTATTAATCTCATTATCAATATAGCAAAGTTGGATATTATCCATACTATGGATATCCAGAATGTTATACTCAACATAAGACCTATGTTCTTAGGTATAGGATCTACTCTCCTGAATGTCAGGATCATGAATACAAATGTCTTGAAGTTCATAATTTACGATATTTTTCTATATAGTTAACTATTAGATCCTTGACACCTTTAGGGACATTAATTAGCTTAAGGTTACCTTGGAATATATCCTTACCGTACTCGTCCATGATCACCCCGAATGAAGGATTCATGATTCTTGTCGATATACATATCGGTTGGTCGGTATCGAATCTGATAACGGCTACCTTCTTCTCGTTTATCGCCTTCTTTAGGGCTATATAAAGCTTATGACCTTTAACAATGTCACAATTACCTTTCATGATCTTAGACATATATATGATATGCTCTTTCTTCACATTGCTGAGATTGTCCATCAGTTTAAGATCTCCACCAACAGATTTCCATTTTTTGAAGCAAGATATGCATAGACAATAACTGGACTTGGCGTTCCTCGGCATCATCCTGCTGCTACCAGCGGGAACCGTATCGCCACAGCAGACGCACGTCCGGTCTTTGTTGGTGCGTACTGGGCCATAGCTGTTTATCGGGTATTCTTTTTCTTTAAGCATCTTTTTCTGTTTTCAAAATTATCATCACCATAGTTGTAATTAGGACAAGCCTTATTGCTTGGCCGTCTTACGTAAGTCTTTTGCTCCCTATCGTATTTCCTATTAGGGTTTATGTTCTAAAAAGTATTAAATATGATAAAATATATTATATTTCTTTGTAAGTTTCAGAGTGTGCATTTTGACAAAACACATTCGTAATCCTTACAGGGTTGAACAACAACCCCCTATCGATTATCCTTCGAACTGATTCGCAGGAATCACCGACTACTTTTCTCATGATGTTCAACGCTCCATTTACATCCGCATTTATGAGTTTCCCTGTCGAGGACTGGAACAGTCCCCGTTTCTTTCTCTTTCCTAAATAGTTATCATGTTTACTTATCGCTTCAAATGCCAATGAATCGCATTTCGAAGTGTAAGATTCTTCATGTGTAACTATTTCTATTCCAGCCAATTCACATTTGTATTCCAAATAACTGATTAATCTCGCAAAAGGGATTTGAGTAAACTTCTGATTGTTTCTTTTTCCCATGTTTACTCCTTGTTTCCATCCCTTATTATAGCCTACAATTAATTTTGTTATTCCTTGCTTTATAAGCAAATTGACTATTTTTCTGCTTATTTTGTGAAACACATCTTCTATGTACTGTTCTCTTTCATAATACAATTTCTTTATACGTTTAGTTGTTCCTTTTATCTTTTGCAAATCCTTAATACTATTCAATTTGGCTAATGTTTTATTGAATAGCTTATTGTATGATTTGATAAATTTTCCGCTGAAAAGAATAGTAAAATTTTCGCTAATCAATGTAGCAAGATTATCTATTCCCAAATCAATCGAAGCTACTTTCTCTTCCTTGTATTCAAGAACTTCAGCATCTTTTACCTCATAGACAATCTCAATCCTGTATCCTTTATTCAAAGGTTTTATTCTGACCTGTTTGAAATTATTTATAAGCCCAGAATACTTATCGTATTGAGGGATATCTATTGAAAGTTCTTTTGACAAAACAATCCTCCCATCCTTTATTTTACAGCTCTGATTTGTATAATACAAATTGAACCCCGATCCTCTTTTCCTGTATTTCGGAAGTCTGGGTTTCTCTTTGTATTTGCATGGATTTTTCCTGTAATCCCCGACTGATTTGTAATAGCCTTTAATATTTTTGTCCAATACCTTAAGAATCTGCTGTGAACATTGCGCTTTCAATAATTTGTAATTGATATTACCGTCTAAATTCTTGGCATTCTTCATTATAGTATCAAGTTCAAAATAGGACAGCCACTTATCTTCTTTAGAAAGTGTTTCTCTGAAAACATACAATGCCTGATTGTACAGGTTATTTCCAATCCTGCACAAAGATAATATGTTTTCATTCCGCCCTATGTTAAACTTATATACTAATCTCATTTTCAAAATTCTTGCTTATTACTTCAAGTTTATTCCTTCTTCGGACAATCTAGTACCACCTCCAATATACTCATAGCTTAACTTTTATTCTTTTCCTCGAATATACCTGACAATAACCAGACGATCACTATTAAAAAGAAACACAACCCAAGCGCCTCATCCGGATAATCATGCATCGCCTCTAAAATGTCCCTCATAGCTTAATGTCCATTTTGCCAATTATACGATAGAAAATATCCCTAGTCAGCTCAATATCGTAAGTAGCGTCATGAAGCTTATTCTCGTCGATCTCAATGCCCATAGTTCTGGCCACGGTCATCAACTTAAAGTTCTCCATATCGTTTCTTACACCCATCAGGAACGGTGTCACCATAACATATACATCCATACAGTTAGGATAGAACCATGATCCGAAATACTTATCCCCACATTGCTGGAATAAAGCCCGTAGGAAGCTGTTATCGAATCCAGCGTTGTTATACCCCACCAAATACATTTTATCCCTCTTATCGAACTTATTCACGTATTTGGATAATATACCAACTAACTGCCTGTACCCTTCTTCCATAGGCTGATACGACTGCACTTGCTCCAAGGTAACACCAGCCACATCCAGCGCCTCTTGCTCTATCGTGGCGGCAGGGTTCGGGGCTAGGCGGATGTCGAACCTCTCAGTCTCCTGCCCGTCGATATCCACGATCCCTCCTATTTGGTGTATTCCGTTTCTCCAGAACTTAACCCCGGTTGTCTCTAAATCGAAAAATAGTAATTTGCTCACGTTGTTAAAATTATTCGTTTTTAATGCTTATATCCCTAATATTTCTGCTACATAAACAAATCCGTAGCATATACAATCATTATGTTTCTCATGCCATACGACGGCGCACGGGAAATATAACGGCATGTCCTCAGCCATAGGATCCTCTTTGAGGTCATCAATGTTTATCTTCTCCCTCCACCTCCACAGGTCTTGGATATCGTTCAAGATCAATTTGTTCATAACAATCTGGTTTTTAATGTTGATACAAAAATACAATTTAAACAAAAATATTGGATATATCCGGGGTAACGGCCTCGATCAGTCCTATACGACCAGCGTCATCCTCCATAGAATGTAATTGATCCAGATACTTGTCTCTGAAACCGATGGCGGTGGAGATAGGGAGGCCGGCCTCGACCAACACCCTCCCCTGTTCTTTTGTGGTGAATATCCTTTCTTTCATCTAACCCTTGATCTTTTTCTCTACAGTAACGATCGTATCATTATGCCATCCCCCATGGGCCACGAGAAGAATCTCCTGCTGCTCGAACCCAAGCCCTGCCCCTATACCGCCGGAGTTCCACGCGCATGTAATGACCACCCCTCCTTTCTTGGTGATCCTAGCTATCTCCTTCTTCTGCCTAGCCCAATAACTAGATTGTGTTGTTTGCATATCAACAGCACCTCCAAGTCTTTTATACGACTCGGATACCTGTCTCGCGGAATATGGTGGATCATATAGTACCATATCAGCTATATTATCCTTAAGACCACACAGGAAGTCCGTGGCGTCCTTATGATACATAGCATTAGTCTCAGGGTCAAGATCGTTGGTGATCGTCCCTATATCGCTGTTTCTGGCGAATGGATCCACTATAACCATTCCCTCTTCTCGATATTTGTCTATAAGTTCCCTTATCGGTTTTATGCTGAATGTCTCTTTATTCGGCATCGACCATGTCTTGTTTATAATCATATCGCTGTGATCGTGTTTTAAATTTTACCTACGCTCTATACCTCTTAGCAGATGGGCTATCACATCCACCGTCCATCCGTTACCTGTTAAAGACATAGCTGTATTCGGGGCTATCCCATCAAGGTAATCATCCGGTAATGTCTGTAGCCTACACATCTCCACAGGAGTTAGGTATCTGAACTTATCTTTCAGGTCAAAGGCGTTCAGATATCTTCCGGGAGGCAACGATGAGATCACGTTATCTTTCATGACTGTTGTCAGGCAATTACTTTTCTTAATAGGGGTGGTATTCTTATCTTTTCTTATCTCCAGACATTGCGTTATTTTTATGTCCATGTCACAATCCTTTCGATACCCATCCTCCCCTATCCTTCTACCGACAATGGATCCTATATATCTTCCTCTTATGGCTCCCGGATTCCAGTCCTTGTCATGCTCTAAAATATCATCCAATGATATGTGCCTGTCTTTCGGCATATCCACCGGCCAATTACACCAATAAAGGCGATGCCGGGTCTGTGCCGAGACCAAGGCGCTATCGATCTCCACCGGCTCCACGCCAAGCTCCTCGGTAATCACCCAGCGGTGCTCATCCCGCATCCGGACGTTCTCGCCCAAGAACAGGACTTTACCTTTGGTCTCCTTCCTTAAATGCTTTACGATGTCCGAGAAGCAAAAGAAAAGCCTTCCACGAGCGTCCATGAATCCTTTACCCTTACCTGAGCTAGAGAAGCTCTGGCAACAGAACCCTCCCATGACCAGATCTATGTCTTTTCAAGGGATATCCCATGTTCTCCAGTTATTAACATCCCCTAATTGAATAATATTAGGAAAATGTTTTTGACTTACCTTTATACATGTCTTGTCTATCTCCGAGGCGTAGTAAGTCTCTATAGGTATACCGGCTCTTTGTAATGCTAGATATCCACATGATATCCCATCAAATAATGATAATACTTTCATATTGTTCATTTATTCTCAGACCTAAAAATATCCTTTGCGATCATATCAAGGGATATTTTATGTATCTTAGGTAAGACCTTAACCAATTTTATACCAAAATTTTCTCCCCTCTTAACAAAAGTCCATTTCCCGTATATGATCCCATGCATCATATTTTGTATTATCTCCTTGCTATCCGTCAAGAACACTTGATAATAGATACTGTTGACATAATTGAAATCCTTTCCATGATCATTTGCCGGTCTTAATATCATTACAGCCGAAGAGCATCCACGAACGAATCCGTGTATCTCAAGGCATTCATCAAACTCATAATTATCACGTTCCTCATCATGAACATCCTTAACCCATTTACATGGTCTCCCGTCCTTAAACGGGATCTTTAACTATTTCTTTGCCATCTTTTAAATTATATTATAATGTTAGGTAATTATATACAAGTTTACACCATATTTTAGTCTCCATGTCTTATTTGTTAAAAGAGTAATATAGATATAAATACATAAATTGAATAGGGCTATTCACCATGCCCTTATCAGTAGGATCATCGTATTTGTCAAGCCAAAGATGAAGCGCCTCCCAATCGATATCCTTACGGTCACATACCATGCAGGCTAGGTTAGCACCGAACAGTTCCCCGTCGCCGCCCAGCGACTTGTTAAACCTCTTGGCTAGTCTTTCCTTGAATCCCTTATCATACCATATCCCGGAAGTAGCGGCATAACAATAATAAGCGTTGTATTTCATTTTCACGCCCATCTTCTCAAACAATGGTGTATGCCATATCCGATCTAAAAAGAATACTATTCCACGATATATGAAGGTTCGGAGATTTTTCCTGTATTCTTTCCCCAAGAAATTATCCACACAAGATATAGTCCCGCCTGAATAATACCAATTATTGGCGCCTCTCTTAACCTTATCCGTCATCTTGAATTTATTCTTTCTGTCTTCCACCCTATCCCAAGGTTTCAGCTTATCCTCATTAAATGTCGGGCAATAATGATAGTAATGATTGATCCATGACAGATATGGGTTGTATATCGTGTATCCATTATCGCTGACATATGAGTTCATATCATACCCAAGTTCCTTGGCTAGAATAGATCCCTCATCAGCTAATACCTTCAATATCGGGTTCAAGTTCCATATCTGATCTTGACTGACGAACATCGAGTAACATGGATCCTCATCCTCCCCATACCATCCTCCCATCCCGCTCACTATTTTATCCAAATCAAGTGAATAATCTTTCCCGGGTAAAAAATCATCTCTAAGAAAAAAACCTCTATATGGGATCATATCATGTATGCCGGGTTGGTCGTCAAATATGAACTTAGCGTTCTCGGTCAATCTGATCAATGTTTGCAAGGCGGAAGATATATCTATGGGCGCATATTCACACTTATAGACCTTATTATTTATCCAAAGATATTGAAGAAGCTCGGCTATATTAATAGTCCCGTCCTCCACATATCCTGTCTTGTTATCGAAATTTATTTTGGCTAGAGGTATATTACTCCCTTGTGGTTGGTCACTTTTTTCATTACAACAATGCACGAATCTATCAAAGAATATATCCTTCCAGCCAAAATATTTATCCCTTAGCGTCATGAGCCTATTTTTTATCGTATAATGACATGACGTTGATAAGGTCAGCCTTTCTAGCCATCCCCTCAAGTTTGTTAAAGCCATCCATATTATCTCCACTGATGATGATAGTAGGGTATACCTCTATACCGTACTTGGATATCTCCTCCTCCGTGGCCTTGTTCTCCGGGATCTGGTTCAACGTAACCTCACCCTCATACTCCTGTAACGTGTTGGCGATAATATATCGCATGTAATCGCTGTACTCAGCGTCTTTCTTCGTGAAAAAATCAATTCTTACCATTTTTAAATAGTTTTTAATTTGTTAATAATTAAATCCGCTGTAAATATAGCGTTATCTACCTCATCTACACTCAACCTCCTCCCATCGAAATCGTTGGACAATAAATCTTTTACGATCTGATATCTTCTCAACTCCCAATCTATGTCTATATCAAAATTAAGATGCCTTACACAATCATAATTCAGCTCCTTACGATTCTTATCAAGGTACTTAACTATCGGGAATGAAGTACCATTGTCAATAGTACGTGCGATCACATTAATGTACCTACCAGTCCTTTTGTCAATAGCTTTTAATTTCTCGTCTACTATTATTTCTCCTGATCCTTCCATTCTATTAACCCTTTGTTATGTTTATCGTAATATAATAACGCTATGGCGTTCCAACAAATTTGTGCCAAATGCATCAGCCCTGTCTCCTTATCATATCTCTCGCCTTTCATGTACGCCGTCATATGGCGAAGTAAAGCCGCTCTATATCTCTCAAATCCATCAGGTATATTCTGCCATGAATTGTCGGCGTATTTCTTAGCCCCCTCCGTATATACCCTCACGATATCCTCTATCTCAGCCAAAGGAAGGAGATCCCACCGAAGCTTGCCGTCGGCCCGGTCGTCCTTGCCGCTGCCGTCTTTCCCTACAAGCGGTCCGCTTTCCACCACCGCGTCTCCTATTTTTGGCTTCCCGAAATTCATCGCCTCATCTGCCGTCTCATCATCAATAAGCCTTAACTTGATAGCCCTGCTTAACGAGACAACCATCTCCTCATCAACCCAAATAAATTTATATGTCTCATCAAATAACGGTTCTATTTTCATTATCCCCGTATTGTCGGCGGTTTCAAGTACCTCAAATACCTCACCATCATAAACAACCTTGTCGTATTTGCTAAATTCCTCTTTCATTTCAAACTCCTTTTTGTTTTATTAATAAAATTCACTAAGATCCCTGCATTCCGGTGTCTCTCCTGTCATAGAATAAAGCTCACCAGATGATAGATATACGCAATGCGAGGTCTTCCCGTCTCTCCACTCGCTTTGCTTCGTAATTCCGCAAATAGCGCAGCGTTGGATCCCCGGACCTGCCTTTACCCACGAGTGCCGTATGCTCCTTTTCCTTGTCCTGTTGGTGTTATCAAGTTTTCTCATGATAAATCCTCCAAGGCCGTTACAATTTTATCTTTCCCGATAATAACCTCATTCCCGCTCCTTACATCAAAGCATTTCTCTCCTTCCGCCTCCTTGAAATAAAGAGCACCATTGTACTCGAACAAACCGAAGCCGTAATCGTCTAGCTTCATTTCGTTAAGTCTCTTGAATTTATACACCTTTCCCATATCTTTTGTATCTATATTTTGTATTACTAAGCACATCAAAAAGATAGATAGGATTGTCGCTATTAGCCCCCCCCATAAAATTTAGTCGAATCATTCTTTTCATTTCCTTCTACTATCAAATAGATAGAACACGCCATTATTATAAAGGTAGACACTAATCCAATCATAACTTATTGTTTTTAATTAAAAAATCTATGTACTCTTTTATCTCCTTGTTTCTATCATTATCCCAGTCAAATGTCTCGTTTATGAATTTGAAGTACGATACTGGGATCGAATGTAACATCCACCCACAATATTTCCCGAATGTCATTACCATAGAGCCAAGGGGATGATCCGGCCTTCCGGGAACAGGGGCGGCGGTTACGCCCTGCGCCAGCCCCCTCCTACGATCTTTCTTGGCGGCTTTGATATCCAGATCTGTTTTCGTTACCTTATCCCCCATCGGGATATTAGTTATTAGCTTATCGCCGATAAACATCCCCCATCCATATCCTTTGTAGTTCTCTATACTAAGTTTCCTTATATCACCGAACCTTGACGAGTTGTTGCAACAATCAACGACCAATGCGCTATCCTTACCGTCCTTTATCCTGACAGCTCTCCCAAGCCACTGATAAAACGACGAGAATGAGAATGTCGGTCTTCCTACTATCACGCAGTCCAGACCCGGATGATCGAATCCGGTTCCGAGGGCGGAATAGTTGAACACCACCTGCGTCCCACCTGACTTGAACCTCTCGACTATAGCCTCTCGCTGTTTCTTTGGCGTTCCTCCATGAACTACCTCCGCCATGCCAGCGCATATCTTGGCGTTCATCCATTCGGCGGCAGTATTGCAGCTCTCAACAGAATCCATAAACACCAGTATAGATCTACATACGTCTTTTAATATCATCAATCGACGCAAAATAAGGTTGTTTAAGCCATTTTTTTTCACCGCCTCACTAATAGACTCAGCCGTATATTCGGAGCCGTTAGAATTGAGTTTAAGGGCATCTCCATTGAAATCCCATGTCTCATACTTAAGAGGCGTCCAAAATCCTTGCCTTATCATCTCCTCTACCTGTATCACGTGAATCAGGTTCTTGAAATATACCGGTCTCATACGAGTGATGAAATTAAGTTGGGAATATGATGTCTGTCCTATCGACATGTTTTTAAGTCTACATGGCGTGGCTGTAAACCCTATCACCTTTCTCGGCTTCAGCTCATTCATGAATGTCATGAACTCACTGCCGTCATCAGGACTGTATCCGGCATGAGCCTCATCTATCAATACATTTCTGATTCCCATCTCCTTAAGCTGACCAACAACCTTCTTGATAGACCCTAACGTGGCGTATATCATGTTGGATAGTTCTTTCTTGCCACAGGAGGCGGAGTAGATGGTAGCCGGTATGCCATATGATGTAAGCTTATCATAATTCTGCTGTAGCAATTCTTTTGATGGTTGTAAGACCAGCGTCTTATCTCCCATCAATCTAGCCGCTTCTGCTATGAGGATCGATTTACCGCAACCTACCGGTCCGATGACTAATACTGGATCATGTCTATCAGAGTTTATGTAATCGGAGATACTTTTAACACACTCCTCTTGATATGGTCTTAGTCTGTATATCATTTGGATCTGTAGTTATCAAAAACGTCTTTCACGTACTCTAGTCTTATCGCATATTCCCGGCCATCGTCCATTTTTACCATCAAAGTCTCTTTGGTCTTGCTTATGGCTATTACCTCTCCTGTCCCTATCTGGGTATGGACTATATCGCCTAGCTTTATATTACATTTGATCATGGTCAAGTTTTTTATTAAATTCCTCTATCTTACTCCTATCTGTCTCTTTGGTCATCTTAGCCTCTTCCTTGAACATGTCGTACCCTTCCCGGATATTATCCCCTACCATATTCTCTATCATCTCCCTTAGCTCATCGCTTCTTACGGCAAAAGATATCTGGAATGATTTACTTGTGCCTTTCATCAGGTAATCAATCTCCTTCTTACATTCTGCCATTAACCGATCCAGATTATCGAACTTAACGAACTTGGAGTTACCATTGGCTTTTCTTACCCCATCCTTGAAATCCTCCAATATCCCGTTAAATACATCCGCCATACACATCATGGAATGTAGCCATACCAGCATATTGAATTTATATTCATTATCAGCGTTATTCATCAAACTCACCAAAGACTCGCTTTTTGTCAACATGATCTTCGATTCCCGGTCTACGATATCCTTTATCTCCTGCCGGCATTTCATGGCACCAACGAAATCCATTTTAGAATAACATTCATTTGATTTCTCTACCAATTTCCTAATATCCTTTCTAGACATCAGAAGATCCAATACCTGTTTTTCTCTTTCGTTTTTATCCATAATCATTTATTTATTGACACAAATATAATTAAAGCCTAGATATTTACCTAGGCTTTTTAATAAAGTTAATCTTTTTTATTCTTTCTTTTTGACTCATCCCAATCCGATGAATACCTACATGTGTTTTGTTTGTGGATTGAGAAATCGCACCAAAAACACAAGGGCTTGGGGCGGGGTTCAAGGCAGGCCGGCTGGCGTCCCATGAGGTAGCGCTTCTCGTACTTATACCCTTGTTTGGCATCGTCCCAAACGTGAGCTTGATAGCTATCTATTTTATTTGTCTCGAAATCATACATGTCAAGGAGAATATCGTTAAGTTCCTTGACAGATCTCTCTACTTTCTCCTTATCTACCTTCACGTTCTGATTGTCCAGCATGCGGGTAAAGAAATAGCTGCACATATCCGGCAATACCTTGTACTTTCTCAGTATGTAGAAGGCGTATATCGGATGCTGGAGATTATGAAGCAGCTTGTCTTCATCGAATAACTTTCTCCCGGACTTCCAGTCTATCGTATACATGGCTATCCTGTCCTTTGTCTTATACTCTCCACGCCAGTCCACCGATCCTATGATATGTACCTTATCGTACGTCACGCCATCCAAAGTAAGGGGCTTGGGTAGCTTATAGGGCAGGACGAAGCTCTCCTCCACGCCGGCCGGTCTCGACCCCCGGATCACCTTCTCCATTGGCGTAAGATCGGACCATGCCTTCTTATAATTGCCAGCGGCGTCCTTCTCAAACAACCCCACAATCCATCTTATTAACCTAGCCGCATGTTGCATAGACTCGATCTGGGATTTTACGCTATCAAAAGGAATCTGTTCTATATCGGCGTAGTAATTGAAAGCCTTACTCATATCCTCATAAGAAGGTCTGCATCCGTTCTTGAAGAAGTACTCCATCGTCTGGTGGATAACCGTACCATATGACGTAGCTTCGTGCTTTTCCGTGGATCTGTGACCCTCCACGTAAGTCTTATACCATTTATATGGGCACTGGATGAACGTGTCTATCTGCGAGTAAGAGGCGGCGAGAACCTTCTCTCCGTTTATAACCTTACATAATAAGTTATTCTCCGGTATTACCATAAAGCTTATCTATTTTTATGTCATGTCCGTATAAGTCCATTAACAGGTTTTGTAGATGGTGAAGATTCTTAATCTGAATAGGATCGCTTAGATCGTCTTCCAGATCCCTAAGCCCAAGATAATACCCATCATCAAAAATCTCTATAGATATTCCATAGCCTCGATATACATCCCGCCCCTTATCACGCTTGAAATAGATAGTATCAAGTATATTATCATCTATCTCAATAGGTATGACATCATCTTCCCCGGAATACCATTTCATTATCCCATCATCAACCTCACGTTCAAGGATCAACGACTTACTTTCATTACGCATACCAGTAACGCACCCTACTCTCCATATATTGCCAGCCTTGTCTTTTACAAGATCCCCTATCCTTAGTTCTTTAGCCGAAATCATACTCATCCTCCTCATTGTGATCGTCATCGCAATCATCGACAAGAGGGGTTTCTAGCCCCTCTTCCCAATCATCATATCCGAAATCCATTACTTACTCTCAAGCCAATCGTACAACATATCCACAAAAATCCCTACAGTTAGTTCATCGACAGATTTATCACCAAAGACATCATCCGGTATCCTTATATTCATCTTTTCTTCAATCCCCATCAATACCTCTAATAAATCAAATGGATCCATAGCTAGATCAGATGAAAAGTTACTGTCTTCTCTTACATCGTTAATTACCTCTATATTATTAATGTAATTGAACTCATGCATTTTCTCGAATATCTCTTCCCTCGCTATCTCCAATAACTCATCTCTTTTCATAATCCTTTAAATAATCGTACAACATATTTGTAAACTCTCCTACCGTCAATTCGTGATAAGGCTTGACATTAAGTACTTCATCAGGTATACATCTACCAGTTCTCTTCTCTATTTCCATTACGACTTCCAAGAAATCAAGTAAATCCATGGCCATATCCGCACCCAACTCATCATTATCGGTTATCGATTCAGGACGATTAAACCCATTAAATTCACCTACCCTTTCGAATATCACCTCTTTTATCATTCTCAATAATTTATCCTTTTCCATAATCTAAATCGACATTTTTAATCTTCTACCTAATTCTTTTTTTATATCTGATATTCTTTCGATGTCCATCTTAACATCTCCAGTAATAGTATACTCCTTATCCATCTTCCTTGGAGGATCCGGGAGTCGGCTTATGGCGAACAACCATGCCAGCTCCTTGTTCTTGTTCTCCCTAAGATACAAGTCAGACGTCATGCCATACATTTTTATGATCGTATCGAATAACGTTGATTCCGATAAACTCATATGCACGCTATACACATTTGATGGTTTCCAGATCAAGTTATCCAATCTCATCGTATACTCACGTTTAAGATCTATGTGGGATATTACGGCTCTTACTATAGGTTCTTCCTTGAAGTTGGTATTAGCCACGAACCATACGAGCCTTTTCTCTACCTCCTTGATAGCTCCTGTATCCTTCCCCATATCATTATATACCCCAATGATACGGTCCCGGATCCCCTCGACCTCCGGTGTCAGGCCGGGCGTCTCTATCAACATCAGCAACGATCCTCCCCTTGGTGTTATCTTCCACTTCCCGTTCTTTTGAGGCTCGATATAACCAGACGCCTTATAGCTGTCTATTTTCTCTTTTGGAATGACGTCAGCCATCTCCTCCTTTTGCCTGATCATCAAAAGATACCCGACATCGGACATTGTTAATCCTGATGTCATCATCTGTTCAAAATTAATATACATAAGTTAATGAGTTAAAATATTGACCTAATCTTTCTAGCTATTTCCTCTACTATACCAGGATGATCGGTATCGTTGTATATGTTAATCAACGTGCGTAATATATATAGCCTTGTATACTTATCGGAAAGATTGAACCAAGCTTCCTCTATACGACTATTTATCGGCTTAAACATCCTCAACTCAGGTATAAGTTCATATGCTAAAACTTTTTTTCTATCCACTAATCCAAGCATATTAGCCGTTTCGGTTATAGCTGCACACATAGTTAACTCACGTCTACATTCTATAGCATTGTAAGCTCCTATCAATACCCTAAGGTCGTCTGCTTTCGATAATCTCTTTCCCTTTCTCATATTGTTTTACCGTATAAGATTCATTAGCCATACCAACCCTGCCAACTGATATGGATTGATTTATTGATTGATTAAGATGTCCTATAACCGACATCTTAGCCCTAACCGTATTGGCGCATCTTAGAAGGATGCGATAATCCTCTAACGCCCTCTCGTATCTTACGTCCACCCTAGCCCTTTTATCGGCGTCAGTCATGCTCTTACATGTCCCGTCCTCTCTAAGGCTTATAGCGATCTTGTCCCGTATGATCCTGATATCATCCTCGGCTATCACCAGCTCGGCATCAAGAACCCCCTTGTAAGAGCTAAGAAGATCCTCTACCGCCACTACCTCCCGCTTCAAGTTCTCCAATTCCAATACCATTGAGTTATCGTTCATTCTTTTATACTCCTGTACTTTATTGGATACCTCATCACAGATGCTCATGATCTCCTTCTCCCTGTCCCGGTTTATGATATACCTGATACTGTATTCGGCCATTTCCTTTAATGAGGATATAATCTCTCGTATGCCCATCTTGTTTTCGGTGGAGAAATTGGCTTTTAATAACATCTCCATCCCTTTTATGATGACAAGCAAAAAATTTTTTCTCAATCTCATGCTTAATAAGGTGTTTCGTCATGTACTACATTGAAATCATCACTAGGCGGTATATATTGTTGCTCCAACGGGATACTGGGAGGCGGGGGCGGCAGCGTCACCACGGTCGTGTCCGGCTTGCCGCTACCCACGGGGGCATCCGAGCCTCCCGGTCTTTCTTGGCGCACCACCCCTCCATCAGGATAATATCGCTCATATCCTTTCATGATATCTACATGTATCGCATCAATCTCCTCTAATGACCGTTGACGGACCTTTACGATATGATGGAATAATAATCCATCCACACGGAAAGATCGCCTTGATTCACTTTTAAAACGTTCCAGATTAGGATACCATCCTTGCGGAAATTGCATGTATGAGGAGTACCCGTATCTCTTCGGGATATTTAACGCTACCATAGCCGTACATAACTGTCCCAATGTATCTGATTGATAAAAATCAGATTGCTTTGGCATATGATCTTTTGGATCCCGTCGTCCTTCGATATCACGATTGAGTTGGGATATTATAAGAAAGAAAATATTAGGAAAAGTCCTTTTAGCTATATTACACATGGTTATCAACGAGTCGATATTTCTTTTGGCATCTCCTGAGCCTTGTATCAGGGCCGTATGATCTATAGACACGAATACCATTTTTTTATCTTTGTTTATTGGCATATACTCATTCCATAGAAAATTTTGAAGCTCATCTACGGTTGATGGTTTAGGGATGTATGTTATTCTGCTAGAGTTCTCTTCTCTAAGGCATCTCTGCATTTCTTTTACCTCATCTTCTGACATCTCGTTAAGGAGTATATCTTGTATGTCTTTCCCCATTTTTTTTGATAGTGAACGTAACATCAAATCTTCTGGGTTCATCTCAAACTCACATCTTAACCATACATAATCATCTGCCTGTGGATTGATATTGACATTCATCACATTGCTCATGATCTTCTGCGCCAAATAAGACTTGCCGACTCCGGGTCTAGCTCCTATGGCTACCGCATGCTGGGGGTAAAACCCCCCCAGCAAAGCCTTGTCCAGATAAGGATATCCGGTATGAGCCGGCAGAAGTTCCCCCGACTGATACTTTCTTATTCTCTCATAGGCATCCATGATGATCTCCTTGGATGACCTCCATATCCTATCCTCACTCATCCTCTTGCGTTTCTATCGCCAGCCGTATCGGATTTAGATCCTCTGTTAGCTGATCTTGATTTATATCTTAATCCCTTAGCCGTATGGCATAGGTCCTTCCCCTTCCGATAAGCCTTCCCCTTCAACTTATCGGTCTTGTAGTTCTTGCGACCCAATTCCCGTCTCTTGGCTTTCTGCTCAGGTCTGGCGTTGATTTTCTTGTCCGTCTCAGCCTTCTTCTTTCTGGCTTCCGGATGTGTTCTGTAATATTCAGTCGATCTCCCCATCCTCTTCGTCCTCCTCATCATAATCATAATTTTCTACGATAATATCCTCTCCATCCAGATACGAGGCTTTATCCCCGAGCCTATCTCTTATGCTCTCATAAGGATCATCTCCATCCTTTATTTCCCACACACATACGTGTGGACCTATTATATCGATTAGCATATTAGCTTTATCCTCGCTTATGCCTTTTTCTATCATCTTATCCCTACATTTGTAAAAACCACATGTCTTGTTAAACACTGATCCTCCTACATAAAACCCTGTCTGTTTGTGAATGAAAATTACTTTCATGTTCTGTTAATTTTTATTAATAATTATTTTTTGTAATCACCGTAACTCATGTCAGCGTCACACACCACCAAGTCAGTTACCTTATCCACTACATGGAATAGATGCTCCGGACATCCGTGGCATGCGCTACCTCCTATCGCTATCACCTTATGACTAGGGCAGTTATTCCCCCTCCCTCCATCATATATCTGTATCCGATTATCACTATATGCCTTGATATGTCTCATGATTTTAAGTAATGATGGCAAAGACATCTTGTAAGGGGATATATGCTCCTCCGGTATCATAAGCTCACCGGATAGTTCTTTGTAAAGATCATGTCTATCCTGTCCTGTTTTTATTAAGAATACATTGATCTCGGTCATTACCATATCCATAGACCTAAGGAGATCCGGCTTGGCTAACCTACCTACAGGTTTACCCGTAGAATCGGATCTCATCCAAGCCCCACACTTCTCGCACCCAACTTGCTTCCCCTCCACCGTATTTATCATAGTGGATGGGTTCTTGCAATACGGGCATACGGATCCGTTTAACATAGCTTTCTGGGCTAAAGACAGTTCTTTCATACCTTTTCTTCTATCTCAACATTAAATAGATTGCAGAATCTATCAAAATTTCTGTTCTCTATTCTCATATCCTTCTCATACCTGTCAACCGATTTGATGAAATCATTATAACAGTCCTCGCACATCCATTGATTGATTACCGCTACATAATAGCCCACGGACGTAGGTCTGTTACACATATCGCAAATACCTAAGCACCCATATCTGGTGAGCTTATCCATCATCTCCTGTCTTGTTATTTCAAGCACCTTGAATTTCTTGTAATTGTCAACTACCTTTGCCATTGTAAATTTGTTTAATAATAAAATAATCCGCTATATCCATCCCCTCATCTATATTGGGTTTTGATTCTAGAAAATCACTTATCTCTATATTCATCCCCCTCATATCCTTGTCTACCTTCTTTCTCCATTCGTTGAAAGCGTCGCCCTTATCCGGGTACAGGACTATCCGCCTCCTACCCAATGTCTCTACCATCTCCCTCTTCAACATATGGATACCGCCACAGGCCATGAACAACCTACTAGGGTACACGATGTTGCAGATAACAGCCGTCTTCTCTGACTCTACTATATACACCGGAGCGTCATTGGGATAGAAGTTGATAAGGAACTCCCCGAACAGGCATTGCCTAAGCAGGTAATCCTGACCGTCCAGTATATGCACCCAACATACATGATCCATGGGAACCTTTACCCTCTTCCCGTCAGGCCCGTAGTCCATTATCTTCCCGGTCCGCACCACCCAATTCTTATCCAGTTGCCAGAACACACAGCACTTACCCCAGTCCCCGAATCTCATCATCCCCACCTTATACAAGCTAAAAGCCCTATTGGTATGATACGATCCGAAGATATTGGATAGATAATCCTGAAGATCGGATGTCTCGAAAGGATTAAGCGTCTCAAACATCTTGCTTACCGGAATGCAGTTGGCTATATCCGGATCCATAGGAGGTCTGTACCTCCTTAATACTTTGTTTGAATCGGTAAAAAGATCATTGTTCCCAAGTTCGCTCCCTGTTGGATATTTAAAGTAACCACATTTATTTTTATGATCACACACCCCAAACTGCTCTCCAACGATCTGACCGGTGGTTACGTCCACGTACGGCGTAAAACACTTATCCTTGCCGCATTGCGGGCACGTCAGCTTCCTCCTTGGTTTGCTATGATCCAGCTCATACCGATGAACGCTCTTATTGAACTCCCTAAATTCCATCACCCTCTCCTCTCATTCATGACTCTATATATATAGTCCCTCAGCGGCTCTTTCCTTACCAACTTATTAACATCAAACTCGCCTTCTATATCTAAGGATCCGATTCTTGATGTAACCGTATAATTAGTTTTCTCGAACTTATACTTTCCTTGAAGATATACTACGGTAGCCATATTCAATATAGGGTTGTCAGTCTGTCTCTTCAACTTATATTGGCTGGTCTTTGCGGTAGGATCACCCGGAGCGAAGTTATATATCTCCTCTATCTCCAATATCTTTCCATAGTTCTCTAATATCATTCTTCTATATAACTCAAGTTGGAAAGCATACTCGTCATAGAAATTGCCTTTCCTGTTTGATTTGAAGTCCAATATAGCGAATATCCTCCTGCATCTCTTTATCTTCTTTTTCTCCGTCTTAGGCTGACCTTTCTTGGCTCCCGTCTTATAGAACTCTCCTGTCTCGACCTCTATCTCCACCATCTCCGGCTCGCCATCCATCTCCACCACTGCGTCCACCGAAGAAGCTACTTTCAATCTCCTTGACCTCAACATCTTTTCGATCAATACAGGTTTTACATGTCTTTCCTTGCAGAATATGGCAAATGATATCAGATCCTCTATCAGTTCATCAATGTTATCCACTAATATCCGCTCCATCCTATACTTGTCTATTCTTAGCTTGGCTTCCTTGACCACCTTCCTGATCCATGTCGGGATCAGCTTTATGTTAACCCCGGTCAGATACAACCCAAATAGATAATGCATGATAGTACCCAGATCAGCCCTGTAGTTAGCGTACTCATCAGGATCCTTACCCTTGAGCCTCATCTCATTCTTCCACTTCTCCAAAGCGCCAGACGTATCACAATACCCATTAGCTATATTATTGGTAGCTCCGTCATATATGATAGGATACCCATCAGCCCCCATCTCATAATAAACACGCTTGCCAGCTACGGTCATTCTATATAACACAGGTGTCGGGATATCCTTGATCCATTCAGCGGCATAATACTGTTGCTCTGTCTCCAGATCATACTCAACTTCCATCTCCTCCTTAGGCTCGTTTTTAGGCTCTTCAGCAGGCTTTTCCTCCTCAGCTATATCTTTCTTTGGGATCGTTGACAAAACGTCTAATATGCCAAAGAAAGCGGTAAATTTAGGATCTGTATGATATGATCTTAATATTGGTAATGATGATCGCCACGCAGAAAGCATATTCATAATTAACCCAGATCTATCCTCTAGAGCTACCTTGCTATCACTTACCATCGTTATATTTATATGATGCCTGTTCTCTAAACGAGATACCATATCCTCTATTGGCTCTTGGTCACTTATGACTTCCATGACCGAATCTTTTCTATATATCGTATCACTTATAGCCTCGTATCCAAGAACTATAAGTATATTTCGTTTTCTTCTGTCCATGATAATAATCTGGTTTTTAATTTACCGTCTTCCTCGACTCTAGGTGCGAGATCCCTCATCCTTCTGGCCGCCAACAGCCATACGTTGCCAAACTCGTCCAAGAGCCGGCTGAAATCCATCGTATCTAATAGATAATCGAATCTTGTATGCTCATCAGCCGTCAAGTAGATAATGTTATCATTATCCTCAGCAACTGATTTATATTTCCGTTTAGGGTATAAGTGGCATATGTTGCTTACCCCCGGGCATGGTATGTATGCACCGGTAGCAGATCTCCTTGTCATACTCAACCTAGCCACATGGGCGCCAAAGAAAACGGCTAGGCTCTTCCCCTTTGGCTTGGCCTTCACCCGTATCGCCGCCCTTTCCTTTGGCGGTAGCTCCTTGGCTCTGCATGCGGGACACAACCCCTTACTCCTTATGGTTACCATCCTTCCGCATCTCTCACACGGTAACATCCTACCCTTCATAAAACAGGTTCAAGGAAACCCGCAAGTCTTTATCTCGTGGGAGGGATTGAACCACTATCCCTTCTTTGATTAATAAATTTATTTCAAATATTTGACAATTAGATATTTTTAGTATATTTGCTGTATGAAATTGACATTGCAAATAAAGCTGCTTCCAACATGCAAGCAAGTCGAAATGTTGAAAGATACATTTAGTGTTTTCAATAAGGCTTGCAACGCTATTTCTCAAATAGCGTGGGAGCGACGTGTATTTAAGCAATTTGGTCTGCATAAGGAGGTTTACTATCCAATAAAGGAAACGTATCGCCTTTCCTCTCAGCTTGTCGTACGCGCTATCAGCAAGGTCGCAGATGCGTATAAGCTTGATAGAAAGAAACAAAGATGTTTCCGTGAATTTGGGGCTATTACATACGATAGTCGTGTTCTCTCCTACAATATTCCAAAATCCATATGCTCCATCTCGCTTATTGGAGGGCGTGAGAAAATAGCATATACCTGCTATCGTCCTCATCTTATGCAATTCGCAAAAGGAGAAGCCGACCTCGTCCTTATCAAGGGTAAATTCTATCTCTATCAAACGATAGAGATCCCAGATGAGGAAGAAGAGGATGCAGAGGATTTTATTGGTGTTGATATGGGAATCACAGATATTGTTTCTATCTCTGATGGAACCAGTATTTCTTCCAATGAGGTCAAAAATATACGAGACAAATATAATAAGGTAAGAGCTTCTATTCAGTCCAAAGGCACCCGCAACTGCCATAAGTTGCTGAAACGGTTGAGAGGACGTGAGAAAAGATTCGCTACCATCGTGAATCACAGTATTAGCAAATGGCTTGTTGCGAAGGCCAAGAAAGAAAACAAGGGTATCGCTATCGAGGATCTTAAAAATATCCGATTCGGCATGAACTCCAAAAGACGAAACAAAACATTTCGAAGAAGAAGTAACTCGTGGAGTTTTTATCAGCTTCGTTCCTTTCTTGAATATAAATGCAAGATGAATGGAGTTAAGATCATTGCCGTCCCTCCGGCTTATACCTCGCAAACATGCCATGAATGCAAACATATAGGTATTCGCAATGGGAAGCGATTCCATTGTAAATATTGTGGCAATATTGCAGATGCGGACATTAACGCTGCTAGAAATATTGCTACATGGGGGTATGTAAACACCCATGAAAGATGGGAATTGTTGTCGTGTTCTATACATGATGATATTTCTACGTCTAAAGCCCATAAATCTTTAGTTTACGGGTAGTTTACGCCTTTTTCTTTTTATAACTTTTATTGAACTCCATAAGGCTCATAGCCCTATACCTCTTAAGCCTATTAATCTTACCCTCAGTCCAATCTTGATCCTTGAAGTTGATGATCGTATCGAATATCTGAGCCAGCTCTCGGATATTAAAATTCCTGTTCTGTATTTTTTTATAGAATCCGGACCTACTATACCCTAACTTGGAAGCCAGATAAGTCTTATTAGATAATGTGAGGATACGATAAATCGTACCCTCCATCTTACTTATCTCCATCAACTTCTCGGCTATGGATGATGTGGTTTCATAGCTAGCTTTATTGCTTACTATTCTCATTTTTCTCCGGATTCCTGATCTTACCATCAAACTCGTAGAAGTCCATCAGTTTCTTCTCTTCCTTGATACAAGTGACAACGAAATCTGATATGGTTCCTTTCATGCCTTCCTCGAAATTCTTTTTGGCATGATCAAGGTCATTGGCCCGAACGATGTAGTTAAACGCCTTGCGTTTCTCATTGCTCGATTTCTCGTCTATCGTAATATAATCAGCCGTGACCTTATAGAACCGGTCTCCATCCATGGCAAACAATTCCGCTATCCTGAATCGTTTGATATCAACGCTAAACTCACCGGAGATGAATGGCTTCATCTCCTCTATGATTCTAGCCTCACATTCGGTATAAGAAAAGGCATCTACTAAATACTCTTCCTTTACCTTCTTCTTCATGCCGTTCTCGGCATCGGTCTCATAAGAAACCGTACATTTAAACCAATTGTGCATTTTAATCTATATTATTGTTAAACAAAGGATAATCTTTTATTCCTTCACGAATATATCTTTCCGTATCATCATCCACGTCATAAGCTTTCTTAAAAAACGTCATAGCCGTATTCGTATCATGATCCACCAACGGAAGATATTCCTTTACAAAAAGGAATCTAAGATGATTCATATGATCAATCTTATTTCTTACATCGATTACCTTCGACCAGATCTCGGCATGGATTTCACTCATTCTTTTTATACCCTTCTTGTATTTATCTACCTGATCTTTATACTCCTCCTCAATCTTATTATTCTTGTCCTTTATAGATTTGTAGGATTCCTCATCTTTCGTATCAAACATTGGAATATGTTTGATATTGATTATATCCAACTTATTATATATCTTATCATTGGATATAGTGAAATCGTATGTAGTCTTGTATAAATCAAACTTACTTAAGAACTTAGCTATTTTAATAGCATCATCCTGATTAAAAACAGCTATGCTCAATCCTTCTAAAAGGTAGAAGAAATTAGATGGAGAAATAGGCTTGTAGTCGTATGTCTTCATAACTGGAGGTTCGTCCACAAACCTAACACCCTCCTTAGCGCATCTTGTTATGATCAATCTATCTATCTGCTCGTCAGTAAGATCATATATCTCCTGATCGGTCATCTCATTAATTGTCTTCATCGTCATCCTTCTCCATCATTATAGCCTTTATCGCCTTTTGTTTATAAACCTCACTCATAAGGCAGGTAAAATCTATATCATCCATACCAGCCATAACATCGGCTTCTACTTCCAAATTCATCTCAATGTTCATTGCCGAGACTTCATAGTTACTATCATCTTCTTTATAGAAAATGACTTTGCCACCATACTCGAAACCATCATCTTCGGTCTTAACCATATCGATGATCTTCTCTAACTCCTTTACAAACTCACTATTTTTCATATATGCAATTTTTATGTGTCTACAAAAGTAGACATTTTGTTTTTGAATTAAATTAAATAATAATTATTAATAGTTAATTGACTTTTTTCATTCCATCAGCTTTTTTCTGAAGGCTTTCCGCTAAATCATAGAAAGCTATATTTACCAAGTCATAATCTTCCGTGGTCCGTATCGATCTACTTACCTTATCCGATTCTATTAAAATATCAACGCTTTGAGCGAATACCTCTAACGCCAATATCATGGCCTCTCTTTTTGTCATATTTAAAATTTTACATTTTTTATATCAAAATAATCTATGAATCTATCCCATAGCTCTCTATTCTTTTTATTAGGCTTGAATTTTCCGGATTGTACTCTTCTCACCAGTCCCTTAAAATCATCCACTGTTCTCTTTGATAAATACCATGCTAATACCATATTTGGATTTTCTCCTAGCTCTTGATAATGACCATTTTTTACAAGTATTTCTATCTCATTCAAGAACTTCTTTGTCTGATGAGGATAATCAAACGGATATTTCATCATCTCTCCGATATTTGACATCGGGCATAATATACATCCTATTCTTTTCGCCCCTTTGTCGTATAAGTCGCAATACTTGATATTCATCTTGTTCAAGAACTCCCATACATCCTTGCCCGTCCATGCTAATATTGGTGATATTATCACCTTATCCTTTCCACCAACACAAGAGACCATCTTTTCCTTATGCTCATCAAACTGATCGAATGATATATCATACTTTTTTTTACTGGTTCCGATCTCATTCCTTTTAGATCTTGTCTTGGATTCCTCCGCCCTTATCCCTACTAAAGTCACCGTACCTCCGCCTCCTCTCTCCTTGAGGACTTCACAGCAATATCTTTGCGTTTTTGATGGAAGACATTTCTTTTTTCTTATAAGTTGGTAAAAATTAATATCCGGAACATGCCTTATCACGTCTGGGTAATTGTTCTTCACGAAAGATACTACGTTCGCCGGATCCACTGTAGTCATATTCATATGAGCCTCGAACTTAACGCCAGCTAATTTAGCTATATGGTAAAGAGCCTGACTATCCTTGCCTCCACTGAAAGCTAGATAATATCCCTTATCGTAAAATCTTAGGGCAAACTCCTCCCCTTTTCTTAATACCTCAATGGAGTGTTTTATTTTCTCCATCAACCCATCGGAAAAACTATACTTATTTTTAAGTTCCTCCATCTCCATATTACTATCCTCCATATATTTTAAGTCCTTTTATGTTATATTTGCTTATATCAGCGCATAAATTACACCCTCCATGACAACAGCACCACGAGCAAAAAGCTAATCGCTCCCGCTCCGGCATGCCCTGAAACTCCACCGCCGCCCTATACCATGCCGGGGATAATACCTCGACCTTTTTCGGTACGGGCGGCGTCATGAGCATCGATCGCCGCCTTCCTTTGGCATCTTCCCTACTTCTCATTTGGATTATCCTTTAACAGCTCAGCTATCTTATCTTCCTTCAACATATTTTGCTTTCTCATGTTATCCACGATAAAGGTAGCGAACGCCATATCATATCTCTTCCTTAACTCATCGACAAAAGATTTGGCTCTTGAGCTTATCATTGTCTCAACATTGTCATCCACGATCTTTTTGATCCTGCTTCTTATAAGCTCATCTACTGTCAGTTCCTCTTCCATATAATCTATCCTGAATTTATATTTCTTCTCGCTGGCGTTTTCGATCAGATCACTCATTGATTCCCTCGCTATATCCTCAAGCTTCTCTGATATCGGATTGGATATTTCCCTCATCAACTCATTCTTGAACTTTTCTTTAAGTTCACGTACTACAGCTAACCTGGCCGAGCTGGTAAACTCCTCTTTCAACGTCGTCTCGTTGCACAGAGATTCCTCAAACACATCTTCCAAATTTAATTCTACTTGAATTTTCATATCATTATATTTTAATAAATTATAAATTTTTTAGGCATATAATTATCATGTATTATTTCCCCTCATCTTTTAATATTAATTTCTTCCCGATCTTTTTAATTTTTGTCGGTCTTGATAATCGATAGTCTCTTTCTATCGGTCTATTAAGTACATCATCCTTGTGCCCCTTGTATCCTTTCTCGTAAGCACTAACCCTTGCGCAAAACTCAACCACATCGCCTGGCGATAAATCAGCACTACTAAATCCTTTTGTTAAATCGAACCACAAATGATCTGATACTATTTTGCTATCAAGTGTCACATCTTGTAAAAGCATCGTTTTTACAGGTCCAATGTATCCATTCCTAAATCCAAATCTAACAAAGGTTGCTGTAAACACATGGCGTCCTTTTGATCCTATTGTTCTCAATTCTTCTCTCATCTCCTTTCTTATTTTTTATTCATAAAACTAGTAATTTTCTTCAAATACCCTTTTGTCATCTCAATAAAGTTCAAGCAATCCAGCTTGCTCAACTTGTAAATCAAAGCCGGGTTATGAATTACGGCTATAATTTGTGTTTGCGGTTTATGAAATGACAATACATTGTACAGATCCATGATATTGTCAACATCTAAATTCCTGTCCGGCTCATCCATAAGGATCGTATACTCAAAATCCTTCTCCATTAATACCACATGATTGTCTTTGTAGTATTTTAAAAGATTGTCGATCCTGTTTGCCCAGAACTCATTTGACTTTTTCTTAAATTCCATAAGCTTCTGTATCGGAAACGCATACTCATCTTGGTTAAACATAAAATCAAAAAGCGAGTTCATGGCATGAAGATTCTTCTCCCCAGAGGACCTAGATGCCCCATTCATATACAAACTTAAATTATTGATATTATCCAATATATCATCCTTTCTCATTTCAGTTTGCTGTAGGAGATGGAATACCTTCCCGATATAATCCGACTTAATACCGATCCCGTCAAGCACCTTGTCATCATCAAATATATCCGGGAAATACAATGCTTCTGACGGTAATTCAGAACACATCTTTTTCTCGCACAACATGTACTTCGATATCATATTCAGGAGGGTTGATTTCCCGCTCCCGTTCTTGCCTACAATCACATTCACGCCGGGCTTGAATATAAACTCAGAGCCATTTTTGAACGCTTTTATCTTTGGGATATATTTAAATGAAGTCTTCTTGTTGTCGTCTATCCTTATAGAAGTTGGTTATTATATACTATTTTACACCAGATATGTTGTAAAACATACGTATGTTATTTAATTTCATATTCTTCTTTTCTGATTTTGTCTCACTCAATCGAATCATATAGTCCCTTGTTTCGGACAAGACGATTGAGCAAAAGAGGTCTTTGATATAAGGTTTTACCCTAAAACATTCGTTGGGTAAGTAAAATCAAAAACGTTTAGTTCAGTAAAAGAATCCGGCGATCTCACTCTTGAGCAACCGGTAGAGGGTATTGGTGATACCCAGTATGATGTTTCGTACAAATGTATATCATTTCTCGTTTTTTGGTGTAAAATGGTATATAATCACCTAGAAGTTATCATCTTATATGATTTTGTGTTGAATTATTTAAGCCTTTCATCAATTGCCAAATCAAATATCTTATCAAGACATTTTCTCATCTCCTCCGCATACTCAAACAGATCCTCTTTTGAAAGCTCCCTGCGCTGCCAATCATACATATTCGTATATCGAGATTCAATAGCCTTATTCTCTATCTCCTTAAGCACTTTTTTAATAGACTTGTCTTTTTTTTGGCACATTTTTATCTTCTTCTCTCCCATATCTAGTAAATATGAATATTATATAATCGCCTATTTTTATATCCCTACATCCGCCCCATCCTCTTTAACCCAACTATCTGTATCGCAATGCCAACAATACCCTGTCTTGGAATCTTCTTTATGAGAATGGGAACCACATGTAGCGCACCAATAATTATCATCTATATCATATGTATAACTTTTATCCTCATGCATCTTATTTATTCTAGCTACCCTATCTTCCAGCAGATCCTTTAGATAATGGCATTTGTAAGGCCTATTTTCTTCCCTTAATATATAAAGATCGATGTCCATCATACTCCCCATCCTGTCCGTGCACATACACTCGGCGGCATGACGTACGCTATCTTCCGGCATCCCCGGGACTATCTCCCGGATCACTGCCTCCATCTTCTCTTGGTATTCGGTGTCTACCTTAGCCACCAAGTCTTCTAGTTTATCTATTAAGCTCATAATTTTTATTGTATATAATTACTATTTGATATTTATACATATTTATTCTGTATCATCTTCACCTTCACCTATCATATCCGTATGACCAAATACCATATCAATAAATTCAAGCATCTCATCATTAAACGATCCGCTTTCTTCTTGCAGCTTCCTACATTCATCCTCGGTCAATCCACAAGAAGATACCAGCTCCTCTGCGGCTTGCGTCCATCGCCCGTCGTGGGCTAGCTCCTGAACCGCCAGCCATATCCCTTGGTTCATGCCCTTCATTCTTACCTTATCTAAAATATCCTTATTCTCCATATCCTCAATCATTTAAATTCTTGTTTATTACAACAATCTCTATATCGTTTAACATCTTATCTTTTAATACTTTCTCTACCATTCTTGGAATGACATTAAAATCTTTATTTTTAAGCTCATTATCTACCATAAGCTTAATCATCTGCTCTATATTATTATCATTCCCGTAAGTATTACATATACACTCCTCAACATATTTTCTTATATCAGATCTAATTGCATTGATTATATCTTCCTTCGTAAGCCCAAGCTCATTATGGATATAATTCTTTATCGCTTTATATTCTTTACTTGTTTTTGTACTCATATTTATCCCTCCTATTCAGTCATTTTTTTTAACAAAATTTTCCCATAACATATCAACATCATCGTAATGTCTACAACAAGCATTCTGTATTCTTTCTATCAACGGGATGAACCATAACTGAGTTATTCCGTAACGAGTTTGAATTATTCTGCATAGGTTTATTTTTATTATCTCCATGTCATCAATACTAGGAGATGTGTTGTTATCATCACATCTATCTAATATTGTTTGAATTGTAGCCAAATAATGATCCATGTCTTAAATTGTTAATTATATTACCATCTCCCATTTCCCGGCGTAAACAGTATCTCCCCTGTCCTCACCCAATGATTCCAGTTATTTTTAAGTTCATCAATATCATACGCCTCAGCCGACTTACCGTTATCAGATCTTTTTATGACCGACATAATACTTTCCGCTTGCACGCTCCAATGACTATAACAGTCTGTCCCGCACCCGCACGCCGTGGCTCTCCCGTTATCGAACTCCCAGACCAGAGACCGGAGGCCGCATCGTGGACACAGCAACCATTCCATTGGATTCTCCGGCTTCTTGTAAGCATCAATACACTTATATTCTTCTGCTATCATAGCCAATCCTACGGAATTGATTTGAGTTTTTTTGATCTCTCATCTCATTCTTATCCTTAAACATCATTATCCTATTAACAATTCCCTCCGATTCCATGTACGTCGAGAATCCATGTATTCTTAGATATTGGATTGCTGATAGTGATTTTTCTAATATTTCCTTATATTCTATATCTGTTTTAACTGCTTTCCCCATGATCTTTTCCCTCCATTTCTTCTAATATGATTTTAACCAGATATACTACCTCGTCTATCTGGTCGTAATAAACATTCACCCCATCAACTTTATCATTGTTTTCATCATATCCATCAACCATCAAATTATCTTCCCCCGATAAATACACGGATGTTATAGATAAACAAATCAACCCAATATCGGTAAAGACCCTTATTTCAGCCGGAAAATCATCTACATGGGTTCCGCTATCCATGTCAAGATCAAGTCTCCCTGTTCTCTTGATCAAATCAACCATAGCTCCATAAGCTACTACGTTCGCATTTAATAGCATTTTATTTAATGCATTTACTCTTTCTACGTCCTTCATAATCTCTAACCCCTTTGTATTACATTGTTATACGTTATCCTATTATCTTGAATCACTTTCATGAAATGATCTTTAGTATAAGCAAAATACCCCAATAATGGCAAGTATGATTATAAGCCAGATGAATGCGCTTATAAGACATCCCTCACCAAGATTACCCATATCCCTAAAGAATAAGTAATTAAAAAATATTTTCATTCTATTCATAATAAACTTTATTTAATGCGTTTATTCTTTCTACGTTTTTCATATCCACCCCCTTTGTATTACATCGTTATACGTTATTCCGTTATCTTGAATTAGTTTCATAAACTGATCTTCGGTATAAGCCAGAGATTCCCCTCTGTTAGCCCTCTCTATATTCTCACTCATCATCCCTATAGCCTGTATTAAGGCTGCTGAGGAGTTGGCTATCAATTTAGCCGCTTCCATTATCCTATTATCGTCCATAATCATATTACTTTAACTTCCTCGTTCCACAAATGTCTTTCATGTACCATGGTTATTCCTATCAAAATCCCGGTATCTTCTCCCCAATATTCAAGGGTATATAATTACCTTATTTATAATATTCATTATTCTCTATCTCCAAAACATCTGGGGACAAATAGTCTTGTAACTCCAATTTTCGTATTTGGACAAGACAATCCAGATGTTCAACATTCATTTCTTGCCTATCTTCGTCTACCCACACCAACGTGTCGTATCCATAACATTCTGGACACTGATCGGCTCCACATGGAAGAAGCATTTGCGCTCCACATTGAGTACATCTTACCCAGTCACCATGCCGTATTCCTTCGTATATTCTTGTTTTCATATTTATTGTTTATCATTTATAACATTTACTTCTTCGCTCCACAAACGTCTCTTATATATCGGAGTGATGCCAATCAGAATACCAATATCTTCTCCCCAATATTCAAGTATTTGATTCCTGAATTTGTGACGCAACTCTTGCGTCTTTCCCTTATTCCTATTATAAGGCGAGAAGTCAGATAATCTTACTGTCTTCATATTCTATTTAAACTTTGGTAATTATATACAACCTTGCACCACAAAGCATGATCGGACGCCCCGCTTCCCCGACCGCCTTACCCATACACGCCGGCTCCACCTGTAACGCCGCCCATGACATCTTGGATGTCTCTCCCGTAAATCTGATAGTGATCGCCACAGCTCTCAAATGTTACTTGATAGCTGTTTAATCCCATCCTAATTGTATCGCAATACCTTTCATCTCGCTATACGCTATCCTGTGACATCCAGCAACCAATATATCATTCTTATAGCTATTGATCTTCCATTTGTGACCGGTTGTATCCAATACCATATCGTGTTGGAATTTACTGCCATTATGGAAGAGCTTTATCAATTTCCAAAGTCTCTCAGCTTCAGCTCGTTCTATCTTGATATTCTTGCTAGTCTCAATTATGCCATTCTTAATGCGAAGCCATACGTTAGGCTGATCATCCTCCAAATAATAATGTAGATATAATTCCAGAATCTTGCCAGACTTCCACATCTCGATCTGTTCTTCAAATTTTTTCTTGCGATCTTCTTTTTCTTTTCTTCTTTTTTCAAAAATTAAAGCCTCTTTTTTCGCCTGACTGTCTTTCCATCTCTGACATCTGGCCACATACTCAGCCCACGTTCCTTCACCACAAATCTCATCTACTATCACATTGGTCGTGCCTAGAATCTCTAACGCTTGGTGATTTAGCAACACCTCAAACACACGCTTTAACTCATGGACATATTCACTTTTAATCTTATCCGATTCATAAGATAACTCATGTTTAGTTCCGATCCAGGTGTTTGCACTCTTTTTAAGAAGGCTCTTGGGAGTACCCATATTAAAGAACTCAATATAATCCATTAGACTTCTAAATACTCCCCAAACATCCCTATAAGACAGGCTTGTTCTAACCTTCTTGTATTTCTCGATAACCTCTTTGATAAGTTCCAATCGACTGGTGATAAAAGCCATGCTGCCATCATCAGACATATTATATCCAACAGAAAATACCTTTGAACCAGTTGGTATTGCACTACGAACACAACGTTGATGTTTACAGGTAGAAGAAGAATAATACTTATCGTTAAGCAAATACGCCTTTTCACCACACTTATTTCTTACGATTCTTCCAACCTCAAAATGATAACCATAAGAATAAATACTTCTACCTTCAAAGAAAAGATTACTACCTCTTGCGGATTCTTTCTTTTCGTTTGCCCACAAATGAGCGACCATAGAGTTGTTCATATCTATTAAGTTTTGAGTGTTAATTATTGATTATACTTGCTAAAAATAACATCGACACAAGTTCCGCCAATAGCGTTTGCGTCATTATACGAATAAAAACCTTCTGTTCCCCAATCCACACCAACTGGACAACCATCTGCATGTTTTACAAAGTCATCAACTTCTTGCGCTTCCTCGTTAGATATTCCAGTGTAGTCACCATTAATCAAAGCCCCAATCCAATAAATCGGAAGCCTATATCTTATTATCTCTATATTCATAACTTTATCAATTTACAATTACTACCTTTTCATTCTATTTTATTCAATGGACCGGCATGCGCTTCCCCATTCTCATAATAAAGCTGACCCTCATACTGGTTATGATGAAGCTCCTCACGTATCGCATCTTCATCGTCAGCCCAATGTTCATATTCCTCATGCCATGACTTGAAGAAGTTATCATAACATTGTCTCATCAGATCCTCTAAAGAAAAACCCTCCGGATAAGTACACCATACATTGTAATAATCAATTATAGGTTTCAGGAGATAATAATCATAACACATCCCTGTCAATGGGCAATTATCTCCATAGTCAAACATCACCCTACTATACTTGTGCCTGTATTTGTATTTCCCATCAATATATTTACCTGACGTGGAGAAATACTTGCCCTTGATAATATATGGCATAATATTGTTGTTGATATATCTGAACAGTAATTTGCCGCATAGATTCTCAGGGAATATATCACGATGATAATCTGTAGGATGTTCATAAATAGGATCTTTGTATTTAAACTCATAACTAAAATCATATCTCTCGTATCCAACCTCCCAACCATAAACCTTAGTATCTGTCAGATCTTCAAAGGCTTCCATTGACTTTTTATAGTCTATGTCATAAGCATCCATACATTGCTCCATTACATTCCAACGCTCACGCTCTATGATCCTTTCTTGTGAGTCTTTTGACAGCTCATCAAACTCATACAGTTTTAATACAATCTCTTTCATAATCCCTCCTCTTTTAATATAACTAGATCCCTAACGTCAATCGAATGACTTACGTACCTCCTTATGTTCACGTTTAGAGATATGATTGTGGCTATTCTCACGAACCACCACAATCCAGATTCAGATATTACTCATCCTTTATCTTCACAAAAGGATTTTCTACATAAAACTCCACTACACCCTTAGATTTTATAGATGTCACTATACCGGTGGTATCCACAAATCCATCTGTCTCATCCATTGTCAAATCTTCTATTTTATCTCCCGGCAGAAAACAAAGATTATAGTCTTGATCAATATACATAATCATCTTTAACCTAACCATGTCATCAATGACGCCTTTCATTCTCTCCACAACATCTAATTGATCATTAGTAAGCATTAATTTACTTTTTGAAGATTTTACTAATCTCATGTCTCCATTCTTGTCAACTACAGTCAAGTCATTGAATTTATACACATCTTCACATGTTCTGTAATATGTTTCCTTACAATAAATTTTTCCTTTATTATCTATTTCAACATCAAAACATTCCAACTTACACTTGACAGCTCTTCCGTTTTTGTATTTCCACACATCACCTATTGGAGCGAATCCGTATAATGACTTAAAAACATCATATATTGATAGTTTTGTCTTAGGGATGCTCTTATCCTTTTTAAAACATTCTTCGGACGAATAAAATAATTTCCCATCTAATGTCTTCTCAGCCCTACATCCTCCCCATGTTCCTACATATCTAACTACTCCATATGTAAAACTGATCAAGATTTTATCAATCTCAAACCACTTTAATCTTTCTGACATATCGTCAAAAAGATATCCACTCTCTAAATAAACTGACAAATACTTTTCCATTTCCATAACAATTTATTTTTTAATTAAATAACATCATTTGCCTTGATCACTGTCAATCTCAATACTCCTCTAAGTATCATGGTTTTCATGATACAACTCATAATATTACATTGAACTTCTCATTTAAACAATCTAAAGCTCTTTGATACTCCTCTTCCTTGTCGAACTTAATTTGAGCACTGTTCTCCAAGCCAAAAGACAGGTAAAAGGATATGACCCAGCCCGACCCGTCCACGGCCTGCCCCTTGGGCCCCCACGACATCACCTGCTTCTTGGATATATACCAATTCCCTATCTGCACGAAGTCAGGATAGTTGTTAATCAAATACCTTATCTGAATATTCAGATAATCCATATTATCAAAATAAATTATGTGATATTTGTTTCTTATCCTTATCTTCAAAAAGGGATTATCCCCGTAATACGCAGCGAAGGCTGACACCACGGAGATAGGGTATCTAACGCCTTTTATTATCACCCATTTCATATACAATACCTCCTTATATTAAACTATTTAATATAAATTCATTTTCCTCCGTTCTCTCATTCATAGGCTTATTTTGTACCGTTTTGACAAGATCAAGCACTTCATCCCAAGTCCTTTCTGATAGCGTCCCATTATTTATGCCACAACACCTACATCCACTAGAAAATACCGGTATCATACTTCCATCACACATCCTAACGAATTTATATCCTACATATTCATTGCATAAGAAACATCTTCTTACTGGGATAAACCTTATTCTACCTCTATTAATGATATTTATTAATACCTCACGATTCATATTATTCCCCTAATTTACGTTTAACCTCTTTGACATACATAGGAGAATGCAATCCCCTATGCAACTTTATAGCCCGATCTATATCCTTTTTAGGATTGTGGTGAGATTGATATATCTCGAACATTTCCCTAGCCTTGACAGGATTCGTTCGATCTTCGTACCTATATCTCCTTTTCTCTCTTTTAAGGCGTAATATCCTATTAACCTCATCAACGTATATCCTTTTCATTTGCCACCTCCCTAAGGCCCCGGATGAGGCGTTATACGCCCGATCGTCGTTCCTTGACTCCACGAAAGATAGGGCGGCCGCCAGCTTATCCCATACCCTTGCCTCTACCACGGCAGGCCTTGGGGCGTGGGGCAAGCCACCGCTCCCTTTTGGCGGTGTCAGTATCACCATAGCCATCATAAGCAAGTATCTTGTCATATCTTATCCATATCAAAATTATTACTCACGATTTTATCACCTATGTTAATCTCCCCCATATCCAAGATATTTATATTATTTATTATACTCCTTACCCAAAAAGAGGATATAATAGCAGAATATTATGATATTAAGACATAAGCCTGTCTATTACCATACCACCATATTTATCCTCCGTCCAATATCATTCGTATCAGTACGCAACTTTTATTATTATGGTTATAAATACACTCAATCATCCCTTTTTCAAGCCGCTATCGCCATTAAGATTATCAGCTATACCCAATATCTTCGAAATAAGAGCCTTTTTAGGCTTATACTCGTCGTTTATGCTTATAACCGAGTAGTTGTATACCACGCCTTCTTTCGAGACCTCCACGCCTACGTATTTAGGCGCAACGGCATCCCTATGCAACACGATAAACGGGTTTTTACCGTCCAGATCATTTATCAACTGGTTAAACTGCCGTCTCGTCATCTGATAGTGATATTATTTCCATGTTATAAATGCGATCTCTCTTTACCCTTATCTTCTCGCATAGCTCATCGAAGCACCCATCTTCTTCTAGCTTATCAACATAATATGATACACTTGATTTAGAGCTTCCTTGAAGATATACATTTCCTCTTATATTCCTTGAGAAAAAATTAGGTAAGACCATCTTTTGTCTCTTATCCTTATTATCCATATAAGATATGACAACAACCCATAATTCTGGTTCCCGTTCTTTTACCGATAACATAAGATCGAGACCCGATTGACCATTGATATTCCTCCTGCCAGTTTCGTTATAACGAAGAATAATATAATCATCCGCTTTATCATCCTCAATCATCACGACCATAGGACTATTACCCTTCCCATTATCACATAATACTCTTGCCTCTTTCCCGTTACGGAGATATACCTTATCGTAATCTCCGTTTTTGTATATCTCAAAATCAAACTCTATCACCATATCATTTCCTCCTATTGATATATTGTTGTGTACGACCTTCTTTTATTTTTTCGAAATAAAACTTATTTCCATATAACCGGGTGAAGCAGATGTTATATCCGAAATGCTCCGCACGTCTGATCTGCGCATATCCTCTACTAATATCCTTATCGTCAGCTAATGTAACAAAACAGTGCATTCCTACTTCTGTATTCAAAACCAAACTCTCCCAATCCTTTACTTCCATATCAAATTTCCTTAAATAATTTTTTGTTATAATTATCGTTATTGTACCATCCATCAATATCCTTATACTGCTTTGGATAAACCCCATAAGCCTTACACCAACTAGGCAACGGTCCGTTCAGCACGTCTAACGCCGTCTCAAGGTCGAACGTAGCTTCCTCCTTGATACGACACCCCGATCCACTCCCACGGCTCGGTATATAAGCTCTACTATATGCTACGCTCATCCCATATTCCCCACGACTCAGATACCCGATGTTAGGCGAATCAGGGAAGGCGTAATACAACATTATATAATCACCCTTACTCCAACTTCTATTATAAGTATCATCCTGCCACGCAAAAACCCTGCAACCGGCTTCTTTCAGTTCCGCTGCCGCTCTTTTTAAAACATTGTCCATATTATCTATATTTAATTAAGTTGTGCCAAGGCGCCGGGAACCGACCCCGGATCATATCCGTACACGTACGATCATGATATATCCTTCCGCCCCGCCAAGGTTTGGTTCAACATTAACAAACTTTCATATCCTCGCACATCTTAAAAAAGACCTCTCTTATGATCCTCTTATACAAGATGTATATCTCATCATCATCCTCATCGAACTCCACGCCCCATGAACGTAATAAATATCTAATGTCGCAATCCGCTATATGAATCCTAAATATGGATGGAACGCTCATTATGTAATCCTCAAAAGCTTTCTTAATCCCATCCCTTTTGATATGTTCTTTATACTCATCCTTGAACACGTTAAGCATAAAAGATAGATATTCCCTATCATATTTAAACTGCTTCCCATAATTATCTGTATCTATATGATCCAGTATATATATTTCTATTGTGTCTCTATCGTATCTTGACATACCTCTTCCTCCTCCTTTTGATATTTAATAACTTTTTTCTCCCCATACGCCTTCGCTAACTGTATGAGTTGACCGGTAAATACCTTGGTACGGTGTTTTACGATCTTATCCACCAGCTCCGGGCATCTGGTTCTCCATCTATAATTAACCTCGCCCTTAGCTTTCTTCTTGTAATACCTGTAGAATGTTACGGCTACTACCACTTCTCCATTCTGCTCGAAAGCAACCAAATCGTAATTGTTGTAAACTATTTCATTCATGTTGTTGTTACCCATTTTATGTATCTAATCACTTCTTTAGGCAAAGACATTATATCCTTCACCCTTCTACCTAAGTTGTACATACCTCCCTTATGAGGATAATAGTCCCCTACATACATCCCTATTCCTTGCGGATGCGACGGGTTTTCGTTACAAGTGAACATCGGATAAAATAAGATTCCTCTTGAATCTTTATTCCTGTCACTTACGCATACAATAGTATATCTATCAGCGACCTTCTCGCCGAAATCATATACCCTTACCTTTCTTTTTACCCCATCATTGTTCTCTATGATATTATTCATGATGTTATTTATATTAATTAATTTTCTTTCCATCAGCGGTATATGTGCCATACCATCCCCTATCCATATTTACCACCTCAATATGATGTATATGATAACAACCATTAGCTATTCTGCCGCAATCGGCTATCACCATAGCTATATTCCTATACCCAGAATCAATGAAAACACGAACCAATCTATCCCCACTAAATATAGATACCTTGATATCGTCTTTCTCTTTTATAATCCTTCTCATATCATACCCTCCTATCGAGCTAATCTATCATTTTACCATAATTAGTATATGATCCACACCATCCACGGGCCTCATTCGATACCCTAATATGATCAATAGGCTTATCACCGGCCATATTATTGGCGTACGATATTACATCCGACATACTTCTGAATCCGGAATCCTTAATGGATTTTATAAGCGTCCTATCATACCCGAATACCAATATCTTCACAATATCTCTTTCCTTCACAGTCCTCCTCGCTCTCATAATATTCTAGCCATAAAATAAACAAACATAAAATCTATTTTCTCTTTGTTATCATCTATCCTATGTCCGGTGATCTCAAAAATAACCCTACGCTTTTCTATAGTCTGTATATTATCTAACTGAATAGCTATGTAAGGATATTTCATAACTTTCTCTCTATTGATGTTATTCAAAATAGCGTTGACATCTTGCCTGCGAAAATACATATTTACCCCTATGTAGCTGGCAACCAAAAGACATTCGTCTATTATCCCATCTGTATCGAATAGCAATAACATATCATCATTCTCGATAGTATATCCCATATCAAGGATCTTGATACGTTTACCTCCATCCTCCTTCTTAGCTATCAGAACCTCCGTCATTTCATTCTCTGTCGTAAGGATATAATACGCCTCTTCTCTCGTAATATTATCCCGTAGATAAAGCAGCGCTTCATCTTGTAATTTCATAATCTCGTCCATACTATTAGCATTTTATATTACCACGCCAAAAAGAACGGCGGCAGACACCCGTAGCCTGCCACGCCGTGACACAGCCGCCCGTTCCCCTTGGTGTTATTCCACTACCATCAATCGGTTTTAAATCCAACATTCCTCTACCTCTATCTCCATATGATCCGCCCAATCACATCTATCAACGTCCTCTCCATCCTCAAAGTAATAGTAGGCCCATACCTGTACGCCTCCTACCTCTATATATCCATCACTTTTCCATTCTATCAACCCGTCTTGCCTTACCACGTTGGTAGGCTCAGCCCCTAGCGACAGCAGATTATTTACTATACTACCGCCAAATACGTTTCTTGCTTCTTCTTTCGTCATATCGCTATCAGATTTTTAATATTACACTAACGCCAAAGGGGAACAGGGACGGACGACCAGCGGGGCCGACCCCACGCCATCGCCGCCCCTCGTTTCCCTTGGTTCCCTCCGTATCACTCCCACGCCAACAGACAATATCTACCACCAATAACACTATACCCACCATCACTCGCAATCGCTTTGCGTTTCCACTTAACGGTAAAGTATTACCCCTGTTTAGAAAGAAATCCCATTGATTGGAAAGTATTTCTTTTGTTGATTGAAGGGGTTCCCCTTGTTTTTCTTTGTTTTCCTTGGGTTTCATTGGGTTTCCTTGGTTTCCCTTGGTTTCCCTTGGTTTTCCTTGGTTTCCCCTTGTTTTTCTTTGTTTCCCTTGGTTCCCCTTGGTTCCCCTTGGTTTCATTGGTTTTCCTTTGTTTTCCTTGGGTTTCATTGGTTTCCCTTGGGTTTCATTGGTTTCCCTTGGTTTCCCTTGGTTTCCCTTGGTTCCCCTTGTTTGGAGGTGTCCCATCCCGCAAAACACCCCAACCCCACCAACTCCCAGCATAAAACCCGAGACCTTCCTCCCGATTGTTCCACGTGGAACGCCCGTTCAGTCTAGGATATCGAGGTCCTTGTTCTTGATTGCCTTATATACTTGCCTAATACAATGTATTGATAATAAAACCAATAAAGAAACTATGATTATAGGCAGGGCGTCGCCCGTAGCTATAACATACCGCCCCAACTCAAACGCCATGTACCCACAAAACAAAGTAAGTACGAAATATATAACTAATCCCATAAAATATACAATAAGTAACCACGATTTTAAAATTACACTCAAATAATATAATTAATTGAGTATCAATAACATAATATACATCAATCCCTAGAGCTTCCTCTAAAGAAAGATAAGCCCAAACATAGATAAAAAATATACAATAAGTACCGCCTATTATATACCTTTTAGGATTGATTCACGCATGAAACCATACATAAGGGCACAATATACCCGCCTGCATGGATATAGATATATACAAAATGATGCTAAATAAGGCATTTTACTTACACATTTTCGATCAAGGCTTAAAATTTGCCGCCTCAACACTTTTATGTGTAAGCAAAACATATGAATATGCTATCATTTTGTAAAATATAGGCACAAAAAAGCCCTTCCGTCCTATATCACTACAGTACGAAAGGGCACAAACTTTAAAATCAAATAAAAACAAACGATCTATTGCCGCAATTTGTTTGCCATGTAACTAACACGTTTCCGCCTACATTTATCAGATTCCCTACTACAATCTAATTTATTAGACTTGTATAGCTCTTTGGTAAGCTCAACGTAGAACTCAATTTGAGACTTTCTTGCAGCGTCTAAAGCCTTTTCCTTTTTAAGTGCTAGCTTTCTATTCAGATTGTCAAATTTTCTCCTATACATAATTTATTCGTTTTAAATGGCACCAATAAGAAACGGTAAGCCTGGGGACAATACGGCCGGCGTTATCGATACAGCCAGCCGAACGCCCGCACGCCCCCCTATCTTATTTGGTTTCGTCCCTTTGCCGACAACGAAGCCGGCCAGATACGCACATACGTTGCCCGTGATACGTATCGACAAGGCGCACTTTGTCCGTCAATTTAACCGCACAAAATACCCCTGTAAAAGGTTGTTATTTATTATCGCATACAATATCGCAGTATTTAAGCAACCTGTAATATCGTTGCCTTGATACATTGGCACGGTCATAACACCGTTATGCGCTCCATACGTGTTACTCTAGCAACGCATGGACATACGCCCTATACATGCGTATATACACCAATGTACCCCGTGTTTTTACACGGCCTACTAGGTTGACCTAGCGTATTTACCAGATTGATATAAACCAAAAGATAATAGCACTATCCTGGACTAGGATAGTACTTAAACCACATTGTTAATCTGCGGCCTATCTACTGCAAGTTCTCGAGACCCTATCAACCAGCAATATGTTTATATCAAAATATCAAATATCGCACCTATTTAGTCTAAATCAGTAGCGCGACGGGAACGCATAGGTGTGCTACCATAACGCCCCTATATACAAATGATATAGGGGCTAATTATTTGCTATCTTTCATTTTTGGGGTGTGTCAAATAGTAGGTAACACACTTAGCGATTAAATTATAAGTATACCGCTTAATAGGAACGGCGCACTTTGTAATACGTTTATCAGCGCCGTTAAACACATCATAGTATACACCACCATCGTATTCTATTGGCTCGTTATATCCAAATCGTTTATGTGCTTTGCCTGTTATCGATATTTCCGCCACCTTATCCTCTGATAACTTTGTATTTTTATCCTGATCCTGTTTATCGAGATACACTCTTTCGATCTCCTTGTAGGCGCAAAAGGTTTCATCTACACGTGGCAATATCTCTTTACAAAGCTGTATTACAACTTCCTTGTCTTTAGCCAAAGCCGCCAAAGCGGGAACTATAGCCTTACCTACATTGATATCATTATCCTTGAGTATTTCGTCAACCTCTTTGCTAGATTTAAACAGCTGGCACCAAGCTTTGACGGCACCTGTCAATGTTTTCTCGCTTGCTTTTTTTACTTCATTCTGCACTTTGGTTAATTCCTTATTTGTCATTAAATTTGCCCGTACCCTCGGGACTTGTATAGGCTTCTGGTACGCCGGTTTGTTAATGTTGTTTTTTACATAGGCAAATATAATACATGTTTTATTCTAAAACAAATATTTTGCAATAAAAATTCGACGATTATATGTAATAAATCTAATCAAATGTAAACGTATATTAAAATATTGATTTATATTATTGACAATCAATAAGTTAAATGCAAAATAATCATTCTTTTTTCGGCTCGCAGATCGTTTGCCGTTCCTGTTTCCCGTCCTTTGTGGATTGGGGGGGGCTGGTCCAAAAACGGCAGCCCGGCCGGGCCGATTTCGGGGAGGTGGTCCGTCCCGCATATCCCCCACATATCCCTACATGCCCGTCGTCCCAACATATCCAAAATTTCATTATATTTGCGATATAATTAAAACATAACATATTATGAATAAAGAAGTTGAATACATGGGGGGGGGTATTTTAACCCTCAGATAAGGAGGGGGTATGTTTAGGCGCAGGACTTCTTCTTCCGGTAAGATCCACTACCGTATTAATATAGACAAGATCATGTGTCCTAATCCTGTAGATATATATATTGATGGAGATACGTATCAACTTGGTTTTAACGGGTCTTATCTTGATATATATCTCAATAAGAAGATAGGAGTTATAAGAATATATGGACAGATAGTTCAAAAGCCTCAACAATATGAGTACAACGTTTTATTAGGCGCATCTGGAGGTGTTTCAAAAGGGACTCTTACGTATCTATTTGATTCTGGTATACATTGTGATTTAGCTGATACGGAGTTATACGGGAATAGGATAACTGAATTTACTCCTATAACGGAGATAACCGATCCTGAGGAGATTATCAATTTCACTTACATGCCTGAATTTTATAATCAGGTTACAAGTAGCAATCGTATAACTTGGCAAGGTGATTTTATAATAAATGGTCATTGTATAGTAACCAAGGCTTGTCAGGGATGCCAATCTGTTGCCGTTGGGAATGGTGTTCGTAGCAGCTATAGAGTAAGCATAGTAATTGTATGATGGCTTATGGGGAGGATATAGTACCAAAGGAAGGGAGGCCTCCCTTCATCCCTCCGGGCCTACCCATCGGGCATTCCGCCGGCCGCTTCCTTTGGCATATCCCTATAATTCATTATATTTGTGCATAACTTAAATTATTTAATTATGTATCAATATATTACATATAGGGGGGGGGTATTTACAACCTCCATAAAAACTTACGGCTATGTTTAGAAGAAGATTTAAATTATCCCACAACAATGTTGGCGATGGAGTTTATGCCGTCAATAAAAATCTGAGACTAATACCGGTATCAGAAGCTGATAATACTTGCATAGCCGTAGCTTTAGTATATGATCGTCATAGGATTATGATCGAGAAGAACGAGGATTCTAATCAAAGCTATAAAGACGTTTCGGCAGGGTATAATAGAAGCTATTTGTTCTATTGGGGTGGATATGGTAGGGATCAGCCCGGCATTACAAATTATAATAAATTGGATGAGAGTAATAACGACGGTTATTTAAAATCTGAGCATGGTTCATACATTGGTACCCCTAACCTTTCGGCAAATATTACTACCTGGACAAGTGGGGCTTTATCTGATTGGGACGGGAAGACTAACTCTGAAGTGCTAAAGGAAGTGACTGAAGGAGGTGAAGGATATGGTGGTTATGTAACAATTGGGCGTGTACTTAATGCATTTTTAGCTAGTTCTGACGCTAAGGGATTTGATGATTGGTATATCCCATCATGCCCACAATTATCATTGATATGGATGAACTTAAACAGTGTCAATAACGCATTATCGGCTATTGGTGGACAACAATTCAATACTTCCAACACCTATTGGTCTAGTTCAGAGCGTAGTACAAACTACGGATGGAGATTGAATTTCTCCAGTGGACTCGTAGGACGCCGAGAGAAGACCGCAAGCTTTCGTGTTCGGTTCATAAGAGACATAAAATAGTCATAATTATATACAATTTATTTTAAGATCATGTCTCAGAATCCAAGGGAACGGGCTGGCCTCCATCCTTCCGGGCCTCCCCCGTCCCGGATCCTGACCAGCCCTTTCCTTGGATCCGTATCGATCAGATCCCGAAGCTCGTTCATGTTCTTAAACCGGCTCTCTATTACCTTAAATACATCGATCTTAGGTTTCTTATCCTTATCTTTGGACTTTATCTTAACTCTTCCGCTCATATCGATTATCCAGTAACCTTGCATGTAATATGATTCATGTTATTATTGCCGCAATAAGCGCACATAGACGTGAAAGGTGAATATACCCTTCCACATACCGGACATTTCCATCCATACATAACAGGATTTGATTGTTTACCTGCTTCTCTCAAACTTTCATTAGTCGTAGTTGACGTATTCCTATCTTCCATATCATCAATTATTTACCCGTACTACCAAATCCATTACTTCCTCTATCAGCCGTTCCAAGATCTTCTAATGATTCCACCTCATCCCATACGATCCGTTCCCGTCTACGGATAAGCAATTGAGCTACTCTATCTCCTTTAGAATAAGAAGGATCTCCATAACGATCTATACGTCTACATACTACCATAATCTCCCCTCTGTATCCCTCATCCACAGTACCCGGAGAGTTTTGGATAATTGCCTTGGTTTTTGTGATACTACTACGTGGACGGATTTCCATCTCATAATCCTCAGGTAAAGCTACATGCACACCAGTATGGTATATAATCCTACCCCCGTCAAGTTCTATGTTTTTAACGAACAGATCCATGCAAGCGTCCTCCTTATGTGCGTACTTAGGCAATATCGCTCCTTCTTCCAGCCATATTTTGACCTTACATGTATCTATATCATTAAGTAACTCAATTGCCTCGTTATAGCTCATAGGCTGTTCTGAGGCCAACGAAATGGCTTTTGCCAATACATTTTTGATCTTGCTCATCTTATCTTGTTTTTAAATTCCTTTCCTTTCGGACATTGTAATTTACATTCCTCGCCACAAGCGGAACAGTTGGGTCTCATTCCGGGCACCCCTCTTCCCCCGTACGGCCAGTAGGCATAATCGCAGACGCTCCAGAACGCCTCCATCGCCTTGATCTTGGCATCGACTGTTATCTTCTCCTTAACCTTTTTCATGCTTTTCCTGAACTCGTCTTTCATATCCTTCCCTTCTATCTGTCTGGCCTTACGTCTCTCATTCCACCAATTGTAGTAGAATTTGTCCGCCATCTTATAAGCCTCAGGGTCAAATTTATCACGGTGCAGGATAGGGGCATCCTTGACCTTCTTAATATTCCTGCCACAAACATAAGCAAGCCCGGCGTACGGAGGTATGTCCTTAGGATCAACCAACCCATCCGGCACGCAGTAGTAGAAGTAGTTGGGCCGGCCGTACCTGGCCCAGTCCCCGGTCTCGTATAGGGCTTGCTTCCGGGCCTCGAACCAGCCTTGCATTACTTGGTGCTTGCCTTCCTTCTCGAAATCCTTGTTATAGTCAGCTAATGAGATCTTAACCTCAACCTCATATGCGTACATGGATCTGGTTATAGCCAGATAATCGGATTCCCAGTTATATACATACAGGTTATTTATCACCCATTTAGGAGATACCAAGAACTTTCTGTTCAGGATATCCAATATCCCTCTCTCAGTATATTCAGCACCTTTATTTGATCGCCGTGTTCCCATCTCCATTAAGAGGATTATTCCTATATCCTACCGCCATTATAGCATTACCTATCAACATCCTCAACTTATCCATATCTTTATCATGGAACGAGAAACTGGTTAAGGTATATGACTTAGTAGCCTTCTCACAAGACCTTATCATCAACATAGCCACATATTCCCCCATCATCTTTCCGTTCATAATATCAAGATCGATTATACCGTGATCTATCAGATCAACCACATCCCATCCTGATGGCAGGTACTTTTTTATTTGATTAATATCCATCCCAAATAGTTATTATAAAAAGGAGGGTCGTGCTACCCTCCTATAGATACACACGAAAAATAGAATTGAAAGCGATCTTAAGCACGTAAGATTTTGTTGATTCCCGTAGGCTGTCTACCGGTTATCGTTAATCACCGACCTACGAGAATATGTTTAATAAAACACCATGTGGGGAGTGGGGGAATCGAACCCTTATCCACGCTACGATTAGGAATCGTAAATTCTATCCGTTAAATTAACTCCCCTTTATTCAAATATCCATATTAAAACAATATTTTAGCGAATCCGGCTGGAATCGAACCAGCATCTCCAATATTATGGCGATCATCCAATAATCCTCGGATCCATATACCCCTATCCTCACGAACAAGGGTATCAAACAAAATCTAAACTCTAAATCTAATGACAAACTCTATTAATCCAACTGTGGACCCGGCCGGACTTGAACCGACAACCTGCTGGTTATGAGCCAATTGATCTTACCGATTGAGCTACGGATCCTAAATATACCACATCGTCTTTCACAAGAGGATGTGGGACGGAATTTCTCGAAGTTTATATAGTAAAGTTATGAAACTATTGTCCAACATTCTAGCATATAGCACCAATCATCGAACGGGAACGTCTCTACACCAGACCTACCCCATCCCGTCCCCCAACTGTTCTGTAGGACGAAGCCGGCCTTGTCCCAGCCGGTGAGGATAACGGCATGACCTCCCAAGTTCTGTCCTTGGCCTTGCCAGAATCGATTACCATAATTATAGCAATACAGACCTATAACCAGAGGACCATTCAGCATCAACGCCACCTTAGCTGATACCGGATCTATGATCCTAGCGTAACTATTTATCTTCTCTCCGTCAACGCCCACTTTCTTTATAGCCTTGATAGCGTCACGAAGAACCATCCCGTCCTGATCCTTATCCTCTCTCAGATCATATATATCGTAAGGAGATATTTTAGCTGGTCTTTTGATATCCCTTATAGCTTTCCTCCAGTTAAGGATCTCAGCCAGGCTTACGGCTGCGCAAATAGGGGAAGAACCTTGATCTACTACGCTATCGACGTTATTGATCTTATACTCATCAGGTACAGCCTCGTGCTGCATGTTCATGATAGCGTCCCTATCATCCGCTGGTGATGGTATGTAACCTAGTCCGTATTTCATCACTTATCTTTTTTTATGATAATCTATTATCTTGATATTAAACGTATCGGATCTCTGCCTTACCTGTATCGAACCCCTAGCCTTTCCCTTGGCGTCGTACAGGGCGGTAAATCCAAAGTTATCGACCCGGCCGTCGTCCAGCGTAAACCGCCACTCCTTCCATTGGCCCATCAAGGTCCCGGAAGACACTATGGAATCCACCACATAAGATATATCAGTAGTATCATATTCCGTATAGTAGGTTCTTGACGTACCGCATCCGACAACCGCTAAGGTAAGGATAGTTATTAATAATAACAAGATCTTATTCATTCTTTTTAGGTTTTTTACGTTTCTTAGATTTCTTCTTATTCTCGACATTCGTATCATTACTGGTATCGGAATTAACGACCTCAGTAATCTTATCATCATTTTTCGGTATATCGATATGGCCTGAATTAGGATCCATCTTATCCTCATCGACAACAACCTCATCAGAAACATCGTTATCTAAAGCCTCTGGATCGACATGATTCTCCAGATACTTTATACGATCGGACATGATCTTAATCTGATCCTCAAGTTCAATGTATCTTCTTCTGGCTTCGCTTAGTAATTTGGATGATAGCTTATGTTTCTTCTCGATATCCATATAAGCCCGTTTAAGAGTCTCTTTCTCTTTCACCGACTCATTATATAACTCTCTTGATTTACTAAGCTCATTTCCCATCTTAACTATATGAGAATCCTTGGAATCTATATCCATATCAAGAGAATCGACAAGCGTATCAAGATGCCTTACTTTCTCTTCTAATTCCGTTATCTTCTTGCGGGAATCCTCATAATCTCTTTTTAATCTACTTGAATAGCTAATAGCATCATCAAGATCCTGTTTTAGAGTATTTATATAGCTACTCTTTACTATCTTCAATCCGAACATCTTTATTGCTGTTATAAGTTTCACGAATATCGGCTTTTATCTTGCCGACTATAATTAACTCAGCTATATGTTTGTCTTTCTCGACTATAGCCATATCCTTACGGACATTAGTGACCCTGATAATGATATTCCCGTTATTAGACGATACGAATGGTGATCCTACCAAAGTAAGTCCCGTATCGCCGGTAAACGACGGCAGCATCATCAACACCCCTATGGTATTATCCGGGAACGATGCCCATACCCCTGTGTCTATATCAAGGACATCACCCTGTCCTAATGGGAAGGCATTACCCTGTTTGATAGGAATATCCTTACCCAATGAGTTCCATGCTTTCGAGAATCTTACGGAGTTAAGGAAGATCTTTCCCTCTTTCTCCACCATCCCTACCATAGGTTCGCAATTCAGTCTAACCTCGTTTTGTTTATCATCCGGCTTCTCCTCAAACTCGTCAAGGTCTCTAGCTGATGTAAACGACTTACTCTCCAGAAGTTTTTTAATATCCTCAATACTGGTCATTATAATTTGATTATTAAATAAACGATCTTCAATCCTAACTTCAAATCAGATGTCTTTTCGAACATCTCCCTAAGAGGTAAGATAGTAGCGTCAAGATCTGACGCTACCCATTCTCCATCCTTATAATACATATCCTTTTCCTCGGAATACGCTACACAAGGTCGATGCCCTAAGTTCTTCATAACCGTATCTACCTTATTTTGGGTAGGCATCGAGACACGGTTCACTTTAGTAGATATATTAAAATTACTTTCCATCAACTTTCTGATTTTTAATTAGTTAATTAAAATGGAAGATCATTGTCATCTCCAAAAGGAGGATATTGAGGAGGTTGCTGTTGACTTCCAAAAGAAGGTTCTTGGGCTGTCTGAGGCGGAGCCTGCTGGTATGATGGAGGAGGTGTCTGCTGCTGGGCCTGCGCCTGATATGACGGTGGGGGCGTTTGCGTTGTAACCTCACCAGCATTGTTTTGGCTTGCCGAATGAGCAGGTTTCACACCATCTGTTTTAATGCTTTGAATATACTTATTAAGTACCTGATAGGCGAAAGCGTCTTGGGCGGTATAATCAAACTTCTTGTTACCCATAATATCCGTGCTCTCAACCCTGTCAGGCCATCCATTCTGTCCATTCTTATAATATTGCTGGATAAGCTCATCTTTTCCGTCTGGAGTCTCCCTAGCGTATGAGATAAAGAAATTACCAGGAGCGTATTGCTCTCCTTTTTTAGTATGCGCAGGATTGATAACAATCTTCCGTTTTAGGTCGATATTAGGCAAGTATCTTACAAGAGACTTAACATAGCTGTTAATACCGCCTCTTGAGGTCATCAACGGAACTTTTATAACATAATTACCTTCCTCATCGCTTATCTTTATAAATAAGAAATTTGTCTTAGCGCCATTCATCTCCTGCTCTAATACAAAAATATCGGAAAGATATCCTTCTATACCGTTCCAGAAAACCCTCCAGTAGGATACGGCTCCTGTCTTCTCATTTATATGTTCCTCGAAACCTTCCTTAGGATCTCTTGACGATTGATATAATACACCACCTCCACTTATATTAAAGTATTGTGTATTAGATGATAATTGATTTTCACGAACTCCCATATTATATATATTTAAACGTTAAACAATAATTGATGATGACAAGAAATACTCGTTCTTATTATCCTCCCCATAAATCTTGTTGAAATGAGATTTATGATCATGTTCGATAACGACCCTATTACATGATATGCTTTTAACTATACCAAGATACCTACCACATAGCACATCGCATATAATATCATTACCGTTATGCGATAAAGCCGTAAGCCTTTCCTTACAAGATCTTCCAGACATAGGGTTCTCCGACATAATACCGCATCCTTTTTCCGTAAATATCAATTTACAATGATCAAATTCATTTATCTTGATATTATTCTGGAAGGCTTGGACGAGTAGATCCTTATCAAAGACATAGGTACTTGTTTTGACAAAATGCTCGTCCACGAACCTCCAGTTAGGATAATTACCGTCAAAGTGAATCTCATACATATCCATATCAGGGGTAGAGAAGTAAGTCCTAGTATCATCTACTTTGATAGACAACGTATCTAATGACTTATCTATATGTTTATCAAGTAATATAGAGGAGGCGTTTGATACCGGGATGAATACCTTCTCTACCTTATCCTGATTAGGAACAAAATACCTGTAAATAGTATTCCTGTCAGTACTTACTATATTAATATTAATCTCATCAATATCAATAACCACATTCTCGATGCAAGGATAAAGCTCGTTGATCTCCGTATAGTTACTGGCCTTGTTAAGTATCGACACATAATCATTCATCTTAACATTAATACCTCCTTCAGGAATATTATATACCATAGGGAAGATATTTACATCAAACGCCGGACAACTATACTCACCAGAGGCGTAGTATATGGTAATACTGTCCTTCTTATCGGAAAGCGAGATCTTAATCTCACCATTCTTCTGCTTTTTTATAAATCTGATAAAAGAGCTTGCCTCGACCAAGAAAGAGAAGTTAGAGTCAGCCTCGACCTCCAATCGCTCTATAACACATACCTTGGCGTTTACGGAAGTGATATAAGCCAGATTATTGACAATATCTATCTTAATATTCTTATAAAGTGAATTAGATCCTACATTTTTAACAACCAGCTCCAATTTACTCAACTTCTCATTTAATGATTTCGACAAGCATCTTATAAGCATAATGAACTACTTTTTATTACATCGCAAATGTAATCATAATTATATTAACTCAAATACAATAAACGCTTAATAGTATTAAAATAACTTAAACTTACGTCTAATATATTCGGCTATAAGCGTAGCGTCACACATTCCGTCTTGTATCTTAGTAGGTTGTACTCCTTTTCCTGACCATGGTTTCACGAAAGAGACCAAAGGGAAAAGGCGCATAGCGCATCGGATGGAGGTAGCCTTCGTGTCTAACTTCGCCGACGTATACACCCGATCGGCTGTCGTATGAAGCTCCTTCTGCCAGGTCTTTGGTTGAACCTCCTCGAACATGAACCTAACATCCGGGTGAGATCCGTATCGCTCCATCATCTCCACCATCATCGCAAAGAGAGCATTGGGTTCCCTACGGCGCCCACCGAAGGTGAAGTTACTGGCGGCCGAGCTGTTGTGGATACTGTGGACGTCCTCGACGGCGATCGCCAGCGTCCCGCCTCCCTTTTCTTGGATCTTGTCAGAGGCATCGAGGAAGAAGCTTGATATAGCCCTAAGATCTATATCCCCCTTAACCGATATCCTTGGAGTCATAATTACCTTAACCTCGCCATTTTCTGGGATCATGGACAATCCTCCGGTATCTATACCCGGATCTATTCCTATCGCTATATTCATATTTTTAAGGTATATAATGAATGAAAATCCTCAGGTCTAAACACCTGTATTGAGTTATCCGGATACATACCTATATAATAACCGTAAAAAGCCCGTAGAATGCCATTTTCTAGCCTTATATCCAATGCCTTTACCTTATTCCCTTCAACCATAACATCAACCTCATCAGTCTTGTTAGATATCTTATCGAACCATTCAGGTATAGGATCAATACCGTACCTGAATGCGTTTACTGTTGATTTTATAGAGATATACGTACCCATGATCAGATAAGATTACAATCGTCTCGTTTAACAACCTTAAAATCACCATTGCGAAGGAATATCGCCACATCAGATCTCGTATACGTAAGAGGTGTATACGATACCAAATGATAAGATGCCTGCCCGACGGCGGGGCGAACCGGTCTCAATACGGCTATGGCTATATCTCCGCCAAGTTCCGTGCCACCGGTGACACCCTGTAGGCACATGTATATGAATCCCTCATACTCATATCTCTTTCCAATAAACTCACTCATGGGAATACCTACGAACAGATAGTTCTTCACATCCCCTTTCTTAACCTCGACAGCGTTCTCTACACTGGACGGTATTACGTCTACAAATTTTACTCCTATTGCCATGATTACAAATTCAATTTAGTTCTTAATTCTTGACACAATTCTTGATTATCCCTCATGATACTTAACGTATTATCGACTCCGTTCCCTACACGAACATCCCCGTACCAGTACCATGATCCTTTACGGATAAAGATACCGGTTTCCTCGCATAACTTCAAAAGTTCAAGTTCCTTATCAAACCCCACGCCATAATACAAGGCTGTCTCTGCTATTTGGAACGGAACGGCTGTCTTGTTCTTCAGAACCTTTATCCTAACCTCATGACCTACTGAAGATCCGTCCTCTCCTAATATAACCTTCTTTCTCGCCATCTCCATACGGATAGAGGCATAGAACTTAAGGGCGTTACCTCCGGTCGTCACCTTAGGATCGCCGTATATAACACCGATCTTCTCCCGGTACTGATTGATGAATACCAGAACGCAATCGCTTTTGTTAACGATACCGGTAAGAACCCTCATGGCTTTAGACATCAAACGAGCCTGCAATCCCATGTTGCTGTCTTCCATATCGCCCTCTATCTCCTTCTTCGGTACCAGATTGGCTACAGAATCTACGACAATAAATCCGACCTTCCCAGACTCGACTAACTTGGCTGTGATGTCAATAGCCAGCTCCCCGTAGCTTGGTTGGGAGATCAAAAACCGGTTTATATCCAATCCCATTTTCCTAGCGTACTCAATATCGAAAGCGTTCTCCACATCTATTATAGCTACCAGCTTATCTGGATGCTTTTTCTGGAACTCGATCATACTTAACGTACACATCATAGTCTTGCCACAAGATTCCATCCCGACCAGCTCATGAATCCGACCTACCGCCCATCCGCCTCCGAGGGCCTTATCCACCACCAGCGATCCGGTGCTTTCCCTTGGTATGGATATTATAGGCTTATCATCGCCGAAGTTAATTATCGAGCCTTCTCCAAGCTCTTTATTTAAAGATGATACTAACTCATCTACGTCTGAAAAAAGTTCTTTCTTAGCCATTATAATCCAAATTCATCGAAATTAAACACGTCTTTCTTCATATCGAACATCTCAACTCCCAGATCCCTTACGCTCTCAGGTCTGAACGTACCTCCGTTCTCCTCGCACCTCTCCATGAAGGATGCTATCTTGTCGCTCAACGCTATCATGTCATCATTCGGCACGGATTTCAGATAAAGGCCTCCTATTGACTTGCATCTCGACAATGCGGTGTACACCTGTCCGATCTCGAAAGCCCTCGTCATATTCACATACACGCTATCCAGAGTCATACCCTGGCTATTACTGCATATTATTCCACCTGAAACGAAATGATGGTCTATATCGACCTCTATATCGTATGTATCCTTCGCTCCTGTCGATTCCACGCTTTTAACGACATCGAAGAAGTAATCATTCTTTTCTATCTTATCGAAATAATCATTCAAGCTATCGGCCATCCTTAACGTATTATAGTCAAGATATGTCATCATGTACATCTTTCTCCTAACGTGGGAACCATATAGGCATTCTTTCTTGAACAGATCGATATTTGGAACCCTGTCGAATTTTACGTTCCCGACTTTTGCAAATTCATCGCAAGAGTTCCTTAGGTATCCTATATTGAAATTTATGTATTTCGCAAATCTTTTTATGCTGCTCTTTTTTATGAATAGGCAATAATTACCCCTAGCGCCAGGATAATATTTCTTAACGTCTTGGAAATGGATACTTGATATAATACCAAACTCAAGCAAAAGAAGTTGTACGGATTTTATGATATGGATATTGCTTTGGCTCAATCTTATCGTTCTATTACCAATAGAGCAACATCCATCAGAATCGAACAAGCCTCTTATTAGATCCGATTTTTCCTGAAAACCAGATTTATATATATATTCTGGAATCCTCTTATCCTCTTTAGTCTCGTACCCAAGACCCATAGATAGAAGTTTTTCCCTGAACTTCTTATTCTCTATTACGAAATTATATTCAATCCCATATGTCGAACTTATAGACTTCTTGTTATATACATTGTAAGGTATTCTCAAATAATCCAAACATTTCGACAATGTGTCATATGCATCCATATTCTTATTAGTAGACCCAACTGATATATCTATCCTTGATTTTGATTTTTGCCTGATACCGTATGATCCATCACCTATTATATAACCAATAAGCCAATCAATGGACAGGTTGTGATTATCAATATCCGGCACGCTTACTTTTCTTGCTACGGGTATGAACTCACCTATATTAAACTCACCAGCCCTTTTAAATGCAAGGTCGCTATCCAAGATTTTATGGTCAGGCGTGCAACATATCTCATACCCGAAATTAGTCGTTATCCTGATGGTATCCTTCTTCCCTGAATACACCTTGTCCAATACCTTCCTGTATTCCCCGTTTCCTATATTGACCATATCGCCAACAGAGATATCCCTCATCGGCTTTATCCCATTGTCGGTGAATATAGGTGAATCTTCATCTATACACTTATGGCTAGTGATCGAATACCCTAGCCTTATAGGATATTGTATGATATACCCACACGACATCTTCTCCAAGGAACCGTCCACTGTCCTGTACTTGAACTTATCCCATCTTTCCTTTCGTACGTCTACCTCACTCCCGTCACCCAACTTAACCGATATGACCTCTTCCTTCTCGTCTATACTCGTTATGATTCCAGTAGAACCGTTCACGTAACCACACCCGTTCCGTGTTATCAGGACCTTTGCGCCCACCTTGACAACCAGCTTGTCCTCGCACGGTGCGTTCGGTCTGTCTCCGACTACCTCGGCCTCGAACTCGTAGCTCTCGCCAGACAGCTTCGACAGGTTCTCGTTATTGATCACGGAAGCCTCCTTGTTCGTCGAGCACACGATGACAACATCATCCATGTTCTCCGGAACCATGACCCTTGATTCCATTATCCTCTTCGACTCTTCTGTTATCACTCCGTTACGTATATCCTCTAGGACGGTCAATATCTCGTTATCGTTCTGCCGAAACACCTTATTGAATTTGATCACAGAGAACCCTGACGCCCTGAGCGCCTTCGACGAGAAGAAGAAATGGCTGTCGTAATACCTATCAATGATGTCATCCTCCGTGACAACTGGGGGTAGCTGGGATAGGTCTCCGAACATTATGATCCTAACTCCTCCGAACGGGTTCTTGCTTCGCTTCGACTGCCGCAGTATGTCCGCCATCTCGTCGAGGAGGTCAGGGCGTACCATGCTCACTTCATCTATTATTATCGTGTCCAGTCTCTTTACTTTCGACTTCACGAACCCTCCGACCTCGATCTTGTTCGACAGCATCCCATGCTCGAACCCGGGTACGTACGGATCGTTCTTTATAGAGAAGAACGAATGGATGGTCTGTCCACCGGCATTCAAAGCCGCTACTCCAGTCGGGGCTACGATAACGCACTTACCCAAGAACTTTACGATACGTCTCATGAACGTACTTTTACCACTACCGGCTCTACCGGTAATAAACAGATTCTCCCTAGTGGTGAAAATCTTTTTCAAGGCACGACCTTGCTCCACGTTTTTATCCACCGTCATAATATGACGAAGGAGGTCGTTTTCATTTTTAAAATCTTCTTTTACCATATCTTTTTATGTTTATGGTACAAAGATACGAATAGTTATAATTAACTATTAAAAACAAATGTGAATAATATATAAATATTAAATTTTATATCTGATACTCAAATCATCCAGCTTTACTCATCTCGGACACTTTTACCCCTAAAAAGACGTCTTTTATAAAATCTTCGGCGATGATTATATGCATTATCTTTCCTCTGTATGATAGTCTTAGGTGTCCGATAGTTACATTTTTCCTGTCTTTGGTATTAACTATTCCGTTGTTTTTCTTTACCTCATCATATAAATCGGATATAGTCTTACAGCACATACTAAGAACTTCTTTTATCATCCGATATACCGTTCTTTGGGATATTAGCATCATACCTTCTTTTGATAACTTTATATTCAATCTATCCATAAGATATGACACATTGAATTTGACAGTTCTTTTTTTAGTTACCTTATATATCTTATTTATATTTCTGTTTCTAGCTGAGAATATTATTTTTGATAACATCTTGACTCTATTTAATTTACGACTTTTGTTAGCCATCCATCTTCTGGTATTCGAATCAAGATTTTTATCAAGGCAGGTATATACAGATTCTCCTTTCTTTACAAACATATCCTTTATCCTTGGGGTCTTACTAGCCTTATGCTTGTATTTTATGATATCCGATAAAGCTATCATAATCTCTCCTTCAGCCCAAGCCTTTAAGCTTATAAGCTGGTAGTTCATATCCTCATGAGAATCCCTTAACACATGGCGGTAGCAGAAATAAGCGCATCCATCTGATAGGATATCAATAAAATCATTGGTATTGATCTCTATCTGATCTCTATTTCCGCCATGCATCCTATTTCTTAGAAACACATGTTTGAATACGTTTATGATAATAAGATATATCATTGCCATCTTACATTCATCACTGATCTGAATACCTGATCCATGATACTCCTCATGTTTCAATGAATATTTTATAGCTGTCACTTTCTTGCCTTCCTTATTGGTAACAGGTTTGAAATCGACTGGGCATATAAGTGACCCGGCTGGAAGTTTTACGCATCCTAGCTCATCTTTTTTGGCCTGAATATTACGTGGAGTATATCTTTCGGTAAGAATCTTATCGAAATTTGATTTCATTATATGTAAAATTCCTATCTTTGTTCCCATAGTATATTTTGTTTTCTGCGAATATACAAGTTTCATCAATACGAAACAAGTTATTCAGATGGATGGGTAGCCTGTGAAGGTCACCCATTTGTTGTTTATACGAAATTATCGTAATAAATTAGAGAGGGTAAATCACTGTGTTTGTGGAAGATCATTTTTGACACAACACTTGTTACGCGCGCGTTAATAGGTATATTTATTGAATATAATTAACTCTATAAACATATACTACTTTCTAATATCTCTATCCGTACACAGAATCTCTCCTGACGTCGAGTTCCTGTGTACTCCACTTAAAGTCTCTATTTAATAAAACATTGCTTTTTACCGCCAAGGTATGGTGCCGTCAGGCAGGATACCGCAGGCTAAACCTGGTAGAAGCCGTATCCTATACCGGAAGCCGGTACCCCGGTAGGGGGATCGGGTGGAGCAGAAGCCAAAGAGGAAAAAGCGAGGTCATGTGCGGTCGCTCACGCTCCGGCCGTCCGTATCTTCTACGGCAGGTCCCATGCCCCAAGGCCTACCATTTCCCCTTGGCTTTATATCCCATAGATTGGGGAGGAAGGAATCCAAAGGGAAAAAGGTAAGGTCGTATTCGGTCGCTCACGCTCCGGCAGGCTAACATAACTCTACCGCCGTCCATGTCAATAGCGAATCTCTGGCGGCATTGTCCGGTATGACGGCGGTAGCCTTACCTTGGGTGTCCCTGCACGTCCCCCACCAATCTTTCCCCTTTGGATACCTTGGGCTATGTCATGGGACGATAAGAAGCCAAAAAGAAAAAGGGAGCGGTCGCATCCCGTGAGGCAGGATAAGGCTGTCCCCCGCCGTCCACGCGCGTATCGTACGTGAACTTCACTGCCCTCGCTATTGTAGCCAGCCATAGACATACATAGCTTCGTTCGTCTTACCCCACTAGCCTTTTCCCTTTGGATTCTCGTAAATACATGTTAGTCAGCATATATTATACTGATTATATCATATTTTGTTGACAATAATATTTTTTTAAAGTATTTTTGTCGAAAACTAATTTTGTATGGCCGAGCAGAGAAAAGCTTTCGTATTCGCATTACCTTACGACACTAGACTGGATATGATCCAGCAGTTCTTAAGGATATACAACGGCTATCTGGATTCTAAGGGTAAGAGCTTGATTACAGAAAGAACGATAAACTTACTTTCTTTCTACATCAACTACGGATACTCGGATGATACCAGGGCTAAGTACATGGATTGTCATGGACAGAAGGAATCTTACGTCGCTGTCCTGAACAACGAGCTTAAACGTGGGGGTTTTCTGGTGGACAAGAAGAACGGGAACTTCCGTACCCGTGAGCTGTCTATTGAGATGAGAAGCTTACGTAACTATTTTATTCTTGACGGGGAGGGTGATGATACCCGTGTAATGGGGTTTGTGTTCAAGAGAAACAAATTGGATATTGATGGGTAGGAATCTTATTTCATTCGATAGGGATATCGTGGATGAGGTGGTAAGAAGATCTGATGGGAAGTTTACCAAACAACAGGTAGAGTGGTGCATGAAAGCATCCGTATCTTATATCCATCATCTCTCCAGATATACCGATAATATATCTATCAGGATCCCGTTTATCGGATACGTTATATGCAATCTTCGCGAGATGCGGGTAAGACGTGATAAGATACGTCGGATATTTGTCAAGGAAGGTAATCGTTATCCGGATGAAAGGATGCCTATTGAGCTTGATTGTCTGGATAAGAAGATTAAGGCGATAGAGGATATGGAGGGGTTGAAGAACGGAGATCCTCTTATACGTGATAACCATGAGGCCATGTATCAATGTCGGTATGGAATGACATGGGAACAATTACAGGATTTTCAACAAAAACAGTTTAAAAAATAATTATCGTGCAAACAATTGGTAAAGCCCAAGTAATAGCCCAAGCTTGGGAAGACAGTTTATTGGGCAGGATTCCTAAGGATAAGAAAGATTATCCCGAATGGTATAAGAATCGTCTTGAATTATGCAAGAAATGTCCTAAGAACTCTTCTAATATCAGGTTCTTTAAATTGCCGCCTAAGGTATTATTCCATAGATTGATTGGAAGACCGGGATGCTCGTTGTGTGGTTGTTTTATCAAGGAGAAAGCTTGGATGAAGACCGAGGTATGCCCGTTGAAGTTCGTGGAAGGAGAGAAAGCCAAATGGAACGCCATGGAGGTCATAACCGCCGATCATAACGATTTTAATATCGAGTGCCCTAACGATGCCTTTGATATAGGACTTACGGATGACGAGAGCGAGTTTTATCTAAATATTTTTGATCAGAAAATAGGTGATAAGATAGAAATCGTGTTATTTATCACCCATAAAGATGGTTTCCATGTCAAGGAGCATCATCTTGGATGTGGATGTATGGGAGACGTGTCATATAACAAACATCCTGACAATGAGAATAGAACTATATTTAGGATGACATTAGATACCTCAAAATATACGGAAGGTCATTTTGAGAAACATCTATCTCTTATGGGTTATACGAAGGATGATCCTGAACGTAATTTCAAACATTTCCCGCTACGTATTATAGGGGAAGCTTATAAGTAATAGCGATGAGAAGTCCCGTAAGAAGTAAGATAGATGATCGTATCCATGCCCTTATTGTCATGGAAGTCGGATGCCGTGAGTTACCTGAATATTCATTGGGTGATATACTTTACTCCGCTTTAAGGAGAGTTGCTAAGGCTAATGGTGGTAACGTACGCTTCTTGCGGGATGTTAGTACCAGGGATTTATTGAGGTCTATAGACCAAAGCATCAGTGATGAGATTGAGTTAAACAACAATGATTATAATGCGTAATATGGAAGATAAAGATATAAAAACAGAGATTAGAGATTATCTTAAAGAAGAGGCGGATACCCATATAAGGCATTGGATAGCCATAAAACGTGAGAGCAAGCGTCTGTATAGCGATATTGAGGATAGGACTAAGAAGATAGCCCTTAAATCATCTTCGTTGATAAAAGAGGAGGATTTTGTCGTTCTTCATGAGATGACCCATAAGATACAGATGTTGAATATAGAGGCTGTAAAAGTCAATTCTAGGTTGATGTTCATAATCCAGTTGGCTACCAGCTTCGGTATGGATCTGGATTTAGATACGACATATGCGTCCACCGCCAAGAGCATTATAGAAGACAGAACGTCTGGATTCGTGTTTTATGATGATAAGGAACGTCTGAGATATGCTGACAAGGAGCTTGAGGATATGTTCCATGACATGAGCGTGACGGAAGTAAGTAAGATCGGGGTTGTTCAATCTTATGAGCTTCTTATGAAACAGTATAACGAGTTTAAGGACATGAAATCCAATGCCACAGGGAAGACGAAAGCCGACGAGTAAGGACGTCGATCGGGTTAATGATAATCTTGAGGTCATATCCAAGGCCGTGGATGACGCCAAGACGTATATCGCCAAGCATCCATGGGATAAGGAGAAGCCTGAGGATATGGCTAGGGCGTTCGATTTCATATCCAAGCTGATCGATAAGATCAACGTATGGAATGACTCGTATATGGAGAAGAGTGGGATCATGGACGTGTATCGATCCGTTAGCGATGTTCAGAAGAAGGAACGTAAGGGTCAGGTGTCTGGAGGTATAGAGTCTGTATTAAAAAGTATGAGGTGATGGGTTTAAGCACGAGTCCGGAATTTTACGTGAATATGAAAAATCCTCCCGTATGGAATGATTTGTTTGGCTGGGAGGATCAGGATGATGATGTTAAGCAGTTCTTTACAGAAGAGGCTTATAAGGTCAAGTACGGGGTGACTATCAATGGTACGTTCATCCCTCCATGGCTTTATTGGCATGTTAATTTCTTTCCCGTATTCCAGGATCTTCCAAACGGGGAGCGTGTGCCAGCGATCAGTCGTTTGCGTGATAACGAATGGTTTTTCGCCGAGATGTACCAACGTGCCCGTATGGAGAAGAAAGGATTGGGAATGTTTGGTACTCGTCGTTTTGGCAAGGCTCTTCTGGACTCGGAGCTGATATATACTCCTCATGGATCTAAGAAAATAGGATTCGCCGATATCGGGGATATCATATATGGTGATGATGGTAAGCTTACGACTATAGTGGGCGTATATCCTCAGGGATTCGTTGATACGTACAAAGTGACCTTTGAGGACGGTCGCAGCGTGGTGTGTTGTGGGCAGCACCAGTGGAAAGTCAAGTATCATGGTGATTATAAGGTTATGAGCACTATGGGTATCATCCATTCTGACTTCTCCAAAATGACTATAGATATTGGGGAAGCGGTAGATTTCCCTGAGCGGAGGTGGCTGATATCGCCCCAGCTCATGGGGTCTCTTGCCGCCTCCTTCCTTTGTGGAGCTACCGACAGGATCTTTGAGCTAAGCAAGAAGGAGATGGATGATGTCATTTATTCATCCAAAAAACAGAAAGAGTTGTTCATAGGATCGTTTATGAAGATCGCTTGCGGTATAAATACCGGTGACGATCGTTTTAAGGTCGTTTATAAAAGCGAGTATATTATATCCTTTGTAAGGAAAATATTTTGGTCTATGGGGTATTATTGTGTCATGGATGGTGACGATATGTATATATCTAAGACTCACGATAGGCTTAGGATATCTGATATAGATTATTACGGTAGATATAAGGCTACTTGTATTGAGGTCGATAATAAATCGCATCAGTTTCTTACTACCAATTTTGTCGTATCCCATAATACGACCATCATGTCATCACTTCTCCAGATGAACGCTACGATGACTATCGGTCTTAGTCATTCTGTAGTAGGATTCAGCGACAGTGATTTATCCAATATCGGCGAGTATTGTGAGTATGGTCTTGATCATGTGCATCCTTTTTTCAGGATCAACAGAACCAAGACCGACTGGAGTTCGGGCGTTACATTAGGCAAGAGGATGTCCAATGGCGTACGTGATATCCATGCCATTATCTCTATAGCCAACATCAACATGGGTAGGAAGACCTCCACTCAGAAGACGGCTGGTTTGACACCGGCTACGGCTATTTTCGACGAGGTAGGTAAAGGTCCGATAAAGAAACCTTACACGGCCGCCATGCCATCCTACGACACGCCTTATGGCTGGCGTCTTAGTCCTATCTTGGCCGGTACCGGTGGTGAGGTGGAGTTGTCTAAGGACGCTCAAGAGATGTTCTCCGATCCCGAGACATATAACCTTCTGGTCATGGACTGGGATATTTTAAATCGTAGAGCCATGAAAGGGAAAACATGGAAAGAACGGAAATGGGCGATGTTCGTTCCCGGTCAGATGGCTAACTCCGGCGTTAAGAGAACTATAGGATTGGGCGATTATCTTGGTAAGCCTGATGACAAGAAGCTTAATAAGATCAAGATCGACGCTACTGATTTCGAGGCTAGTACCAATAAACTTAATGAGGAACGGAAGAAACTATCTACAAAAGATAGGGTTGCGTACACTTCTCATACCATGTTCTATCCATTTACGATCGATGACTGTTTTTTAAGCTCATCCCAGAACCTATTCCCGGTCGAGTACGCTATCAAGCATAAGAATGATCTTCTTGAGTCGGGGCAATATAGCGGCATGCTGTGTGATGTTTTCCTTGAATCGGGCAATAAGCTTGGTACTACTAAGTCGAATAAGCAATTAGCTGGATTCCCGTTCAATGGAGGTATCCTTGACGCTCCTGTACAGATATTTGAGATGCCTCAATCTAATAATTTTAGTGATTATGTTTATGTGGCTGGCCTGGATGCGTATAAGCAGGCTAAGTCAGAGACGGCCTCACTAGGTACGTTTTATATATTCAAAAGACGTGTAGGCATCCGTGATCCATATGCCTATAGAATAGTTGTGTCATATGCCGCTCGTCCATCATCCATAGATCAGTTTTGTCGTACGTGCGAGGTTCTTCAGAAGGGATATGGGGCTATATGCCTTATGGAGAACGCTGACCAGATGTATGAGCAGTACCTCAACCGGAAGAGTGGTATGCCTGCTTCTTTTTTCTTATTCGCTGGTGAGGCTATAGCCAATAAGTACGTTAAGGCCGGCTCCCGGCAGAACAGCAAGCTGGGGCTATACCCTACCCCCGGCAACCAGAACCTGCTATTCTCGTGCGTGGTGGATTATTGCTGGCAGGATTTCGTTATCGGTTATGATGATCAGACTGGTCTTGATATAACTGTCAAGGGTATTGAATTGATTGATGATATAGCCCTATTGGATGAGATAATACAGTACAAGCCCGGATTGAACGTCGATAGGATAATAGCGTTCGGGCATGCGTTGGTTCTCGCCAGATATTTTGACGATAACAATTACATGCCTAAATCGAAGATCGAGGAGATGAATAACGCCCGTAAGGAAGACGCTTATAAACACCATGAGGTATATGCCTCTGCTTTTGGATCGGTATCTATAGGAGCTTTTAGGTAAATGAATGTCAATTAAACGCCTATCTTTGTTGTAAATAAAATTGAATAATCATGGAAGTGTTTAATAGAGATCATTCGTTTCCAGCAAAAGGAGCGTTATTAGGATTACCTCCTCAGGCTATTTCCACGAAGAAAAAGAACAGGAAATGGAAGGAGGATTGTATGGACGCTCTTGAGACGATAGGATTGAAACAGTATGATCATAACCAGATGTACCGTGACTATTATCTGATGGCGGATGGTAAGTTATCTTTTATGGAGATGGCGGATGTCATCCCTCAGCTAAGGAACGTTCAGAAGCTAAGGAGTGATATAAGAATCCCTTCTTTCTTGAAGCATTATGATATCATAGGTGGTATCGTAAACGCTTTTGAGGGATGGCTGACAAACCTACAGGATAAGTATACGGTTAACGAGGTAGGGGATATGGCTATAAGTGAGTATGAGGATACGATGTCAAACTTACTTCATCGTCATATACAAGAACAGTGGGATATTATCGTTAATCAGCGTCTTGTAGAGGCCGGTCTTGATCCTACGTACAATGAGTTTAATTCCGAGGAGGAGCGTCAGGCTTACGTTCGGCAAATACAACAGGCCAAGGCGTCTATGACCCCTGATGATATCCAGAGGTTCATGAGTACAAGATGGAAGACGCAGGCGGCGGTATGGGGGGATCATACGATCGAGGCCGACCGTAGCCGGTTTTATATGGATGAGCTTGACAGGGAGAATTTCAGGGATCGTCTTCTTAGCGGAAAGATGTTCCGTAATCATTTCGTTGGCTTCGACTACTATCGTCCGGAGGTATGGAGCCCGATGGAGGTATTCCATCCTGACGTGAAATACCCGCAATACGGATCTTATGTGGGCCGTATTCATTATTACGAGGGTGTTGAGCTGATATCAAGATACGGCCATAAGATGACGGCCAAGGACAAGCGTCGTATTATGGGCGGTGATGATGATTATGAGGGATGGGTATCTAATGACGGTACTAGGTATGACTGGAAGAAAAAGAAGCCGTCTATTACCGGTATGTACGAGAATGAGGTTGTCCCATGGAAGGGATACCATGACTATGAATCTATAGTCGCCGCTGAGGATTACTACGGCGTTCCGATGGGTGAGTACCACACCTTCGGACCGGACGGGGAGGAGCACACCCAGCCCCGCTTCTTGCCCCGCTTCCATCCCTTTGGATATTTCAACTCCGGAATGGCCGATGGCAAGAGATATGAGATAGACTCTCGCCTTTTTAGGGTCATGGAGGGATATTGGGTATCCATGAAACCGGTATTCTTAATAACTTACATGACGGAGACCGGGATGGTGGATCAGGAGCTTGTTACCGATGAGCTGCTCCCGGAGTTCTTGGAGAAGAACGGGATAAAGAAGGTGAAGAGGGTTATGGCCGAAGCCGTTGGTGATCCAGAGGTGAACACCTACATCTTGGAGTATGTTCCTGAGGTTAGGTTTGGAGTTAAGATCACCGGAGGTAATTTAATGGATAAGCCTATATATATTGGTGGGGATCCAATACCTCATCAGATACATGGTGACAGCAGTCTGTATGATTATGTCATTCCGGTTTCGGGATTTATAGGGGCCAGTCTCGCTGATCGCATACAACCGTTCCAGATGATGTATAACCTTGCTATGAACCAGCTATACAATAATGCCGAGAAGGAGATCGGTAAGTTTTTCTTAGGTGACTTGGGATTCCTGCCTACTGAATATAAGGATATGATGGACAAGAAGGGCGCTTTGGCTACCTTCATGCAGATCGTGAAGTCCGTTTCGTTTATGGGCGTAGGTGGTAACGATACGAACAATCCTTACCAGAATCCTCAGATGAGTAGCATATATAACCAGTTCGGTGTATATGATCTTACTAATACGGATCAGATAAGATCCCGTATGGAAATGGCTTCTTACGCCTATATGATGGCTTATAGGATGATAGGTATATCCGAGCAGGCAATGGGTCAGTCAACCAGATACGAGAGTTCTACGGGCGTAAAACAGGGGGTTAACGCTACCATGTTACAGACCCAGACTTATTTTAATGATTTCGATGACTTCAAGAAACGGACATTGGATATTCATCTAGCCGTGGCTCAAGTATGCCAGAAGGAAGGATACGATTGGACCGTGATGTACAGGAACAGCGATCTTTCCTTGGCTTACATCAGTCTTACGGATAATAGCTTGTCGTTACGTCATCTTAATGTTATGGCTGTCTCTAACTCCAAGAAACGTCTGGAGTTGGAGAATTTGAAACAATATATATTACAGACAAATACGTTAGGTAATGACTTACTTGATATCACTAGGATGATGAGCGCCAACTCAACGGCTGAGATGAGTCAGATCGGAAGGGATGCTAGATCTTACGCCGATCGTGTAAGGCAGGAAGAATACCAGAATCAACAGCGACTTGTCCAGCAGCAAGCCGAGGCCGAGCAACAGGCGCGTAATGATGAGCATGAGAAGGATAAGGAACTGGCTTATATCAAGGGCAACTTCGACTTACGAGGTAAGAGCATAATGGCCGCCGGTCAAGCGGCTAGGACCGAGAACAACTCTGAAGGCATGGATTATGTCGAGGCTATGGCTGATAGGGCTTTAAAGGAAAGGGATCTTGATATCAAGGAAGAGGAGATGAGAACCAGACAGGCTAACGCCGAGGCTGAGCGAAGATCTCGTGAGGAGATAGAGAAAAAGAAGTTGGAATTAAAAGAAAAGGAGATAGACGCTAGAAACAAACGTTCTGATACAGATAGGTTTACGTCGATAATAAACAAGAATTGATTACAAGTTTTGTAAATATTTTTACAAAATCTGTAATCATTTTGGCGTAAAATTCTGTCATATACTATAATGGGTTTGATTTAATTGGTAATTGGATTAATAATACTTTTGTAAAAAGCAAAAAAGGAAATTGTATGAATGACATGGGTGATTTCGCTAAGGGTTTTAAGACCATGAGTGTCGAGGAACTTTTTTACCGTGGTGACGGTGATGGCGATAAGAATAATATCGAGGGTAAATATGATAAGGATGGTAATCCTATAGGTGATACCAATAAAGAGCCTGCCGACGGCGGAGCGGCTGACGGTGGCGGGGATAAGGGCGGCGATGCTACCACCCCAGACCCTGATTCCATTGGCGAAGGCGGTACTGATGATAATAACGTGGTATCAGGGTTTAACGGAAAATCTTTCTTGGAGAAGATGGCTGCCAGAGGTATCATAGACAGTATCGAGAACCTAGATATTATGGTAGATGATAAACCGGTTGATCTTTCTACTATCACGAAAGAGGATGATTTACTCGATATAGTGGAGGGATTGATCAAGGACAAGGCTGATGAGTTGTTGAAAGACAAGGTTGATACCGGCTCGATGTCTGATTTCATGAAGAAGATGATAGAGGTGGATAAGGCCGGTGGTAACGTTGGCCAACTATTAAGCCAATATCAGAGTATTCAGGCTCCGTTGGATAACCTTGATATGAGTAATAAAAATGATCAGCTTGCGGTTATCCAGCATTATTATAAGATGTTAGGTATGCCGGAAGACGAGATAAAGGATAATATGGAAATGATGATTGGTAAAGGCGATGAGTTTATCGAGTCCAAGGCCAATAAGTTCCATGATATCCTTAAAAAGGAGATGGATAACCTTATCGAGGAGGAGAAAAAGAAGTCCGAGAAAAGGAGACAGGAGTTAGTTGAGCAGATGAAGATCTATAAGAAAGGTCTAAAGACATCTATAAGCTCAGGATTCCAGTTGACTGACACGATGATAGGTAAGGCTGTCGATTTCGTTACAAAGCCGATAGACAATCAAGGTCATACGGCTATAGATAAAGCCTATTCCGAGGCTATCAAGAATCCGGATATGGCCGCTGATTTGGCCTTGTTCTTGATGAATAAGGACGAGTTCCTTAAACAGAAAACCAACAAGGCTAAGATGGAGGTTAATAAGAAGACCATCACTCTTCTTTCTGGCAATAAGGGAGGAAAGCAGAATAAGACTAATATCGATAACGATACTATAGAAGCTAACTTCCTTGATCTGAGTGGATCAAAGAGTGTATAACGTTTAAATATATTGAAAATGAATCCGTTTCTTACAAAAAGTTTCCCGGCTACCGTGAATGGCGATAACGTTATTGCCTTTACCGATGCCAAGAACTATAAGACTTCGCTTGTAGAGCATAACTTAGGCTCATTGGCGAGCTGGTATTATGAGGATCCTGACAAGAATCATCTGGGTCTTTTGAATCTGTTCTCTAATATCGCTAATTACCCTGTACCGATGTATATGGGTATGATTAATAACGGCGCTACGATCTCCGTTAACGGTATTGGAGCTTCTTTCCGTTATGATTTACCTGTTACAAAGACATTCGCTGTCGTTACGGCTGAGGATACTTCAGGTCATCATCTAAAACCGGGTATTGACGGTAGTTTGTTTGATATCGTTTTGAATACCTCTGAGTTTACGGCTTATGATGTCATCACCTATGACGCCGCTAACGGCTGTAATATCCTTATCTCAGGTGAGATCCCGTCTAAGACAGAAGGTGACTTGACACGTTATTGGTGTCGTGTTATCGGTGGTAAGGCTAAATACTTCCCTAAAGAGAAATTACGTCCGGGTATCCGTTACTGGAAGATCGGTCATGCTCTTGGAGAGTATAGCACCCAGTTCTCCAAGGTATCTGGAGCTGACAAGGCCGGTTCCATGACCTGTGAGTTCCGTTTAGGAAACCACCGTGGTGTTGAGGGTGAGACAACTATGTATGCTGGTATGAAGTCCATGCAGGCCGCTCAGAATAGCACTTCAGAGTTCGTGGAGACCGCTCTTCGTCGTATGAATGCCATGAGAAGCGAGTATGAGGGTAATATTCCTGATCTGGCTATTATCGGTAAGACTGTTAATGGTAGACTTGATTTGCGTACGGCCAAAGTAGCCTCTACGTTGGAGGTGTTCTGTATGGCTGAGTTGGTTAAGCTGGAAGCTAGACAGTTGATGTGGCAAGAAGGTGGTATTATCATGGATCAAAATGGTCCTATCCATTTGAATGAGGGTATCTACCGTCAGCTTCGCCGTGGTTACACTATCTACTATAGCCGTCCGATGGGTATTACTAAGGACACGCTTATGGCTGCCGCATCTTATATTTTCCGTGGACGTCAGGATCTTCCTATTACGGAACGTAAGATTAAGTTCAAGGTAGGAGCTATGGCTATGATCAATTTAGAGAAGTTGATCAGGGAATCGTTCTTCACTACCTTGCAGAACTTAAGCTGGGGTATGGGAAGCGATAGGATGTTGCCTTCTAACCCTATCTCTGGTACTAATGACGCCATGATCTTAGGTCCGGTTCAGGTTAAGGGAGCTTTCATCCCTGGAATCGGTAATGTTGAGTTCGAGCATGATCCTTCTTTGGATTACGCTGACATGACAGATCGTAGTGAGTTAGTGAATGGCATGTATCCTAGATCCTCTTATTCTTGTATTATTGAGAATATCACTGACGCTGGATCAACTAACGCGTATTCCGCTATTCCTAATACGGCTAACGCTAAGTTAGGTAATATGAATAACAACGTATTCTATATCAAGCCAGAAGGCGTAAGCATGTGGTGGGGTTATGAGTACGGTCGTTGGGCGCACAAAGCCAACGGTAATGAGATCGTATCATCCTTGCCGGGCATGAAAGAGCAATTCTGGTGCCACTCAGCTTCAGCGGCTTGGGTTATGGATAACAGCAAGTTCTTGATTATCGAGCTTCAACCGAACTACTTCGGCTAAGTTTTTTCATATATGTAATTTGGTTTTTAGAGGGGAGGATATTCCTCTCCTCTTTTTTTTAAAAAGTAACGCAAAAAAAGGAAATGAAAGAAATTTTAAAATCAAGGAAGGTATTGGCCGAGGTAAACGGTTTCAATATCATGTCAGATACCTTATATGAGGTTGTAGGCAAACACGATGGAAGCGCTCCTCAGGCCTTTCAAGACGCTAATATAGCTAAAGCTCCGTTCCCGGAGAACGCCACTCACGTATGTTGCCCTTGGGATGATTTCTCCAAGGCCTATAACACCGGTTTTTATCCAAGATCAAGATGCTATAATGGTCTTGACAAGAATGAGATCGATAAGCTCGTCAAACAGCGGGTAGATAATATCATGAAGCCTTTCGAGGAAATGTCGCAGATGGATCTATCTCAAACCAATTTAGAATTTTGGGATGACGCTAAGGATAAGATCTTCATGGGTAAGGTTTATAATACGGCTAATACCGTAGATCTATTTTATTTATATTTGGCTGTATTTTCCGGCATGTTGACTCCTCAGGAAATGGATGGCGATCCTGTCTTCATGAACTCCATGTTCTGTTTCGTGGAGAAAGACAATATGAAGGATTTCGTTCAGCAGCGTGAGATCAATAAGATGAACATCAGCTATAAGTTTATCAGCGCCCTTAAGAAAGGCGGCGACGATCGTCAGGCTGTCATCGATCTTCTTCTTTACATCGGTATCGTAACTCGCCCGGATTTCACGGAGGATGAGTATTATACAGGATCTCTATCAAACTGGATGAATGAGAAGAAGACCAATGTCGATTATCTGCTTGATATCTGGGATCGGTCATTGGAAGGTGATTTCAAGGAAGTTCTTGAGTTTTACCGTATCGTAAACGTCCTTCAACGAAATGGTCGTATCAATATGACTCCATCCGGATTACAATATAATGGCCAGATCATAGGACCTGACGTTCGGACATCCGCTGAGTTCTTGGCTACCAAGAAAGACTTTATTAACATAAAGGCTAATGTATTGGATGAGTATGAGGAGATCATGTCTATGTCTAATATCGATGATAAGTCCAAGACCAAGAAGGTTAAGGATATTAAGAAGAAGGATGACGTAGAGGAAGGTGATAAGATTAAGGAGGAATAACGATGACAATCCAAGAAGCGTATCTAAGGTCTTTGCAGAAGAACGAGCAGAATCTGGCCAATGGAGGGATTAAGCTTGATCCAGGGAGGTTCGTGCTTTTGTTCAACGAGGCTCAGGATAGGTTAATAAGATACTATCTTAATAGAAAGGATGATGAGACCATCCGATCTATACAAACTCTTCTGGTATACTGGAAATCGCTTAATAAGATCAATCATATTGATGACCCCGAATCGACATCATTCGGTCTTCCTGATGATTATTTATGGTTCTCAAATATAAAAGGATCGTTTTCTTATAACGGATGTGAGGTTGTGGATTTTGTCATGTGGGAGGCTAAGAACGAGAATGTCCATGAGCTTCTTGGGGATGATAACAATAGACCTTCTTTTGACTATCGGGAAACGTTCTACACCATAGGTGACGGGAAGGTCGTGGTGTATGAGGACGGCTTCCGCACAGACGAGGTCAGGATGACCTACTACCGGAATCCGGTACGGGTGGATCTGGCCGGGTACATCAACGCCGCCGGCGAGCGGTCCACGGACATCGACCCTGAGCTTCCCGATCCTTTGGTGGAGGAGATTCTGGATATGGTCGCCAAGCAATTCAACCTTAACGAGAATGAACTAAGTAGATATAGGATGGATAAGGATAATGTGGCTTCCTTTAAATAAACAACGTTAGTTTTGATTGTCCGGCCTGTCAGTTAAAAGACAGGCCGGTTTTTTAACATCCTGTCACAGGATTTATATTACCCCATCTTTTTTTCCATTTATCTCCAAGATACCTGATTAGGGCATTAAAGTCAGATATGAATCCACTTTCTATCATATCGGATATATACCCTTGGAGCATAACTATTTCTTGCATCTGGTCAATAGAAGCGTAATTTCTTATTCCTTCTTCATGTTTACCAAATACCACACAATTCATTCCTTTTGCTATTCTTGATATATATGCTGAAAATTCACTATTTGTTATATTGTCACATAACAAAGATCTAACATCCTTGCACATTTTTATATATGTATCTCCAGCTATATTCCTGTTTTTAACCAATCCGTCTGTAAGCCATATGACAACAGTAGCGTATATCTCCGGATCTAGTTCCATTGCTATAGTTACGAAAATATATGGATCTATGAACCATTTTTGATCCCCTCTACCTCCTTTTCTATAGGCTAGCCCTATTTTTCTAAATTCTTTCAACGTTAGATTATCATAATCTATTCTCTTCTTTAAGCTATCATTACCGTATCCTAATTGAGTCATCAATGCTCTTATCTTCTCCTTGAATCCTTGATTACGCAATACATCATTTATTTCTTTTGCGGATAAGTTCATTGATTCCCTTTTTTTCTTTATAGAATCCATAGCTTCTGTTATACACACATATCCATCTTTACTCATTATGGATATAGGACTTCCTAAAAGAGTTCTACTCTCTGATTTTAAAATTAGATTTGATTTCATAATTTTGTTTTTAAAAGTTTATGTAATATCGTGAATCGGTCTGTGATAGATAGATTCACGATGCAAATATAAATAAATGGGATTTACTTTCAAAATATAATATAATTAATTGATAATCATGATTATAATAATGTGATTTATTATTTTTGTATATATTATTTGGTATTATTTCTCTGGAATCGGAGAAATCTCCGACTCCAGCAACTATTTATATATCAAATAGTTATATAAAAAACATCATAAATTGTTTCTATCGATTATCGTTCATTGTGGTAGTATATTCAGTATATCCTATTTACAAAAAGTGTAATCCGTATTAATATTCATATACTCATGGTTGTACTTTATTGTCGTGATCGTCTTTATTATTATGTTTGCGTTAGGTAAATGATTCTTTAAACTAAAATATTGATAATATGTTGCACAGACCGCAAGACCGGGTACTTTTCGTATCCCCGCACGCTAAGATGGTAGATGTTGATTCCATCTTCTTGAAGGAAGGACAGATCGGTATTTACGACACTAAAGATACTTCCGAGAACGGTTGTAAGGCCGTGACTGATTTTACCGGTAAGCCTCGTAACGACAAGCGTTATGAGATCCGTATCGGTCGTAATGAACAAGCGGCTTCCCGCTCTATATATGATAAGGATTTTTCCACGCCGTTATTCTCCTTGAACGAGATCACGGAGATCTACGCTTCTTGGCCGAAGAAAGATCATGCTTATGTCGATGATGTTATCTTAGGATACAACGGTGTGTCTGATGACACGGCATTCTCAGTTTCCAAAGGAGACCGTATCGTTATTCGCTTGGTTCTCGCTGGTCGTGCCTTTGAGCTTCTTGGCTATGAGGAGGGTCGTGTTGAGATCAATGACGCCATTCTTTTGGATGATTGTGATAATACGCCAAATCAATGCGAGGAGTGCGATCCTTGCGAGGAGGTTGATTTGTTGCCAGCCGTCCTGAAATGTATCGAGAGGATGAAGAACCAGCCTATCGCTGGTGGTGGTAAGGTATCTGATTATATTGATATCACTCCGGTTACAAGATGTACTAATGAGGCTACGGAGCCTGAGACGGAGGACGTGAACTTCTATTGTATGGAGGTTTGCGATACTGGTGATGACCTGGCCTTGGCTGAGGTTCGCGCCCAATACCCGGGATTGAAGATCGTTCGTGAGACTATCGAGGGTAGCATGTCACGTTATAAGGTGATGAAGAAAGGCACTAAACCGGCTGATTATACTCAACGTCTTATCTCTATCATGAAAGGATGTACGGATTGTCCTCCTAACTATACCGAGGTTAAGGGTGGTTATCTGTATTCTATCTCCTTGGAGGATGACGGTGTCGATATGTCTACTACGGTGGAGTCATTGCCTAACGTTGTAGCCGATACGGTTAATAAGATGAGCCAGATCAAGGGATCGGGTTTGTATATCGCCGCTACTTCAAAGAAATTGACGGATGAGGAGATCTCTACTTTCGTTGAGGCTAATCCTACGGCTATCATCTACTATGTGGCTAAGACATCCGATATGTGCGAGAATCCTACGGTTCGTACCGCTTCATGGTCAGCTTGTGGTTCTTGCAAGGTATCTAAGGAGAAGTATTATATCACGATCCCGGATAACGAGTGTGGAGAAAGTGCCTTGGAAGAAATCAAGCAGGCGTTCCCGGAACTGGAGATCACGGATTACGGTACTCCGGCGGCTTGCCAGCATAGCTTCCAGACAGAGGTATATACCAACATGTTGTGTGATGAGTGCGACAAGGTGTTCGAGGGATTCTTTACCAGCGAGGCTCCGGCGTCTTACCGTAACCGTATGTGGAAGAAATTGGAGTCGGCTCAGGAACTTGGCTCTAACTGCAAGTGCGGTATCCGTTTCCGTGGCAAGGAGATGTTATTATCTCCGTCAGAGTGTTTGATGGATAAAATGACTTATGTAGAGGATAGCGTAGAGATCGTTGGCGCTAGCGGAGGTTATCCTGATTCTCTTGATGAGGGATCCCCCATTTGGTGGGATCAGCTTCATTTCGAGAGACTGTCCAGCAAAGCACCACGTACTCATGTCGGCGGTAATATGATGGATGATGAGTTGAAGGGCTATGCTCATTTCAACGGCTTCCCGAAACATCAGGATTTCATGGGACGGACATTCATGAACGAATACAGCCGTGTTGAACAAACAGCCCAATACGTGGACTTCCAGATCACAATTAATCCTCATAGATATGCTCAAGGATTCGGAAAGGTTATCGCCGATGATCCGGTTAACCTGATCTTACGTGTACGTTATGGCGCTCATGAGGGTGTTCAGGAGATGATCAATATGATCGGGGCGGCCGCTGGTCTTGGTCCCGCTGTTGTAACCGATTTTGAATCGAGACGTCAAGTCTAGTAATAGTAACCAACCCTAAATAAGAACGACCTTTTTTGCGTTCATATATTTCCTAAAGGGGAGAGATTCAATTCTCTTCCCTTTTTTTGTTATCTTTGAGGCAGTAGAATTAAAATATGATATTATGTCGGCTATTAATGAGTATTTAAAGAGACTGGCTTCCATATTCGGTAGCATGGGTTTCTCCGTTCCGCCAGATGACTTCTCAGGTGTTGTCATAGACGGAAAGACGTATCCGGTCATGATGAGGAATGACGGGTGTTACGTGTACTTCGATGATAAAGGAGTAAAGAGACTTGTAAGCGAGGTCCCTAAAAAGGACTATCAGTTCATTAACATCAAGGACGCCCGTGTGTCGATCGTCAACCAATGTTATCGTACTCCGGGAGGTCAGGTAGAGGCTCGTATCCATACCTATATGAATAATAAGGGGGAGATACTGGCCGAGAAGATATTTATCATCAACTCATCGGATATCGATACTCCCATTGGCACGGAATTGGATAAGATCCCTGCCGAGTGGGTGGCTATAGATTGTAGTATAGCGGAGATGACCGATCGGGAGTTGATATTCGTAAGTAAATGTTATGCCACGGAAGGAGGCAAGGTTCAGATAGAGGGCGTAGAGTCGGTTGATCCCCGCCTGAACCCGGAGGTGTCTCATTATGAGGTGGTGAATACTACTGACGATAGTAACCCTATTGGAACGAAGTATAATGCCATACCTGATACGTGGAGGCGTATAGTATGTGATTTTCCGGACATGACCCAAAGGGAGATAATACCGGTGCTTAAATGCTTTGATACCGGGACCGGAAGGGTACAGATAGAGGGGTATAAGATATTTGATTACGAGATGGGTACCAGAAAGGAATGGTATCGCGTCAAGCAAAGTACCGATCCTGAGAATCCGGTAGGTGAGTTTATCACCAGCATAAGCGATGACTGGGTTGAGGTCGTTTGTGACTTCACGGATATGGAGGATCGGGATATTGAGGTAACTGTAGAATGTTATAAGACACCGGCCGGTAAGGTGAAGCTGGAGGTTCTCACGTCATGGGACGGGAATATAGGAGTTAGGGATAAGAGTTATAAAGTCCTGGAGACTACCGATCCGTCACAACCTGAGGGCGCCAGCTTCTCATCCTTGCCAGACACTTGGATAAGGGTAGTCTGTGATTTTGACGATATGGAGGAGAGAGATATCAAATCCTATATAGAGTGTTATGACAGCGGTAGCGGAAACGTTAAACTTCGAAGGATGGTGTCGTATGACTCCAAGATAAAGGCAAGATACGTCCGCTTCGAGGTGCTTGAATCGGATGACGCCGGCTTCGTTCCGGGGGCCGAACTGACTACCCTCCCGGACGGATTCTCTTTGGTGTCTTGTGATTTCACGGATATGGAAGACAGAATGCCTATTGATATCGAGGAATGTTATAGGACATCAAACGGGAGCATACGTATGAGACATGTGGTGTCTTATGATGGTGATCTTGGGAAAAGAAACCAGTTCTGGGAGATTGTGGACTCGTCTGATAATAAGTATGGGCTAGGAAATAGGATAAATAATATCCCTGCGGATTTTATCCGTGAAAGGTGTGCTCTAGAAAGGTTGGATGATCGTATTACCAGAAATGCGGTAGAATGTTACTCGACACCTGGAGGATCGGTAAGGATTAAATCCACTTACATTATCAACCCTTTAAATCATATTAGGTCGTATAATCATCATGTATTGAGTTCTACAGATAATGATATCCATGTTGGTACTCAATATGCCTCTTTGCCATCTAATTTCGCCCGTATCGAGTGCGAGGAGCCGGATTATATGGATCGACTTATCGATACCACTGAGACTTGTTATGATACCGGAAAGGGTACGGTGAAGATCAGGAGACAGGAGTCGTTGAACGGAAATCTGGATGTAAAGACTTTCGACTATAAGATCGTTGAGTCTACCGACCCCGATCATCCTATCAATACTACCCCTACGCAGACGGTTATTAACGGCTGGACGGTTATCAGTTGTGATCTTAATATCATGGACGTGGATGATTGTTATGAGATCGGTGGTCATAAGATACATTTGAAGGGATTCAGGACAGTCAATCCGGCATTGCAGGATATTAAGTCTATATTGTATGTCGTGTACTCTGATCATCCTGATTATAATGTAGGTGATGAGCTTACGTCTATACCGGATGGGGCTAAGGTGACGATCTGCGATTACGCGGATAAGAGCCAAAGACATATGGTTCCGGTGCGAGAGTGCTATGAGGTAGCCGATGGCCGGTTCTATGTAGATGGAAGCAGGTTGGTGGATAACAATATGGTCGTTGAGCGGACGTCAGTAATGGTACTGGAGTCATCCTCCCCGACCTACCCGGTAGGTACGACACTGACCTCTATTCCTGATGGCGCTACTATCGTGGCTTGTTTATGTCAAACCTGTTAATCTGAACGGCTATGGTTAAAGTATGTAATGATTATTTTATGATTGACGCCTTAGCTGGAGGTCAGGTCGTAAGAAAAAGGAAATATCGTCGTGAGAATACGATGATCGGATATAAGTGGTATGATTATAATGGAATCGAGGTAACTGACCCCATTGAGATATCACGTCTTGACGGATTGGCTACTAAGCATCAACGTGTTGATGAGGCTTATGATGATCATGCTATTTTCATGTCGTCAACCAACTACGTTAACAGCGTTTCCGGTATACCTATGGATAAGCATATGGTTGTCGTCGAATGGAGGCCGGAAAGCGAACAGGGGTTTGTTACGATGGCTCATGAGCAAGGTCTGGAAGGCGATAGCTATTATATCGTTGTCATCAATACAGGTGATAAGCAGGCTACTATCTACACCCCCGTAGATCCCGAGGATCCAAAGGATGGGACTTCCCGTGCGGTTGATAGCGATAATATCTCCGTTGGAGGATCATATGTCTCTATATCCCCTAAGCAAGTAGAGAGGATAAGGGTTACTTTCCGTGACGGTAAATGGTATTATGAGTTAGTCACAAAAACATATCCTAGTAATACTGGAGGTGTTAAGATTGGAGATGTCGATTTTGTGACTTTTAGGTATTTATGGGAATCAAGCTCTGGAAGGGATTTGGATACTATGACGGAAGCTCTTAATTCTAATGTTCCCACCATAGATAATCTTGCTGTAGGTTGGTCTGGTCCCGGAAATGGAGATAGCTCTGTTAGAGAAGTCCTTAAATGGGGTGGTGATAATACCGGGTCTGGTAAGGAATGTGTTTGGATGTCGGTGAAGGATTTAAGGGCTAAGTATTATGATATCCTACCTGAAGAGACGTATTTTATGGCCTACGCTACATGGTTTGGATCTAAAGGCACGGGTAAATGCTCTTTTGAGCTTGTCGGATACAAGGGAGGTACGATGAGCCAAGACGGATATAATTTTATAAATACCGGTGGATCTGTAGTATATCAGAATACATATGATTTTGTATGTAATACCCATAAAGGAGCCGGATCGTATAAGACATCTTATGAGAAAGTAGCTCGTATTACTTACAATAAGCTAATTAATGAGGTGTATATGTCTATTGGAGAGGCTATAGACCAGGAAGATGATTATGATAAACTAGAGAGGGAGGTTGATAATATAAAGAAAAGGCTTGATGACATCGAGGATGAGCTGGATGTCGTAAGACGTATAGCTGAGGGTAAGAATACGGCTTATATATTCGATACTGTCAAGGCTATGAACGACTGGTTGGCCATACCGGAGAACACGGCTAAGCTCCGTGTTGGCGATAGTTTTTGGATTCGCGAGTCGGATGTCCCCGATTATTGGTGGGATGGGAATCAAGCTCTAGAGCAGGAAGGTCCTAAGGTTGACTTATCTCCTTATTATACGAAAGACGAGATTAACGATATTGTTGATGATATTAATCAGAAGATAGAGGATAAGAGTATGTCGATTATCTTCGATACCTATATCCAAATGAAATCTTTCGTAGACGATCCTACTAACGCCGATAAGCTTAAGGAAGGTACCATCTTGTTGATACGAGAGAAAAACGTACCTGATTATTATTACGATGGTGCTGGGATAGTCAAGATGGAGGCTGACGTAGAGCAATGTCTTTACGTTACTTTGTCTAACAAGCCTACGGAAAGCACTATAAGTTATACTCAAGATCGGGAGGTGACTAATTTCGCTCCGGGAGCTATAGCTAGGTGGATTGACGCTGACGGGAATAATGTGTTTTATAAGCTTGTTGAGATAGTAGGTGGTAAGGCTAAGTGGATTACCCTTATCGATACTAAATACGGTAATGTGACGCTACAGAGCACTTACGACAAGAATTATGAGATCGTAAATATCGTATCTGGGTCTAGGTTACAGGCTATAAATAGCGAGAAGAATGATATCAAGTTTGTTAATAGCGCTACGGGTAACGTGACTGTCGTGTTGAATGGTACCGTGTCAGGGGGAGCCAAGAAGCTGGTGAGTATGCTGGCTGTGAACGAGGTAGTCTTGACCCCCGGAGCGGCGGTGTCGTTTACCCGGAACGGCGATGAGTTCGTGCTCACGGAGTTGTTTGGCGTTACTATCTTCCCGGATCTGGCGGATGCCAACCGTGAGGGAGAATGGGTGATGAGCGTAGGCGTAACCGGTAAACCGACCCTTATGGAGGTAAAGGAGATGCGTAAATGGGACGAGAGCATAACCAAGGATCTTACGATAGACGAGCTTAACGAGAAGTTCCCTAACGTGGATATCGGATTCGCTGTCGTATGCAAGACCATCAACAAGGTATATGAGATGGTTAACGGATACAAGGAATGGGTGTCTTATGATATAACCTCAATTAGTTGATATGGGATTTTTAGTAGGATATGATACGCCCCTGTCCTCGGTGACGTTTTATGTTAACGAGGATAGGTTCCCTTGTTATAATGGGAAGGATGCTGATTATGTGCCTGATCCGATAGTAGATTATGATGCTTTTAATCGTAATCTCAGGTTCTCGGCAAACAATCCAGGATTCGTGGACGTCGATTGGGGTGACGGGACAAAGGATCAATACCCTTTGGTCAAGATATCTGACGGTAGTTATAGGATAGTATTCAGGTCTTTAGATATTGAGTACAAAAAGAATCCTGACGATACTACATGGTGGTATAGGAAGGAGGATGGATCTCAGTATATACCTGTTCCTCCACATAAGTATAGCGATATCAGGCGTAGGGAGGTTACGATGAGGTTCTCTAACGTAATCGATGGGGAGTTCAATATGGAGGGTATTGTCCTCCATGAGTTTCCTGTAGTTAATCTACCTAATATAACTTATTTGGCTATGGTCAGGTCCGTTTTAAAAAATGGAGATATCCCATATGACAGGATAAGCAAGAGCGTTAATCTTCGTAATATACAGATGGGAGTTTTTTCTCATCCTGGTGTTTGGGACAATTGGCCGGAAGGTTTTTTAAATATGAAAAATCTGAAGTATTTTGGATGTAACTCCGTTTTCAATTTCGCTGATAACTCTGATTCTAATTGGAGAAGATTCTCGGAATGGAAGAATCTTACTGTTTTTAATTTCAATTGGTGCAACATCCCTTCTTATGATCCGGCTTTTAATTCTATTCCGGCTACAGGTATAAATATTATAAGCGATAGGAATAATATACCTGTATTTGATGAGGTGGATAAGGTGGGGGATGATAAGGCAGGCGTTGATTTTATGGGTAATGGTAGCTCATGGAAACAAGATCTGGTAGGAGGGAAGTTGAACAAGATTCAGCGGGCATATTGTTCTTCAAGTACGGTGCCGGTAGACGATCTTCCGGATTACTTGTATGAGATAAGGGAATTTAGGGTATGGAATTTGCGTGATGGTGGTAGATTTATAAATACGCAGGAGAGGGCTGATACGTTCGTTAACACGTTTTATGATAAGATAATGTCGTGGGATTATATAACGATGTCACAGACGGCTTCTGACGGTAACAGGAATCAGTTTTATAAACTTACCTTAGATTTATATACTGCCACAGCTCCTACTAATAAGAGACCGTCTGGTGTTTATCAGGCTCCTGAGGGATTTGTCAAGGGTGTTAGTAATGGTAATCCTACGACGCCTATGGAGAAGGTGTATGTGCTTACCAATAACTACGGGCAGACATGGGTCTTGGCTCCTGCCCCGGCTTCTAAGGCCGCCCTTACGAGGGCAAGGCGGGCTGGGAAGGCTAGGATTACCCCGTTTGTCCTTGGCGTAAAGGACGGCCATGTATCCGTGTTCAGCGGAGATGTATTGGATGATAATATGAGTAAGTATAATTTCGCTGACAAATACGAGGCTATAGATATCTGTAACGATCTGGGATTGGACAGTTCACCAGTTGTCGAGTATTTCAGGAGAATAGAGGAGGGAGAGGTATGAGGCTGATATGTAAGGATACGAATAAAGGGTCTATAACCTTTTTTACTAAGGGTAAATACGCTTTTAGGGGCGTTAACAGGAATGATACTACTGATGATGTGCCTGATCCTATATTGGATGTTAATAATTATAATGAGAGTATACAGTTTTATTCCAAGACCCCCGGCATGTGCGAGGTCGATTGGGGTGATGGGAATAAAGATCAATTTCCTTTCGTGAAGGACAGGAGCGAATCCATATACGGGCGATATAGGTTGATGTTCAGAAGAAGGGATATAAGTTATCGTAAGAATCCGGATAGCCATCCATGGTGGTTTTATAAGGAAGATGGGAGTGAGTATATCCCTGCGCCTAATCATGCTTACGCTGATGGGCTAGATAAAGAGCGGGTCATTACTATGACTTTTACGAATGATATTACATTCGTTCAAGCAATTAGGATAATGATGGTAGGATTCCCGATATTAGATGCCCCAAGTATTATCAACTTAACCTTATCCATTACCGGCGATGGGAATATAACCGATATCCCTAAAGACAGGATACGTAGATCGGTAAATATAGAGTATATATCACTTAGCGAATTGGGTGTAGGGACATTGACATCCATACCAGACGATTGGGATAGGTTGACTAAGTTAAAAGGCATTAATTTAAATCAAACGGCTGATTTTAATGATACGGAGTCTTCTAATATAAGGAAATTCCCCTCTATGTGGCCTAATCTTGTAACATTAGCTTTGGCAGGTTGCAGGGTTAGGGTATATCCAAGGGAATGGCTGTCTTTTAGCAAGTTAAGAGAATTATATATATCCCCGGGAGTGGCTATGCCATCGTTTGACCCTAATACATGCCCGGCTATGGATGAGGTGGATAAGATAAATCCTAGCTTAAGGACCTTCGATCATATAAATAGATGGTATGGGTCTGTCGTGAGTTGGCATCCGTATATGATCGGCAAGGGATTGGAAAATATCACTAGCCTTGTCGCCTCATATGGCTATAGTAATATAGATGTAAGCAATCTACCGGATTATATATATGAGATGAGATCTATGAGTAGTTTTTATATGCATATCTCCTTGTTGACCCAAAGTCGATGTGATACGTTTATATCAACATTATATGAGAAGGTGATGGGGTTTGATTATCTCACTATGTCCTCCTCTGCTTCCGATGGCAAAAGAAATCAGTTTTATGGATTGTATCTAAGTATGTATTTGGCTGCCAATCCTGTTGATAAAAGGCCTAGTGGCGTATTACAGGCTCCCTCTGGTTTTATAAAGGGTCAGTCTAATGGCTCTCCGTCGAATCCTATGGAGATGGTTTATGTGCTTATGAATAATTATGGATGGAGGTTTAGTATGGCACCAGAGGCTTCGGTGTTAAGGTCAATACGATCTTCTGATATTGACACGAGGTCGTATAAGCCATATAAGCTTATTGTATTTGACGACGGGCGTACCTTTGTAGGCAATGGAGATGTTTTAGCTCATGATACGGATAAGGTATTATCGTTTGGGGGTCAACCAGAAGGGGAGTATTTGTGTGATTCTATGGGATTGGACAGGAATGTTATTGTAGAATATTTTAACAAGATAGGTAATGGCTAAGACATTATATAAATATGAGGCATCATCCAACAAGTTCGTGTGGTTCACCACATGGGATAGGGCACTTAGAAATTTTTATACCGATGATTATAATTATGTACCCGATCCTATCGTTAATAATCCATATAATACGTTTGTTGAGTTTAGATCCAGAAAGCCCGGTATGGCTAATGTGGATTGGGGGGATGGAATAAAGGAGCAGTTTCCTATGACCAAGGTTCAAGGGAAGGATAATTATCGTATTATATTCCGTTCTTTGGCAATACAACATAGGAAAAATCCCAATACTACGTGGTGGTTCAGGAAGGAGGATGGATCGCAATACGTACCTATAGATAATCATGCTTACGCTGATGGGAGGAGGGACGTACAACGGGCTGTGTCGATAGATTTTACTTGTGATATTTATTATGCCGATATCGAAACTTGCAAGATGACGGCTTTCCCGATTGTGGATATACCAGGACTTGAGTTTTTGGTCGTATCCCATACGCTGTATGTTAATGACGGTATACCTGTAGACAAGTTGTCAAGATCCAAAAAGTTAATTTATATCGATCTTCAAAATATAGGGCAAAGAATGACCGTAATTCCTGAGGCTATAACCAGTAAGACAGAGGTATATTATTTAAATATGTTTAATATGCTTGATCTTAGGGATATAGAATCTAGCGGGATAAGGAATATAAAAAATATGAAAAATCTTCAAACCCTTGAATTGTCTTCATGTTATTTGGATAGGTATATAAAGGAGTTTAATGATCTTCCTAAATTAACTTCGTTGAATATAACTCCCGGACCTTCTGATATGTGGAATTATTTTGATATAAATACCCTTCCTTTTTTCGAGGTAGATAAGATAAATCCTAACATTAATAATTTTGTTTTTTTAAAAGACTGGATGAATGGAGAAAGGAGGACGAGTTGGAATGATGATAATATGTCGGGTAGAGGATTGAATTATCTTACAGATTTTTCCGTTAGTCATAGTAATGGTATTAGGATGGACAAGCTACCGGATTATATTTATGAGATGAGGTCTATTACATGGTTTAAAGTGGATTACTCCACTCATAGCCAAAAAAGATCAGATGATTTCGTGAACTCTTTCTACGACCTTGTTGTAGGATGGGATCAGATTACTATGACATCCGTGGCTAAGGATGGGAAGAGGAACCAGTTCTATAGTCTTTCGGTAAGCATGTATGGAGCTACTTATCCAACCGAAAACCAGCGTCCTTCCGGAACGGAGCAGGCCCCAGAGGGATTCGTGAAAGGCTCGTCCAACGGGTCTCCCGCTACACCTATGGAGAAGATATATGTGCTAAAAAATAACTACGCCCAGAGATGGACGATTAAACCAGAATAATATTATGAATATCAATATTTTAAAACTAAATTGGGGGGGGGGTAAAATCCTATTTGCCTTATGATGAGAAGAAGAATGTTACCCAAAAGGAAGATAATAGAGGTATTCGAGGAATTATCTCCTCAGGATAATGGATATTGGGCGGTTCCTGATGGGGTCTATGAGGTTGAGTTCGCGTTGGTCGCCGGAGGTCTTAATGGAGGATATTCCGATGTATATAATGCCGGGAGTGGCGGTAACGGAGGTGGTGTACTAACTGGGACTATATCCGTAAATCCAGGTGTTACATATAGGGTGGTTGTAGGAGATATAGGTGGTGATAGTATATTCGGTATATATCAGGCTATTGCCGGTAACGGTGGAAGAGGCGGATATGGAGTTAAAGGGGATGGTCATGATCCTTCCCCGGGAAATCCAGGGCAAGATGGATCATATGTTTTTAACAACAAATATCCTGACCGATACCCTTATCCTATGGGCGCTGGTGGTGGATCGGGAGCTTATACAAGAGGATGGGATAAAGGCTTTTTATCCGGAGGTAAAGGTGGCAATCACGGAGGAGGTGATGGGGCTGGAGCTGAGGATACTGAGGGTGTTATTATTGATGGCGAAAATGGAGGTAATGCCACTTATTATGGTGGTGGTGGTGGAGGAGCCTCTAAAGCTTCTAATAATGGGGCTACGATCGGTCGAGGAGGATCAGGTTATCGTGGTATTATTATTTTGCATTATTTAAAAAACGGATAATATGGATAGAAATAGTATTATAAAAGAACTAGGTTCGTATTTTGATATAGTGGAATTAGTATGTCCTCATACATATAATAAGTGGAAGGACAGATCGTGGCAGTTTCTTGATACAGCGTTTCTCCATAATCTTCTTATATTACGGAGGGATATAATCAAACAGCCTATGTATTGTAATAACTGGGATAAGCAAGGGCAGTTTTCCCAACGTGGTCTTAGATGCAACATCTGTCAGATAGTTAAGGATAAGAAAGATGTTTATCTATCCGCTCATGTGTTGGGTAAGGCCGGTGATTTTGATGTCAAGTCGATGACGGCGGAACAAGCCAGAGGTTTGATTTTGGATCATCAAGATATGTTACCATATCCTTTCCGGCTTGAAGGGAAGGTGGGTTGGTTGCATTTTGATAGCCTTGATACTAGGAACGGTATACACGCTGTGGTGTTTTAGGTACTTAATGGTATAGTAGTTAACTTTGCGAGTAGGGTACAAAATGAAAGACAAAGACATGATAGAGCGAGTAGGGGCTTTGTGGAATATTGCGCTTGCGTATGGTGCCTCTTGTTGGGCTTACTTCCAGCCAGTGCATCATTTATTGATTGTATTACTTATAGTATTAATAGCTAATTTTTTAGCTAGGTTAGCGCAAAGCATAAGGGGCTGGAAGCTCCGACGGAGTCGTAGAAGAAGGTTTAGTTTTAAGAGATGGCTTAGGGAGGTCAGGTTAACTGATATTCTTAAGGAGTTCGCTTTGTCCTGTTTTATAGTAATGACATTATGTGTTATATATAAGACGTTATACCCGATCGAGGAGGAGGCTAGCATGATACTTACCGTTACCAAATATGGGGTGTATATAGCTCTTGTTGGATATGTTATGCTTTTCCTGAATACGATAGGGGATGCTTTTGCTGACGCTTATCTGGTTAAGGTGTTCAAGGCTGTATTCAATAGGATAAACGTATTCAAGATGTTTAGTTTTTCCAAGAACATACCTGACGAGACGTTTGACGATATAAGGAGGATTGCCGATGATGAGGTTAAGGATAAGTCTTAGGGCGATTGTTTGTTTAGGTCTGTCGCTATTCCTGTCCTCTTGTGGAAGCAGGAGGCAGGTTAGCGAGGCGTCTATTGATAGCCGGCTGATAAGCAGGATAGAGACGATGATAAACGAAGTTATAGACCGCAAGATGGTGGAGATAAAGACCTCTGATCTTAATGCCGATATCGTTATAACTGAGAGGAAATTCGATACGGATAAGGATATTGATCCCGCCACGGGAGAGCGACCGGTATCGTCCGTGACTGACGCCCATATCGTCATCGGCCGGCGGGATAGCACGGTGACGACCGATTCCCTTGGCGTTGATAAGACGATCACCGGTATTGAGGATATTGATAAGAAGACAGACATCAAGCATAAGGATATAGACGATAATGAGGAATCAAGGTGGCCGATGGCTATTATCTTTATGTCGATCTTAGGTATATTGGTTGTATTATTCGTGTTGTTGAAAAGATTCGGATTGATAAAATAATAGGTGTACAAGAAACCCCATACACCTATTGGTTATCACCCCAGAAAAGAATTGCAAATATGAGGTCAGTCTCGGATTCGAACCGAGGTATATGGTTTTGCAGACCACCGACTAAACCTACTCATCCAACCGACCGTGACGCGAATATAAAGATTTTATTTGACCAGATGACTTAATTAACCATCTTTTTAACTAACAACTTTCCTTAAAGCCAAATAGTTCTTATTTAACTTCTGGAACCGTAGAGATAATTGTATAGACAAGCATTGTTTTTAGGTGGCTCTTGTTGGAAGCCAATGAACAAGGTGGCGGCGTCATGGCGTGGGGCTGGTGGTTGCCTTCCATGGCCGGCCAGGAGCGGAGCGACTCACGATCCACCCTGCCGATTCCCTTTGGCACTTCACGCTTTAGCGCAGAAAAGAAGTAAACATATAGGATCATTATGTTTAAAGATAGTAGTCATCTGCCAAATAAGATCGAATGTAAGGATATAGTAAATATCTCAATAATACAATCATAAAGAGTCTTGAGTGGGATTATTAAGATCTTTATCTGCCAACATACTACTCATTTTTAAATTAATGTTTTTTGGATGTTTACTTTAGATAATAAAAGGCGTTAGCTAACATCATTTCATTAATCGGGTTATTAATTAGAAATTGGTAAGAATTAAATAAAGGAATGCTTTATAATGAGATTTGCTTCAGAAAGAGGCGAAGCTTCTTATTACACATGTCACAAAATGGACAACTGTGTTTCAGCAAGTTATGTTATTAATGAAATAATAATGGTGATATATAGGGAAATTAATTCATCTTATTCTTTTAAAGGTCTTATATTTTGCTTATATTTGAAGTGGACAAAATATGAACAATATGAATTTCGACTTGAATTATATAAGGAAATGCTCTTCTATGATAAAGGAATTTCCGGTGTATACCGAGGCTGAGAAGAAGCAGGTAGATGAGGGGTGTACTTGCATTAAGCTATCTAAAGGTCAGCCTATATATCCGCGTAATTTCAAGAAACGTAGAGATACTTTCGCTGGCGCTGATTATACCACGGCTAATCCTAGGAACATCAGTCCTGATGATATTTATATATCTCCCTACTTTAGGCTTAAGATTATTATGGCTATTATCATCAACTTTGATAGAGCTATAGTGTTTAATAGGATATCTGATAAAGATTTTAAGCTAGGTATGACGTACCGGTTTATCTATGAGTATGTAGGATCGTTTAAGTGTTTTGAGAAGGCTTATAAGATGATATCGATGGTGGTTGATAGCGAGTTGTCGATCATGAGATCAATCGGTGATTATAATTATAAGTGGAATATTCGCAAGGTTTATCCATCATGCTTTGTAGGCAAGGCTAAGTTCAGGTATATTGGCGGCGAGGACAATGCACCTGTAAGTTCAAAGGGGAGGGCTAATAAAGCTAGAAGAGCCGCTGTTGATTACAAAGTTATGATTATGGTGAATATCATAAATACCAGATCTGCGAGTAAGATAAGGAAGATGATTGACTCTGATGGTAGTCTTAAAAACAATGGCAAAAGGTTTGACGGCAGGAATGATAAAGTTCTTTTCAGTATATTCAATAGTCATTTGATTCACGAGGGGTTTAAGGAAGTTAAAACCTCGTCCTTATATAAGTACTTGAAAGAGGCCTTAGATTTTTTAGCTGTAAGTCTATTAGAGTTAAGATCTATTGCTGATAGAGCTATTTCTGACATAGAGGAGGGCAAGGAAGGATATGAGTTTGGCCTATACTCTTATGATGACTGTTTTGATATTAATTCTTTTGTGGAGGATTCGTGATGAGTAATCTTATTATTGTAAGAAGTGGTGATATATATGTCATCTTTAACCATGATAATGATATGTTTAACATTCAAGATCTATCTGATTTTATTGGATGTAAGAGTGTTTTATCGTCTATTGTGAAAGATCCGCTAAATGGGGCTATGTATATTGTTGAGGATGTATCTGGGCAGAAGTGGGGTGATATCGTGGCTTTGGTAAGATTCGGTTGTATGGTGAATAAGTCTATTGTAAAGGATTTGATCATTAAGTCTATTAGGTTATGGGTGGAGATATGTGACTTCTCTTATGATGATACCGATCCATCTACATCCGATCCTATATACGATACGTTCCTTTTTAAGAGTTATATGTCTGTAGCCGGGGACAACCCTGACCTTAACAAGTTTATTGTATCCCTTAGAGGGAGGATGCTTAAATACGATCTAAGATCTCTTTATCTTTACCTAGCTATATTCATGGCTATCAACGGAGGCATTCTTCTTAGCGAGGACGATCTTCTTGCCGCTCTTATCTTATGATTGTATTTGTGATGTTGATCAAATTAGTATCTTTGTGAAAAAGATACGAGATGAATCAGATTAATATCATACCAAAGATAATTCATGATAAGTTCGCCGCTAGGATTATTATGGATGATTACGATATAGAGAAACCTATCGTAATTACTGTCGTGGCTAGACGTAACGATGGTGAGTATAATACCCAGATACTAACATACCCGACATCTGGCGTTGATTATGAGGGTAATGTAAGGATGGTGTTTTTCGATGTCGCTAGGTCTCATGTTTGCCAGATAACATCGGTGTTTATCAACGGTCATGAGGTCAAGACATATTATACCGATGTCCCGGACCTTGATATGCAGGCTCGTTATGACGATAGCTTGTGCCGGTACGATAAGAAGGTTAATATGAATGATATTAGGCTGTCATTTCAGGTGCTAGAGACACGTGATCCTAAGGTGCTTCAGGTATTGGATGAGTCTGAGTGGGGGCTACTGGAGGACAGGAAGGCGATTATCGAGATCACTACGCCGGGCATGTCCGACCCCGTTACGTTGTTCCTTGGCAAGAATCAGGTCAATACCTTTACCAGTTTAACACTAGGTCTCAATTGCTTTAATTACGATGATTGTAATGTCAAGTACCTTGACCTACCTGATGGTATATATGATATCAAGATCATAGGTAGCCCTTCTACTTACAACTTCAGTCGCAAGTATCTTAAGACGGATCTTATACGCAGACGTCTTGATCGGCTATGGATTAAGACTGATATCCTATGCGAGGACAAGGATAAGGATCTTATAAATAAGATACAGGAGATGGAGACACTTATGGTCGTAGCGGAGGCTAACGTTAGGTTGGACAATATAGAGGCGGCTCATGAGATCATTGATCGTGTCGGAGAGCTTCTTGAGATGGCTACCAATTGCGTGGATTGTTGAATAAAAAAATATAGTTATGGGTTGTAATACTTGTAAGGAAAAGGCGTTAAGGGCCGAGAGAGAAAGAATTGAGAGAAGTATGATGAATCATTCTTCTTCTACCGTTGTTAGCGATAGGGAATATGCTTCTAGAAGCACCGCTGGTTGTATGGTTATGCAAGATCCGTTGCAGACCATGGAACGTGACGTGGTTAGTATATATAAGCAAGTTCGTACCAAGGGTGATGGCGTGGGTGTATCTTATCTTAATATGCAGAAAAAGATCCGTGAATGGATCAAGAACCTGCCATATGGATGCCCGCCTGACGAGGAGGTACAGGAAATGAGAAAGGAGATTCTGGATGGGCGCGCAAAGTATATCAAGCCTTGATAGAATAGACCTATGTAGGGTCGTAGACGAATGGCTGTCTTGTCAATGGAGTGGATACATGAGGTATCATAGGTACAGGATCGGGAATAAGCCTGATGTATCTTATTGGGGCAAGATAATTCGTCTACAAAGGTCATTATGCGATAATGATTGCGGGTTATGCCCGGATGAGATAAGATCGTTAAAGGAACATATTAACAGGTTACTAGTATGATAAAAACTTCATAAATATCACTTAATTATATTGTAAATCAATAGCATAATTACTAAATTAGAGGCATGATAAAGGCATTCAAATATCGTATATATCCTAACAGGTCTCAGGAAATACTATTTTCCAAGACCTTTGGATGCGTGCGTCTTATTTGGAACGCCAATGTCGCTTCTTTTAATTCCTATGATAAGGATATCAATCCTAATCCCAATATTATCCAGAAGTCTGATCTTATTGATAATAAGCCTTGGCTATCCGAGGTATCGGCAGCGGCTATCCAACAGAAGGTGATGGATTTCAAGGAGACTTTAAAACAACACTTCTCCAAGAACAGGAAAAAGAAGATAGGCAGGCCTTCGTTTAAGAAGAAAGGTAATACCCAGTCTTATAGACTTCCTAACCAGAAATTCAGGATAGAGGGAGACAGGATCAGAATTGAGAAGATAGGATGGGTGAAGATGGTTGTTGACAGGAATATACCTGATAACGGTAAGATTATTTCTTGTACTATATCTAAGAATCCCTCTAATCAGTATTTCGTGTCTATAACCGTTGATTGCGAGATAACCAAGAAACCTAAGACTGGTAAGGAGGTAGGTATAGACTTAGGAATAAAGGAATTCGCCACCTTATCTGATGGAGTTGTCATAGATAATCCTAAGCATCTTAGAGAAAACCAATCCAAGATATCAAGGATTCAGAAGCATATGTCAAGAAAAGTCAAGGGTAGCAGTAGATGGCATAAGAATAGGCTTAGAATAGCTAGATTGTACAATAAGATATCTAATAAGAGATTATGGTTCTTACATAATCTAACCACTTATCTTGTCGATAACTACGACACGATATGTATTGAGGACTTGAACGTCTCAGGCATGTTAAAGAGTCATAGATTAGCCAATTCTATATCCGATGCCAGCTTCAGCCTATTCAGGTCCTTGCTTGAGTATAAGTGTGAGTGGTATGGAAAGACCCTATCTGTCATAGACAGATTTTATCCTTCCTCCAAAACCTGTAGTAATTGTGGTTGGAAGAAGGATGACTTGACTTTGTCGGACAGGACTTTTATCTGTGAGAATTGCGGCTTGACCCTTGACAGGGATCTTAACGCCGCTTTGAATATCAAGAGGGTAGGAGTTGATATCCTCTATAATCGGACGCTGAGGGATGAGGTTGCGAGTCCCGGTGAAGCGTTTAAAATTAAGTAGTTTACTATGTTTTACTATAAAATTTACAACTATCAGGGAGGCTATAGATGTCCGGGATCTCGGAGATTCTTGCGTGAAGGTAAGTGGTGATAAGACCGTAGCGAAAGTTCTTTATGCTTTGGAGGATAAGATTTGTAATGGGTAATTAATGTCCTGATTTTAGGATATTAAAAATAGCCAATTGGATTGTGTTTGTCACACCAATTGGCTATTTTTGTATGTCCGCCGACTCTCACGAGGGAGCGGACATAAAGTAATTAATTATTAACTTCAAAATTAGATTAAAAAATGAAGACAGTAAATGTTTTAACAAGAAAGATGGGTGATTTTAACGTTTTTCAAAGAACGAGTGATGGTTATTTTGAAGCGTATGAGTTGGTGAGGCAATGGAACTCTTTGGAAGGGAATGAGCAAAGGAAGATGGATGTGTTTTTATCTTCGACTAAAACAAAGGAGTTTATTGATGCGTTATTAGAAGATTTATCTATTAATAGTTTTGGGCAAAAATGCCCAAAAATTGATAATCAATTAGTTAAGAAGTCTACTGTAAAAGAACATGGTAAATCTGGAAGACCTAAGAAGCAAGTATGGATGCACCCGTTTTTGTTTATCAAGTTTGCTATGTGGATAAATCCAAGGTTTGAGGTTCAAGTCATTAGATTTGTTCATGATCAGCTTATAGATTACAGGGATAAGGCTGGTGATGCTTACAAGAGAATGTCTTCTGCTTTATCTAAGATTGTAGATTCGTCAAGATTTAAAGATAAGGTACAGGATTTAGCTAGGTCTGTAAATATTATCGTTTATGGTCTTCATGAGACCATGATAAGAAATTCCGTAGGTGAAGAGATTAAGGCTAAAGAATTGATGGAACTGGAAATTGATATAGCCAAGATGATTGAGTTTGGATATATAACTACTGAAGAACAGTTAAGGGATTATTTGTATAAGGTTTTGAGAAGCAAAAAGGCTCTTCCTTTGTGATTTGGATTTTAATCGTATATTTGTGTCAAAGTTAATTACGATGATATACGGCAATAAAGAAATAGTACGGACGTTCACCAGAAACAACCTACCTGCCGGGTACGTGGGCGGCTCTGTTGACTACCGGGTCCCGCCCAACGTATATTTTGGCGATACGAAGGAGGAGGCTGACAGCAAGGCTGAGGATGATATCAACGCCAATGGTCAGGACTACGCCAACACATATGCCGACATAATACCGTCCGTATGGTATAATGATCAGGTATGCGATGAGTTTATTAAGAACAATTGCGTAAGCGGTAAGGGATCCAAGGAACAGATATGTGTAGAGAAAGGTAGGTTTGTCTCTTACGTATCCAAGAAGGATGCCAATGATAAGGCCAGGGTGGAGCTGAACCGGATCGGGCAGGGGGAGGCCAACTCCGTCGGGGCTTGCTGCGAGGACTGGGCCTCACAGACTTTTCGTGGCTTGTTTTACAAGAACGATTGCGAGGCTGGCACATCAGGCAAGGAAGGTATTGTATATGAATTACCAGCCGGAGCTGTCATATCCGATATATCCCAGATAGACGCCGATACGTTAGCCTATAGGAAGTTCATGAAAGAAGGTCAGGAGAAGGCTAATGCCGAGGGTAGTTGTTCACCTGTATTCTATAATACTATGATCGGTGATTGGTTTGAGAAGGTATGCCCGTTTGGATATAAATCATGTAGGGTATATTATTCTATCAAAGCCAATAGGTTTAGATCATGGATATCGGTTGAGGATGCCAATGCCAAGGCTCGTGAGGTTTTGATGGTAGAAGGACAGGAATACGCTGATCTTAATCTTGAGTGTGAGAAATGGATTGAGAATATTGATCAAGAGGATCAATGTTATTGGTAATAATGCGTTTGTGTTTTCCATAATAACCTCAAATAGTATTAAAATCGATAAAAATTATTAGTCGTTTTTAATATACCCTTTAACAGGGTCAGGTTATTAGCCTAAGCCTTGAAATAGAGGCTACGTTGGTCAGGAATATATAGTTACCAAGGGATGTTTACCCAAGTCCCTTGCTCTAAGGCAGGTGGTTAAAAGGAGTAGCGTATTTGGTGAAACAGTGCCGCCTACGCGAAACCCTTTCCAACATTGGCGATGGGTACTAACAGGAGCGATCCTGACTTATCCCTTAACCGGGATTACATTCCAGGGGAACCCTCGGGTTCCTGAGGAATGTTTTAAAGCTTGTATGTAGTTTAATAAGTTTAACAGATTTATTAATATGGATGATTGTGAGCATAGCGTAATTTTGGATTATTTTTCACGTAAATATTTTAATATGAGAGATAGCGTTGAGGTGGTAGATACGTTATCTGGAAAGACTATTCGTGTGGATAATGATCAGTATATTCGTATTCAGGATTTAATACTTAAATTGGATATGCTTTTTATTGAAGATCCTTACAAATGTAGGGTACTGATGGATATACTTGATATAGATTATATTTATCTGTCTATATTTTCTATGAAAAATATTTGCACTAAAAGAGATAAGCCCTATAAAACATATATAGCGTTTGATGAGAATACGCTGTTATATAAAATAGGTAGATCTTCTAATCCATTTAAGAGGATAAAAAGCTCTTCTACATTTTCTCCTTTTGTTAAATTGATGTTTGTGTCTGACAGAGATATAGAATCGGTCATTCATGATAAATATAGTAAATATAGAAGATTGGGAGAATGGTTTGATTTATCCGAAAAGGATTTATGTGATATCGTGAACAATTATGGCTTTATTAAATATGAAGAAAGATGAGGGATAAAAAGTATGTGTGTATAACTGATTTGATGAATAAGGCTAGAGATATTGATAACAAGAGTATAAAATTATCTGATGTTATCAAATATCCTTCGTCGTCTCTTGTGATAAAATCGTTCCTCTCTTCTTTTGGGATAGATTTAAAAGACGAGCCTGTTACTTTGATGGTCTTAAAAAGAGAAGGCTTCGCTAAGAGAATAGGCAAGGGCGATGGGCAGAAGTGGATGATAGAATTTAACCTGTCTTTTATATTGCTATTTTTAGCTTTTGGGAGTTTAGCATATGATTTGCTGTACGATAATATTTGATTGATATTACAATTTGTAGAAGCCGGGAATAATTCTCGGCTTCGTTGTTTAATAACGTATGTTGTCTTATAATCAAACCAAATAAGTATCTTTGCTAAAAACATTAATATTATTAATATGTGCAATTCAGGTGGTTGTTGTCATGATCATTCACGGGAACGTCCCGAGGAGTGTTGTCATGGCGTTAAGATAGATAGATTTCTTAACAAATGCTCTAACGATCCTTGTGATCCTTGCGATCGGGATTGTCAGGACGAGCCTTGTGTTGGCTATGGATGTCCTATAGTTTTATATGATAAATGCGTCTTATACTCAGGTGATGAGTTGGTGGTGGACGGTATAGAGAAAGGTACTGATATATCTGTCGTTGTAGACTCATTGAGGCGTATTATAGCGTCTAGGGATAAGCAGATAGATTTGTACCATCGTGAGGTTCTGGATTTGAAGAGGATTATAAACGAGCTTGTCAACGCCGGTGGTAGCGGCGGGGATAGCGGAACTGAAGAGGAGGTTTGGTGATGAACGGTTGCAACAAAAAACAATACAGGCCTACTGTAGATGAGACGAAGGTGCCATGTTCTACATATATGAGCACCGATTGTATTTATCCCGGTGATAAGGTACGTGTGGAGTCGCTGGGATTGTCCCCTAATTGCGATATGTCCGATACCCTTAACGCTATGATAAAGGCTATACGGGACAGGGATGCGGAGATATCCGAGTTAAGAAGAATGATCAATAAATTAATTTGACATGAGAAGTAATTGTAATCCATGTAAGCCGGAATATAGACCGGGAAATGAATGTAGTATCTACAGTTCCCAGATCATATATGATGGTCAGTCGTTTCCTGAGGCAGATATCAGGAACGGAGATGGCATGAATAGCGTAATCGAGTCTCTGGTAAGGAAGCTGGTTGCCGTATCTGGAGCAACGGCGTCCATCCAAAGGGATTCGTTTAAGGGAGTGCAGGCCGTAAGGTTAAGATACGAGCCTCTGAATGTTCTTAGCGTGACCTACTGCGGTACTATCGTACCTAACGACGGGTATGTGGTTTCCGGAAGATCTGTTAAGTTTAAGAAAAGGTATTGCATGGGCGATGAGTTCGCTGATGTTAATATCGTATATACTACATTGAATAGTAATATTTTAAATACTTCATGCTATGGCTAAGAGAGTGTATGATACGGTCTTGGCTTCCGAGTGTGACGGTTGGGTATGTGGTGAGACACTTAAGAAAGGGTCTGTCCCAGCAGATAGGTTGGAGCTTGATTCTTTTTCAGAGGCCGTCAGGGAGCTTATAGAGCGTTTTTTCGAGGAGGGATGGTTACCGGACATGATCTGCGATCTTGGTTGTGGTGGCGCCAGCGTGTTTGAGATTAAGCCTACTAACTTCGAGTATCCTCCTGAGGGTGGTGAGCAGATTCTGGAGATTATCGTAGGTAAGAGTGATAAATGGACTATAACGCAAGCAGAGTGATATGGCGAATAATTTAAAAGATATTCTTGCCAAGATCGAGCAAGGTTCCTCATGGGTATCCTACGACAAGATCTCCGGTACCGGCCCCGACAAGGTGGCTATCAAGGTAGAGCCGGGATGGATGGGTAGGCTACCTAGGGAGACTTACGTAGCGGTCGAGAAAGGCAAGGTTACGAAGCTCGCCACTATAACCCAGAAGGGTATGGAGCGGGTAAGCGTGGATCCGACCAATATCATGTTCGACATGGAGGGTGGGACGGCGGTCATCAACGCCAAGCTCAACTCCGCCTCGGTCAAGGCTTCCTGCCTTACTCTTGGTGGTTCGGTGAGCAAGTCTTATATAGTTTCCATGAACGTGAACGGATTATCCATGAAGGTACCGGAAGAGGATAGCAGGTATATAGTGTATGCCGATCCTGAGGATCCCGGAGCCACTGATTTGTATGAGGCTAGCTTTGTCATAGCTATGCCTAAGAATATGGATAACGAACAACATCATGAGATGTTTGTCTTGAACGGTAAGGTTGTTAATATCAATCAACAGCCTAATGATATACCTTATATCATACTTGATCATGACTTCGATAACGTGACTAGCGAGAACGGTCAGGTTGTCATCGATATCAAGTCCAATACCGAGTATGATATCGAGCTGGTATGTTGCACTTGCGGTGATGGTAGTGAGCCGGAGCCGGAACCACCCTTCAACGTGGATCCGCAAAGGTTGACGCTTAATAAGGATGGTGATACCCAAATCGTGAGGGTAGAGGCCGGAGATGATGTTTCATGGAGAATAACTGAAGGATAATATGGCAAGGGAAATAGATAAGAATTGTGTCGAGGGTAATTGCTTTGCCATTAACGACAAGAGCCATGGGGTAGGCGATAATAAGCTTAACATCGTATACAAGGCTAATTATACCGGTCAGATCTGTACGGCTAAGTTCCGTATAACGTCAAAGGACGGTAATATTGTCAAGGAGTATATGATAGCCCAAGACGCCAAGCCCGTTTATTATAATATCAAGATGGTTCAGCCGTTCACCAAGGATGACTGTTTGGCCAACCAACATGGATCGGTGGTGTTGTATACGGTCGAGGAAAGGACTTACAAGTCGTTTATCTCGCAGGAGGACGCAGACGCCAAGGCTATGGAGGATATAGCCCTGAACGGTCAGAAATACGCCAACGAGCATGGTGAGTGTATAACCGATATCTGGTATAACGAGGAGCAGAGGAAGACGTTTATACGTAATAATTGCGATAAGTTCAGTGACGGTCAGGAATATGTTTATATCATTCCTGAGGGCAAGTACGTATCTTCCATCTCTCAGGAGGACGCCGATAGGAAGGCTCTTGAGGATATTGAGAAGAACGGTCAACAACAAGCCAATTTGGAGGGTGAGTGTAAGCCTAAGGAGAATATCTATTATGGTAAGTTTAGCAAGACCTTTACCCGTAACAATTGTGACTCCACCCAATACGGTACGGATGTGGTTGTTAACGAGACGATGGTTACAGGAGACTTCAGATCCATCGTATCTCAGGAAGACGCTAATAGCCTAGCAAGGGCTGCTGTCGAGGCTCAAGGCCAGGATATAGCGAATATCAAGGGTAACTGTGAGAAGATACCGGTATTTACCGGATCGTACTCTAAGGTATTCCAGAGAACCAACTGTCCTGAGGGTTCTACTCCTGTTGACTTCACCGTGGACGAGAAGATGTGTTCTGGATATCCGTTCACTTCTACGGTATCGCAGGATGCCGCCAACAAGCTGGCGCAGGACGCTGTCGAGGCGCAAGGTCAGGCTATCACCAACGAGCGTGGCGACTGTCAGACTAACGTCTACTATAACGTAAGGATGGAGAAGACAGTCACTAGAAACAATTGCGATGAGTTCCATATCGGTCAACCTTATACTTATGTTGTAGCCGCTGGTAAGTACTTCTCTATTATCTCTCAGGAGGATGCTGACAATAAGGCTAAGGCCGATCTTGAGGCTAACGCCCAGCAACAAGCCAACCTAGAAGGTGAGTGTAAGGAGAAGACGATCTACTACGGTAGGTATAATAAGGAGTTCACTCGTAACAACTGTGATGAGACTCAATACGGTACTAAGGTTGTCGTGGATGAGACTATGGTGACAGGGGATTTCAGGTCTACCGTATCTCAGGAAGACGCCAACAATAAGGCTAAGGCCGCTGTCGAGGCTCAAGGTCAGGATGTGGCTAACGTAAAAGGTAAGTGCGAGAAGGTGCCTGTATATACCGGTACTTATACACGTACGTTTACCCGTAACAATTGTGGTACTGGCACTGGTGGTACTTATACGGTAAATGATAGGATGGTTGACGGTTATCCGTTCACGTCTACCGTATCTCAGGAGGATGCCAATAACAAGGCTAAGGCCGCCGTTGACGCCCAAGGACAGGCTCTCGCTAACGTCCATGCCCTTTGCACATTCACTGGTCGCGCTTCCTTGGAGTTCACGAGAAACAACTGTGGTGAGTGTAAGATCGGATCTAAGGTGACGATCACCCAAGATATGGTAGAAGGACACCCATTCCAGTCTAAAGACTCCCAGACCGCCGCTGACGCTATGGCCATGACCGCCGTACAGGCTCAAGGACAGTCTTTGGCTAACACCAAGGGTACTTGCTCTAACGCCACTATGTATACCGGTAGGGCTAGCTTCGAGTTCACTAAGAGCAATTGTGGAGCTAATCAGATAGGAGATCCGTTCACCGTGACACAGGATATGGTCGATGGTCATCCGTTCCAGTCTTGCGTATCGCAGGATGAGGCTAACTTGGTGGCTATGGCCGCTGTCATGAATCAAGGACAGAGGGTTGCCGATGAGCGTGGTACTTGCCATGAGGCTTCTAAGTACACCGGTCATTATAGTGAGGTGTTCGAGAAGAATAATTGTCCATCCGGATTGATACCTTCATCTGTTAACGTTACGGAGGCTGATGTCACTGGTGGTCCGTTCTATTCTTATGAGAGTCAGTTTGCCGCCGACGAGCTTGCTAAGGCCGCTGTCAAGGCGCAAGGTCAGGCTATAGCCAATGATCGTGGTACTTGTGATGAGCTGAAGATATATGTAGGTAATTATAGCAAGGAGTTCACTCCTAAGTGTCCTACTTGTCAGTACGCCGATCCTATCACCGTAACTCCGGATCTTATGGGTCAGTTCTTCACCTCAACCCGTTCTCAGGAAGAGGCAGACGCTTTGGCTAAGGCCTATATCGACAGAATGGGTCAGGCGTTCGTCAATAAGAACTACGATGATACGTGCCATACGAAGACCGAGCAACCGGTATGGGAGACTATAGAGACTATATGTAAGGACTGTATCTCTCAGTTACATCAACGTAACACTAATACCTGTTATACTGATCCTGATAATCAAGAGCGGTATATAGCTGGTGGTAATAATACATGTTTCTGGTTTGGTACGGCATCCAAGGCCTTTACCCGTCAATGTGCGGATGGTGGAGTTGGAAGCTCTGTTACCGTAACTCAGAATGATGTTACGGATCCAAGTCCTAGCTCTGATGGTAAGTTTAAGTCATGTGTATCCCAAGCTGACGCTAACGCCAAGGCATTGGCCGCCGTGAACTCTCAGGGTCAGGCCGTGGCCAACTCGAAGGGCACTTGTACTTGGACAGGAAGCTATACCGGTCAGGTTCAGAAGAACAATTGCGCTGATGGCGGCGTAGGCGACATGGTATCCGTAAGTAGCGACAGGCTGCCGGGACATCCGTATACCTCCAACATATCTTTGGCTGACGCTAATAAGAAGGCCGAGAATGCTGTTCGTGGAGCCGATGGACAGAACTACGCCAATAAGAACGGTGGATGTACTTGGACTTACGTGGCAAGCCGTGACTTCTATAAGAACAATTGCGCCGATGGTGGGGTTGGTCAGAGAATAACGGTGACCTCTACGCAAGCCAACGGCGGTACGCCTATCACCAGCAAGGTTTCTTTGGCTGATGCCAGGAGCAAGGCAGAGCAGATCCTAGACCAGAGAGGACAGGATTACGCTAACCAGCATGGCACTTGTGTGTGGACCGGTACTGGAAGCGCTACCTTCTACAAGGATAATTGCGGAACATGTAAACATGGTGTAGCTTTATCCGTTCCTTATAGTGCCTTAGGATTGTCAGCGTTGACATCTACCGTATCTAAGGCGGATGCCGACAGCAAGGTTCAAAACGCTTTCAAGAATGATACGGCTACCAAGAACGCTGCTCAGGCTTACGCCAACAAGAATGGTGATTGCGCCGATGATGATGATACTCCTACTTATGGCAATTGGAGTTATTATTGCGACGGGTGTACCTATCGTAAGAAAAGGAGTCAAACCAATTCTTGTTCGTCGGCTCAAGACCAAGATGAAGTAATAGAGTACGATTCAAGGTCTTGTGGATGCGGATGTGATAATACATACCATATGGATAATAGCAGGTGTAATAATGGTAATAGCGAGGAGCATTATTCTAGCGAGTGCGATCCTACAGGATATTGGCAGAATGGTGGTGAACATTGCTGTAATCCACATGACTACACTATCTATACCAATGAGGTATGTAAGGGATGTTCGGGCGAATGCGGTGATGTATGTGTTCCTGATAGCCCTATTAAGGTGGTTAGCGCTGGTGAATTTTGTGCTTCTTCATCGAATTTGGCTAGTGAACAAGCTTATAACAAGTATAAAGAGTACAAGGATGCATTCCAAAATTTAGTTGATGCTAGGGCATGTCCTGAAAAGGTATGTAATGATGAGGTTAGATATACCGCCACTAAGCAGGGATGTCCATCTAATTGTACCGCTCCTACATACACGGATTATTGGTCAGCCGGTGGTAATAGAGGCGCTTGGTGTGAGTGTAACGGTGATAAGGCCGCACTTACCGCCGCGGCCCTAGAGAACCTGAAACAGATATGCCAGGAAAGAGCCAACGCTTTGGAGTGCGATTGCCCGGAGGTGAAGAATTGGTCAGCCAACGCCTATATAGATGGCAATCCTTGTGATGGTGCCCCTTCTGGAACTTCTGCGCTAAGGGTTGAGGTCGAGATTACGTATAGTAATGAATGTACTACACAGAAGAGTTTAACGGTAACGGCTACAAGTTCAGGAACTACTATCGGAAGTACGACAGTAACTATACCTACTGGATCTGGTACAAAACAGGCTACGATATCTTTCGATCGTGGATATCCATGTAATTCCATCAATGTAAGTGGAAGAGCTGGTGGTCAATGTTAAGAGTCTGATATATAATAAAAAGGAGAGGCTAAATAAGTCTCTCCTTTTTTGTTTATTAATCTGGATCCCAAGATCCTGATATGTTACTAGGGTCACATCCTGAACTAAAGAAACCGGTACTAGACCAACTTCCCGACTTGCCAGATATGGTAGTATGCGCAGAATAGTTGTCAGATACATTAGAACAGTAGGTGATTATATACCATTTTACACTAAAATCGTAAAATGATATATATCTATACGGGAATCCGTACCGGGTTCCACCAAAACCCTCTACCTTCTGGTAACGTAGTTACATCGAAGGATTCTTTTGATTTTCTTATAATATTAAATGCCCCGTTGATATCAGCATTGATAATCGCTCCAGACCCGGTTCTGAATAAACCCCGTTTGGAGCGATTACCTTTGTAAGAATCATGCTTTACCGGTTTCTCATTGTCTAAGAAACTACATTTGGATGTATATGATTCTTCTACAATACTAACATTAATGCCTTCTAACTCACATTTATAGGAAATCATACTGATCAAAGTATTAAAAGGTATAGAAACAAAATTCTGGTTATTTCGTTTCCCGATATTGATCTCTTGTTTCCAGCATCGGTTATGACCGATTACGATCGTATTAATGCCATTGGAAACTACGTGATTAACCAATATCCTACTTGCTTTATGCAAATAATCTTTGATCTTGTTATTCCGTTTGTTAGTTAATGAAATGATTTGTTTCGAAACATATTTGTTTTTACCTAATTTAGATTTTAAATATGCTAAACGTTTATTATAATACTGGTTAATAGACTTTAGTGGTCTGCCATTTATGATAAAACAAGATCCGGTGTTTGAAACACATGATGCTAAGTTGTTAAGACCTATGTCAATACCAAGGTATTTACCGTTATCACCAAGTCTTTCCTTTTCCTTTTTGTTATAAACGATCTCCAATGAAATAAATCCGTTTTTAGGAACGAATCTAAGTTGTTGAATATTTTGTTTGTTGGTACGGGTTGTGAAGGAAAATTGCTTTGGTAGTTTAACAACTCCTTGTTTTATCCATTTTTGTGAGAATGCTATGGTAGTAAATACAGCCATAAACAATCCATCCTTATCAAGATACTTGGGAATCCTAACTGGTTCAGAATACTCACCTCTGTTTTTCTTATTAAGAAGATTGAAAAAAGATTTGAAGTTTCTATCAACCATCATAAGAACCTGTTGTGAAACAGGCGTAGGTAGAGCTCTATAATCTGGATCATTTTCATCCCTTAGCTTCTTTTCAAGGGAATAGTAGTTTAGGTATTTGTATTTTACTGTATTGTCATCCTTGTATTGGAAATAATGTTGCCTAACAACATACAAACCTTTATTGTATAAGTTTTTACACTTATGCAATAAATCCATCAGTTCCTTGTAGTAAGGAGAAGATGGCTTGATTGTATGTTGTTCGACTAATCTCATGTTGCAAATGTACGGATTTTTATTTATATATAAAATAAATTGGTCATATTTGTGGTGTAAAGATGTATATAATTGCCGAACAGTATAACCTAACGGTTCCTCCTTGACTAAACCCAGAGCAAGCGTCTCCACCGTCCCAATGAAGGGTAAACTTAGCACCTGGAGGAGATGTGTATGTTTTATCTATGGATACCCATACGCTCATATTACATTCTACTGGCGGGCAATCGCACTCCAAAGCGTTGGCTCTTTCCTGGCATATCTGTTTCAGGTTCTCTAGGGCCGCGGCGGTAAGTCGGATCTATATCTTTCTTGATACGTTTTATTTGTTTATCGACTAAAATCATTAATATTGTAACATCAATATTAAAACATAACGCTATGGCATGTACTAAGAAAAAGAAAATGGCTAATGGAGGCAAGATCTCCGAGAAAAAGAAACCTCAAATGAAATGCGGAGGCAAGGTTAAGAAAAAGAAGTGATAACCGGAGGGGTATATCCCCTCCTCAGTATTTAGCATATGAAAAATTCAGAGTTTGTATCTAGGATTATAAATGACATGAACTCCATAAGCAAGGACGCCCATGTCAGCAGGAGATGGATATTGTCTATAGGGAGGCAAAAAGCTAGATCTTATATAGCCCAGAAGTACGCTGACGGGACTTTATTCGGCGAGGAATCGCTATATACCCATATCAATTGTGTGGAGATGGAAAGGATCCAGAAGATTGATTGTTGCTTTGATGAGTTCAAGTTATGCCGGGTTCTTATGAGATCCAAGAAAAGGCTTCCTGATATGATATATACCCGTATAGGGCCGGCTATTATCAAGGTGTCTAACATCACTGATGATATTATATTCACCTCTATATCGTTAAGGAAGTACGCTAATAATAAGGATCGTAAATACGGGAATATAGACCAATATTATTATTATATCAATGATGGATATATCTATATACCTGATATAAATATAGAAGCTATAAACGTGGATCTTATAACCCTTGACAGGAAAGCGGCGTTAGAACTAGGGGGATGTGGAACGGAAAAAGATAATCCATGTATATCTCAATGGGATTATGATTTCATATGCCCTGATAAGTTACTGGAATATGTGGTATCTGAGACGTTAAGGGAGACGATAACCAAATTGCAGATCCCTACGGACGAGAATCCGGATATGGATATTAACAAGAAAACTCAAAAGATTCAGTGATGATAAATATAATAAGATCAATAATTAGTTTCTTCGGTTTCAATGATGCCATAGTTGATGGTATAGGCGAAAGAGGAATGAGGGATAGCTCAATCATAAGATATAACGAGATACATGATATGTATGATAAAATTATAAAGGATTTAGGAGATGTATCAGCATACGTATCCGAGGGTTATATCTATGATAAGATAAAGGAAAGAACAGGATTAAGCACCAGACATATTAGTAGGATATTGAATCATACTAAGAAGAAGGATCTTAGATTCGTATAGCATATTTACCGCCGCAGCCCTAGAGAACCTGAAACAGTTATGTCAGGAAAGAGCCAATGCGATGGAGCGCGATTGCCCCAAAACATGGAGCGCTAGTCTCTGTGCGTCAGCCTGTGCCGCGGCGGTAAGTGCGGCCTTATCACCGTTACACTCACACCAAGACATCAAAATATTCTTGAATTAGGATAAAATTATTATATTTGTGGCATGAAGTCTTTTAAAATATTAGATCAGTACTTTCTTCGGTTCTATAGATCGATAATGTCTAAAAACGGGAAGAGACGGAAGCATACGATCGTGGGTAAGAATGATATTCTCGAATGTCAGTCCTTGATATGGAAGGTCATACGTGATAAGTACCTCGATAATGAGGGCGGCGTTTATATAAATAACATCGGTTATCTATGTCATAAGATTAATCCCAACCGTAAGATATATCTGAATAAACTTACCGGGACTATAAACAGGCGTGGGACAGGTGGATATTCTTACGTCCATACGTGTATGGATTTTATGCCCAGGAATAAGTATTTTCATTTATATATCTCTCCGGCGTTGAACAAGGAATGTAGGTTGGTTATGGAGTCTGGAAGGAGATATAAGTTCTTGTACAGAGAAGTTGAATCGGAAAGCAAGGTATTTGGAGTTAAATGGGTGTATAAACTATAATGTTTGTTTTTATGATCGGATTCGGTTTGTTCGTGAGAATAGATCGGATCTTTTTGTGTGATATATACTATTGTCTATCTTTGTACAAAAGAGTTTGTTATGACGATAAAGGGCTTATTGGCCGAGATCAAGGCCGATTTACATAAATACGATGATAGCGGGGCTATAGATACCTCGTCTGTTTATAGGTGGGCTGAGATCGCCTTGAAAAGGTTTGGGGGTGTTATAGCGGTCATGTCCGAGGCGGTTGTCAAGACCAGCAACAAACAGGCGGTATTGCCTTCCGATTTTTTCGACATGCTTGACGCTTATAGATGTGAGCCTCTGGTTTGCGAGATACCGGGCGGCGACAAGGCTAAGGCTTACCTCCAACACGAGATCGGCTGGGTCGAGCGCACCGAGCGCGGCTTCCGTTGGAACTCCTGCACGGAGTGCTGTAAGGAGGAGTTTGAGAAGACGATCACGGAGAAGATATATATCGGGTCTCACGAGGTTCGTTTCCATTATCATCATCCCGTAAGGTTATCCATAGGTCGTGGGTTGAGGCGTGATTGCGCCGCCGACAAGTATCGGGATAAGTACGATTGGGATAATTATGATATAACTATATCCGGCAATACTATGTATACTGGGTTTGACGGGTTTATTTATATCATATATCGTGCTACGCCTAAGGACGATGACGGTCTTCCGTACATACCAGAAACGGCGTTAGGATACCTTGAGGATTATGTCGAGACGTATATCAAGATGAAGATCTTTGAGAACGCTGCTGTGAATGGCTTGATGCAGGGTGCTGGTGACGCTTATAAATTATATGCTCAGCAGGAGCCGGGTAAGTTCGCTAGGGCTATGAAGGAGCTTAAGATGTCGATGATCACGTTAAATGATTATCGGGAGTTGGCTGAGGATAATAGGAGAAGGATGTTGTCTTATGAGCGGATGTGGCCTAATGCTTTTGATAAGTATATCAAATTTATTTAGTTGCGGGGGAGGGAATCGAACCCTCGATCTTTAGGTTATGAGCCTAATGAGATACCTCTTCTCCACCCCGCGATTATGACGCGAATATACGTTTTTTAAAAAGAAAAAAGATAATATGGCAAAGAAAAATGATTGGATACATTTAGATAAGACAAGTGGTACTGGCCCTGCTGAGGTTAAGGTTACAGCTGATATTAATGAGACCGGCGAGATACGTCAGGTAACATACAAGGTTATAAAAGAGGGAACCAAGGAAGAGAAGACGTTCGTGTGCAGGCAGGAGTCCGTCCCGGTGGTGATCATCCCGGAGTTCGACTACCTAGTGCTTAGGTATATCTGGGCTGACGAGGACGGCATTGACTTTGACACGGCTACCGGTTTCGATAATACCGGCCTCCCGGACGTGGACGGCAAGCTGGTTGGTTGGAGTAAACAGTACCAGACCACGCAGGAACGGGTAGGTGATTATCTCATCCATGGTGGTGATAACATGGAATCGGGTAATGAGGCAGCTTTGATCCAGATGGGGCCGTTGTTGGATGGTGATAATTACGATAAATTACCTCTTGAGATCAGGTGTAGTATATACGGTAACTGGTATGGTGGTCGTGAGAAAGGTAATGTCACTATCAGGTTCACGGCATATAAGGGCGGTTCTATGGAGAAACGTGGATATGATTTTGTCAATATCGGAGGCGAGGAGGTTTATACCGGTGATGCCCCTACTAACGTATCCGCTCACGGCGAGGATAATTGGCAAAATATAAAGACCTTGTATTCTAAGGTAGGCACGATGATCTATAACAAGGAATCTCGTGACTGTATTGTAAGAATAGGTGAGTGATTGTTCTTTTTCATAATACAAATATCTATCAGCTCTCTCGTCCTTGAGGATGGGGGAGTTTTTTTTGTTTTTTAGTCCTTTACTTATGACATAGGTGATTATATACCAGTTTACACCAGTACATTTTGACGTTTCACCGCTCCGACTACCGCCGACAACTCCACGTCCCATTCCCGGTTCACCACCGGTGTTTTGTTAATATTTTCTTGGGTTAGAAGATTCTGTTTTTCCAACCCAAATCTTTTAATGTTATTTGCTGCAAGTAAATCACGATCATTGACGGCACCACATTTAGGACAAGTCCATACACGATCCGATAACTTAAGATCACGATGTATATATCCACATCCGCACATCTTAGAACTCGGTTCAAATCTTCCGATCCGAATTAAATTAACACCGCGCCAATCTGATTTATATTGCAGTATCCTAAAGAACTCGCTCCATGATGCAGAAGCAATACCCTTAGCAAGGCAATGATTTTTTAACATGCCTTCTACATTGAGGTCTTCGATGATAATAGTTTGGTTCTCACTTACTATCTTCTTACTGACCTTGTGTAAAAAATCTTGTCTACGGTTTCGAATCCTTTCATGACAGACGGCAACATCATGCTTTGCCTTTTTGTATCGGTTGCTCCCCTTCTTTCTACGAGACATTCTTCTTTGCAAGCACCCTAATCTTTTTTGTGCAGATTCCAAGTACTTCGGATTACTAAAAACCTGCCCATTGGAAAGAACGGCGAAATCCTTGATTCCTACATCGATCCCTACGGTCGTATCGGGATTGATAATAAACTTGTCAGGATTAGGGATTCCGTCATCTACTAAAATACTTGCATAGAACTTACCGGTTGAGGATTTGGATACTGTTATCGTACCAATCTTACCTTCAAAAGGTCGATTGGCAAAGAACTTTATCCAACCGATGATAGGAATCTTAACTCTGTTGTTTTCAAAATCAAACTTAACAGAATTGACATTCTTAAAAACATTCTTGTCCCTATGTTTGGATTTGAATTTGGGGAAACCGGTATGTTCTCTAAAGAATTTGGTGAAAGCACTATCCATACAGCGTATAGATTGTTGTAAGCACTCATTCGATACTTCATTAAGCCAAAGATGGTTATCATCTTTTTTGAGTAACGTTAGCTGCTTACATAAATCAACCGCTGACATAGATCTCTTTTCACCCTGATAAGTTTTTATTTTAAGATCAAGAGCCCAATTATAGACATACCTACAACAGCCAAATGTTTTCTCCATTTGGACAATCTGCTCTGGTGTAGGATCTAATCTATATTTATAACCTTTGATCATTATCTTATCAGTTTTATGATACAAAATTATGTGACTAAAGTAATATACATACTACTTTACTTTATGTTTTACAACATGATTAGTGTAAAATTGTATATAATTACCATATGTAACTTTACACCAGTTTTATATAGTCATGATTAACAAACGATACCGGAGGTACGCCGGGAATTAAAGCACGTGGAGAGATCTCTTTAGAATCAGTTTCGTGTAAGCGGATTCAACAATGTCCCTATGAAGCGTGAAAATATGCTTTTGGTGTAGAAAAGTATATAAGTACCTTTGAATGTTTTGCATAATACGTACAGTTTATTAGAATCCGCCACATAAGTGATTATCCGCCGGATTTGTTATCTTTGCGAAAAACATAACATCGTGCAGAACAATTCTAACATAGCGGTTCCCGACTCCGGGATGAACAGGGATAAGCATCCACAGGATCTATCCCCGTCTGAGTACAGCTTTGCCTTGAACGCTACCATAGAGGGTGACGATGGAAGCCAGCTAAAGATCCAGAACGAGCCTAGTACCCTTTTATGTAAGCGATTTGATGGCTATAAGGTTATTGGGTATAAGAATGATATAGCTGGTGATAACACTTATTTCTTTCTGGTGAATCCTGATAACAATACCTCTAAGATCACGTTCATGAGATCATTGGATTATGTCAAGACCGTAGAGGATCAATTAGCGGGATCAGGAAAGGATATTCATCGTATCCTTGGCGAGAGGCTTGAGGAGTCGGATGGTCGTTTCGATGAGATATGTGATTTGATGGAGGTCTTGATAGAGGACTGGGTTGATGACCCTTGTCTTAATTTCTCCATTCATCATCCGATCTTCGATATAGAGATCAAGGACGAGAAATGCGGGAAGGTGATATACTGGACCGATGGATATAATCCCCAGCGATATGTTATGGTTGACAAGGCTCTTAATCCGGATGAGGATGGTGATTTTTGGTATCATTATCATGGGTATAAGACATGTGGGGATGACAAGCCAATAGAGAGGTGTAGGCTGGCCTGCGAGAAGCTGCTGGTGTTCCCGTTGCTGACGGCCCCGTGCGTGGAGCCTGAGGTCGTGGAGTTCGGGGGGAGCCTGCGTGCCGGGACCTACCAGTTCTGCGTGGCGTTGTGCGATGAGTTCGGGATTGAGAAGACCGGATATTGCTCATTGACCAACCCAATCATGTTATTCGATCGCCAAGATATGGTTATCCGTGATGGTTTATGGGGTAAGTCAACCAATATGGGTATCCGCCTTACTGTATCCAATATAGACAAGCAGGTATCTCATTATAAGATAGGTGTTATACAGAATACGGTTGGGTTTAATGGTGAGCAAAGCCCGGTTCTTGAGTATTTCATAGAAGGTATACATCCGATAACGGAAAGGACTATCTATTATCTTACGGATCAATATAGCGAGCGTACGACCATGGAGAAGTTATCCAAGGAAATACCGGTATATAAGACAGCCAGAGGCATGACGTCTGTCGGGAATCGTCTTCTTCAATACGGCTTGACCGTGGAGAATGAATGGAATCTTCAACCGGTCGTTAACTTCTTGGGTCATTTCGTTAAATGGCAGACATCGATAGCCACGGAGAATCTATATAAAGACGGTGTGGCTTGCTCTAAATACGCCTCTTTCATGCGTGACGAGGTATATCCGTTGGGTATAAGATTCTTTACCAATACGGGATACAGGACAGCTAGATTCCCGCTTATCCCTCGTCCGGCCACAAGGGAGGAGATGGAGGTTATCGTTGATGAGGACGGTAACTCTGACGACCTGTCGGCTGCGTCGGTGCTGGAGAACAACCCGCAGTGCGCCGGGAACAGCCGCCGTCATCTTTGGCAGTTTAAGAATACGGCAAAGATCATAAACGACCCGTCTTGGGGATTTGATGGTTTTGGAGGAGAATGCAAGAATCAGCTAGATGTCAAGCAACTCAGATATGTAGAGCAGGAATATGCCACGGTAGGAGAGACCCAATTCGTTATCAACACGATGGGGGAAGATGTTACGGTAGATGATGCTATTGATTATATCGCTGATAATATAGAGAACCTGTGTGATATCATAGAATCTAATGTAGGTATTACTGACGAGTTATGCGCTGCTATATCATTGCCAGAGGATCAAGACGGTATAAAGGCTCCCGATTTCCCTAGTGGATGTGATGATATCGAGAGGATAGAGACCAGGACTATATTGGATAAAAACTCTTTGGTGGATTCTAGGATTGATTTTACATATAAGTTGGCTAGTGATTATACGGAGACAGAGCCTACCACCTTAATACAAAGTAACGCCGAGTCACAAAGGAAGTTCTCTGTATTGTGTGATTTCGATAATTATTCCAGTGGAGGTAAGAATATCATAGATCTGGTTCAGGAATGGCTGGATGGTCAGGATGAGGATAAATTCCCGTCTGATATAGACTCCTCCGCCTTGGTCTTGTGTCAGGATATGTCTAATGTCCGGCAGTTATATGATGAGGGCATATGTACTAATGGGTGTTCGGTAGGAGATCCTCACGTCAATCCTACTATTAATGATGTTCAACTTCCTACATTCCAAGGAGGTAGGTCATTGGGTAAGTGCACGTATTTGTACCAATATCCCGGATGGGAAGGAAAGAAGCATACGGAGACGATGCTTGATCAGTTAATGGATACGATGGAGGCTTATTTCCCCCAATATGAGAGTCAGTTTGGTATCGAGAACGCCATGTGTCTTTTTGGCGATGGTGATAATTCTAAGTTTAATACCGGTATAACTACTGACTGGGAAGGTCGTGTGTCTATGCAGAATGATATTGACGCCAAGACCAATTGGTTCGGTAGAAGCAACTTGACTTATTTCAAGTTCTATCCACATGTATCCTCATACGCCAGATGGGTGGAGTTGGATTACGAGAAATACATAAGTGGTTTATCCGATCCTGATAACGGTATTATGTATATAGAGATGATGGGTAACTATAATTATCCGATCGGCGACTCGTCATCATACAATAAGGTTCGTATAACGTTTTTCTCGGACAAGGAAGGTACCGTGGCTCCTAATCCTTTGGCTAATGATGCCAAGAAAGGTGTTATAGTGAATTACGTGGATCATAAGATATTTATGATGCCGAAGTACTTGTTCTGGAATGATGACAAGACTACTTTCCATAAGATATATGTTTGTATTGAGCCAGCGGTATGTGTGTTCTTCACCGGTTTCGCCATGAGGCAGGACATGAAGGAGCTTGCCGGATTCTATACGGCCGGCACCGCCATCTTCCCCGCCCCGTTCTGTTTTGGCATTCGGCCACTGGAGGTGAAATACGTATTCTTCTTCACAAAAGAATTGAAATTAAGGAGATTCGTTACCTATGAGGCGAAATGTATCTCATGTGGGGATAAACCCGCTGACTGCGCTCCCAGACCATATCAGTACGGTGATTTCGGATATTGGGAGTCTACCAATAAGTATCCGGCTAATTTTGAGTTGTATGATTCAAGTAAGATCGGGATATCATCGGGAGGATCAAAGAGGAAGGACATAATAGATTCTTTGATGAAATACTATGGGTCTCCTAAATCAGTTGGGGGTAAGTCTTATTTCACCGGTAATGGGGATAACGCTGAGTACCCCAATACGTCAACCACGTTTTGTCAGAGACCTATACGTCATTACAAGTTTCCGGATAACTCTGTCGCTCCTTTCATGGGTAATCCGTCTCAACTGACCGGTCAATATGGAGTTGACTCCTATATTTATCCTATGGGGGTGATGCTTGATGACGATATCGTTAATGAGTTTCTGGATATAGCGGTAGAGAACGGTCTTATAGATAAGGCTAGAAGAGATTCTATAATAGGATATGAGTTGTATAGGGGCGATAGGACGTTGGATAAGAGCGTTATCGGGACCGGTCTGGCTTATGATATGTTTAAGTACGATGATCCCGACGGATCGGCTAACCTTTATCCTAATTATCCTTACAACGATTTGTCTGATGATATGTATATCTATAAGGATATTAATCGTGAGAATTTTATAACGCATCCGTTTAACAGGAAGGGTAATATCTGGTATTCATTCTTAAGTCCTGATATTGCCTTTAACAAGCCTGACGCTCCCACCGAGTGCCTTGTTGATGGTTATCAATTAGGTAAATCCTCCGGTATATTCAGGGAGGTGGAGGATCACCCTAAATGGACGATATTAGGGAGTAAGGCTTACAGTATGGCAATATCATTGGCTACGGTGGAGGCTATGGCTAATTTAATATCCGCTATAGCTGAGTATACATATCAGTCGGCTTCACAGCAATATGTCGGTGGAGGCGTGTTCTTTTTAGCCAACCCTGTCGGCATAGCGCTGACGGCTATCCGTCTGGCTACGGGTATCGCCAAGGCCACAGCCCAGTCCGTGGTGGATATAGGCAAGTACAGGTATCAGTGGTTAACGGCATTGATAGATAGGGGACCTAGACGGAACTATGCTTATTATTATACTTCTGTCGCTCATTATAATTTATTTTACCAAAAAATAGGGGAGTCAGAGTTACGTGGATTGTCAACGGCTAAATATATCAAGAGCGGGTTATATCCGGTAACAGATATCTCTTCGCAAGGGGAGACCGTAGGCGGTAAGCCTATTATCATAAACAACCTCGATCGTGAGCATTCATTGTTCATGTCATTTGGTATGGATAAATATATGCTTGAATATCCGGAGTTGGTTTCAAGTTATGATACCAGCCGTATTCAGGATGAGTGTAATATTCGTAACGATGAGGTGGCTGGTATGACGCCTCATTTTATGACACGTGAATCTTTCGTATCCTGCCCCTATATGAGGATAAAGAAATATTCTCCGGCTCAATACGGACAGATAGAGGATATCAGGTGGGTATCGTTAGGTGGTTGCGGGTTGATGGATAAGGATAAGCGTAAACCTGTTTTTGGAGGTGATGTGTTTATATCCAGATTCTCGCTTAAAAGAAAAATGCCTATGTTTTACTTGACCCAGTTTGGTCAGGGAGATATGATACCATTCCCTTACTATGACTATAGGAATATCGGGTATCCACGTTATTTTGTTAATTATGATACCGGGGAGGATTATCTTAATAAGACTGACACGGATACTGGATCGCTATATTCGTTCCCTAGCCGTAAGAGTGCTTATGAGATGGCTTGCAAGACCGGGGATATGTATCTTAGTGGTCGTTTCTTTCTGTATTTTTACGGCATACCTCAGTTTCTAGTGGAGTCTGAGATTAATTGTAATTTCCGTATAGCTGGGTCTGAGCCTTATGAGGGTTTCTATCCAGAAGTAGGGGATTATATATCATGGACCCAAGAGCGTAATGTCCCTATATCAAGGGATAATGTGTTTAAGATGAGTCCTGTGTACAAGAATCGTTTTACGCTAGGCGGAAGGTCATTACCAGAGACGTATGATAGCAATTTTTGGGACTGCGCCTACCAAAGACCCAACGGCGTCATATGGAGCACCGCCGACGTGTCGGAGAATGGCATGACCGATCCTTGGCTGTCGTACAAGCCTATGGATTACCATGAGTTCAAGACATCTTTCGGGAAACTTATAAGCATGAAAGGGATAGAGTCGGATCAGATACTGGCTCGTTTTGAGAATCAGGTAGGGTTGTACAATGCCATAGACGTGTTGGCGGAGAGAATATCCCCGGAGAATAGCGAGCTAGGGACAGGTGGTCTTTTCGCCTCTCGTGGTATCGAGTATAATAATACGACGTTAGGATATTCCGGGACCCAGAGTCGGGATATGATCAGTTGCGAGTTTGGGCATTTTTGGGTCGATTTAAGGCGTGGTCAGGTGTTTAAGGTAGATTCTAATGGTAGGAATCTTACGGAGGTCACACCGGGGCTTAGAAACTGGTTTAAGGAGCATCTTCAGATGAAGATCATCCGTAGCCGGATATATAACGCTGATACGGATGCTGAGCTGTCTTATTATGATATCGATAACAAGTTCTTTGGTATAGGTCTGTCCATGGGTTGGGATAATCGTTTCAAGAGGGTATTGATAACCAAGAGGGATTACATACCGGTAGGGAATCCAAGCGAGTACCAATTCCGTGGCGGCCGGTTCTACAGGAACGGGCAGGAGGTGGAGCTACAGGACGCCAGCCATTTCACGGACGTCTCGTTCACCGTTGGATATAACTGCCTGAAGGGTGAGTGGAAATCATATTTATCCTACACCCCTGATTATTATATCGAGCACCAGCATTATTTCCAGTCTGGAAAGAACTACTCAAGTGAAAGTCAGGAGATAGGGTTATGGTCTCATGGATTGACCAACCAATCGTATCAAGTATTTTACGGTAAACTATATCCGTTCGTTATAGAGGTACCAGTACGTGAGCAGTACGTGAATAAGATCCTTACCAATTACCAGTATAGGATGGATGCCAGGAGGTATCAAGACGAGGTGAATTATCAGGTACATCGTATGACTGGGTTCAATAAGGCATGGTTCTATAACGATACCAATAACAGCGGTGAACTTAGGATGGTTATGGCGGATAAGAACGATATGTACCAGCGCTTGAGATACCCCAAGACCAACGACGACAGTCGTGAGATACTGGTGACGGAGGTGGATCAGAAGATAAATATAAATGACTATTTTAACGAGGTCAAGGACGATACCAACAACCTTCCGGTATGGGTTAAGGATACCAACGACATAGGGCGGGAGATTGACCCTAGGGCTATCGATTATCGCCGGAGCTGGCGGGATCGACTTCGTGGTGATTGGTTCTTGGCTAGGTTCGTTAATGACATCGAGAGTCGGTTCAAGATGATAGTACGTTGGTTTAGTAATGATGAGAAAGTTTATTGATTTATTAACATAGGGGGGGTATGTAGAAGTAGCTTCCTAGCCTATAAATTTTAAAATATATGGGAGATTTTATTGGAAAATATTCGGGTAAGGAAATAGAGGATATATTGGATAGATCTATAGCTGAATATCCTATGTTTATTCCTGACGCTAACTGTGTTAACAGTTTTCTTGATATAGCTTTAAGTTATGCTAGAAATGTAGATAAGTTATATTATGGTTCAGGAGAGACGGCGATAACCGCTCCGGATATGGAAGCCATAAAGAATGAAGAAGGAAAATACAGAATTAATTGTTCTGGTTTAGTAGGGCTGGCGATGAGAGGTGTTAGCTTTGAAAATTCAAGATATAACGGTAATAATAAAAACATATCCAATGTTAGTTGGTCTATATTCCCTGAACCCATACCTATGGAGGTTTTGGAAAAAGATAGGACTTCTGCTGAGATGTTTAGATGGTTTGAATCCAATGGGTATATTATAAAGATAAAAGATGGATTATCCAATATGCGCCCGGGAGATATTATTTTCACGAACTGGAATATGGTTAGTGGATCACAATATAAAGGCGTTAGTCATATAGCTATATTTGCTTATATGGATAAGGATACTGGTAAATATTATATGATAGAGAGTCGGGGAGTATCGGGGGTGGCCGGATGTTATCCTTATTCTTTATCTGATTTAGAGGCTAAGGGGGATAATGATATATCTAGGCTTGTGGGTGTAGGTAGGTTGCCCTTATTCGGATTTAGTAAATCTCCAAATATTGTTAGTACTAACGGTTTATTGCCACAAGTGGGCAGTAGTAATTTAGCTTTTTGCCATCTTAAATCGCCTTTGGTTGGATCTAGGTTATATACTGTGATGTTTACTTCGAATGGTAATCCGATTACAGATGGTAACTATGTTCTATATTATCATGATGTGTCTTCTTCTAAAAATATTATTTTTTCTACTATGAGTAGAAGAGAAGGCTCTGATATATACAAGATGGTATTTTGTGCTCCTAATGATATCCCTAAGGATATCATGAGCATATCAATATCTAACTCTGGTTTATCCCCTATCGTGTTATCGGATATCGTTATGTATGAGGGGGTATTTTTAGATGCCAAAGAGTCTCCTGCTACTGAAATGTCTCAAATAGGCTATGGTTATGTAAGCTTATCGGATACCCAAGAAGTGATAGAATATTTGGATAAATTGCATGATATAGCTCCATATGCTTCCAATTATTACTTTATAATGGATTTGACCCAATTAATAGATGATTCATTTCAATTATCTGGTAAGGTATGGTTTATCAATGGTATAAAACAACATAGTAGAAGTGGAATACAACGTTTATTCCATCATCAAAAAAAAGATGGAAGTTTAGGCTCCTTTGTAAGGACTAGGTTTGGAGATAATTGGGGAGAGATAATCCCTGAATATAATGGAATATGTGAGACAGAATGTGTAAAGGGTATAATTGAGGACGTAAATGAGTTAAAGATGTTAAATTCGCATGATTACTACGTAGCCGGATGGGTAGACGGGAATCTAGACCCTAACGCCGTTGAGTATCATGGGGACAAGGAGTTTGCCAATGACTGGGATTTTTATTTGCTGGATACGACGGATAACGCCGGTGAGACCACCACTCCTGTAGGGAAGTTAATGAGAGGTAATTTATTGAAATTCGAGAATGGCGATTACGCCCCTACGGTTGGTATAACGGAGGAGATGAGGTCTCAATGTGATACGGATCTGTATTTGGATGAGGGAGTGGTGAGCTTGGCCTACGGGGCGGGAGCTTACGATGCCAATGCGGAATGGGATATAGACAAGGGCCTTATACAGTCCGGATCATCCCCGAGGGCGCTATATGACAGGCATGGGAAGGCGGTATCGCATAAGCTCCGGCCGTGGGAGACTACGGAGACCAAGTACACCATTGGCGTGGGTCGTGATTATACGGTGTATGTGCTTGATAATATAAAGGGCGAATCCGGAAAGATATGGGCTGGATTGTTCAAGAAGCCTATCGTATGGGATGGTATAGACGTGTCAATGTATCCGTTGCGCCCGACGGCTTATACCCCTTGCCCGGTGGTTACTATAGATAATAAATCCAGATGTTTCTTTTACGCCTATGAGGCTGGGGACGCTAATTGCAGAAGCCATTCCGGAGTCAACAACACGTGCCAGATGTTTGTTAATGGCCGGACATATCCAAGGACCGTTGACATGAACCAGATCAATGATATGGCATGGAGCAGGGCCAATAACGCCAATATCGACAATCCTTATCCGTTCGCCGAGGGAGGATTTCATGCCCTTAACGCCTATATAATATCACAGGAGATATATTACGGGAGAAAGGACTTACATAATGTCAATATGTTTGGCTCCGGTATCTCGTCTAACGACCCATGCAATTCCGAGGCTACATGGAAATCGAATGGAGGGGTAAGGTATAAGCTGTCGTCCTCATCGACATGGAAGTATTTGAGATGGAATGAATCAGGCGATATAAAGGAGGTGGATTCTTATAATTACCTATTTATGTCCCATGTGGTTAATATGGAATACCAAAAAGAACAATGTATGGAAAGCCAGATGGCGGCATCTTACGCTAATGAGATAGGCGCTAACGAGGGAGTTGACTTTGATTTTTATGGAGCGTATTACTCGTATATGAATGTTCCTCAAACGAATGGATTGAATGGCATGAACGTCAAGATCATGAAGGTCATGAGAGATACATTTAATGCCAAGGACTCATCCAATCAATCCGTGTCATGGGACTTGGAGGCTATGTTAAGGATGTCTTTATTTGGGGGCGTGTCATTATCTGGCGATATATTTATGTATTCCGGAGGAGGATATGAGCAGGTAGGAGAACTCGTGAATAATCCTAATACCAATATGGCTGGCAATCCTTTCAAGTTATATATGGAATGCGATCAAACCAAATGGATGAAAGTAACAGATGTCAATAAAGCAGATCGTGGCGTATTTGATTTCGAGTCCGTTTATCCGTTTATGGGTGATTTCGATAATAAATCTAATGGATATGTAAAGAAACGCGCTCCTTATACGGGATGGAAAGTCGAGAATGGAGGGAATATGATAACCGGACAATGTTGTTATGGATGGAGCGAATGCTACTGGGGTAGCACTATCGGTACTCGTACTAGGGTGGCTGCTCGTTTTCGCGGCAATGCTCGCCACAGTTCTTGTTCTGCTCGTTCCCTTAACGCTCACTCCGCTGTTTCTACTGCGAGTCGTGCTATTGCCGGGTCTGCCCAAGCTTTGTTGAAAGTGGGCGCAGCGACGCCGCAGGCGTAATAAGGGGACTGCAAGTCCCTACTATCTAATAAAACCCTATCGCTTCTGGACAAACCTGACATGGAGATCAGGGACTCTGAAATCAGAGAGATAGGTTGAAATAACGGATAAGAGGACGGCTGCTCGTTTTCGCGGCAATGCTAACAACAGTAATTGTTCTGCTCGTTACCTTAACGCTAACAACGCTGTTTCTAATGCGAATCGTAATAATGCCGGGTCTGCCAAAGTAATGGTATTTTATATTTTTAGACTTAATTCCTCTTGTTCGTGGCCGGGAGTGCCGAAAAATATAAGACATACGTATATGCGTCCGATATCTCGTGAGATCCAGGACAAAGGGATACGATGGTGGTCATACAAGCGATCACGTTTAATGCCAAGCTTGGTCTTAAAAATGAAGGTAAGCGATGAAAAGGTTTTCTGGTATTTTTGATTCTATCAATGTCGATATGGTTAAGGAGGCTGTCGCCAGGGCATCAGATAGGCATGGGTGGAAGACAGAGGTTATTCGTTTTAATAATAATCTGGATGATAATTGTGATATTATCTATCGTAATCTACTGAGTGATGATTATCTGTCTTTCATTAAGTATAAGAAACTTGAGAAGGTTAACGGTAATGGCAAGGTCAGGAAGATAGATAGTCCTACTTTCATCACCCGTATATATCAACATCTTTTCTTGTTGCTTATAGAGCCTGTTTATTATTCCAAGGATAATATGACAGGCCTTAATTGTAAGCCGGGTTGTGGTATAACCTCTAATATAAGGAGGAAATCTGTGGTACGTTTATTGAAGGGGCTGTTTTATGACAGGCTTGATCTTGAATGGGCGCTTATCATTGATCAAAGGAAATGCTATGATCATATAACCGTCAAGGTCTTTCGTAGGGCTATGAGAAGGCTTGTCGATGATCATAAGCTGATTGACTTCGCCGTCAATGTCTGTTTTGTTAATGGCAAGCTCCCTATAGGTACGCCCACGAGTCCTATGGCTCATCATATAGTCATGCTTGGGTTTGATTATTACGCCAAGTCCATATCTCCTTTTGTCGTTAGATACGCCGATGATGTTATTATGGCGTTTCATACTAAGGAGGATGCCAATGCCTCTAAATGGAGGGTCAAGAATTATTGGTGGTATAATCTAGGTATTAGGGCCAAAAGTAATACGACCAAGATATCCAGTCTTTATGATAGCATAGATTTTTGTGGATATGTGTTTCATCGTAATGGGCTAGGGATGGGTGATCATAACAAGGGCTATGTCCTTGTCAGGGAAAGAACCGTGGATAGGGCCATGAGATGCGATAGCGATGATAAATGGGCGTCTTATTTTGGTATATTTAAGCACGCCGATTCGTTTAATTTAGCTTTAAGGATAGAAAAGGATATGAAATTAATGGATTTGACATCCAAGATCAGGATAAACAGGTCTATGGACGCGAGGAATATAGATATAAAAGGGTTGCTTGACAAGAGATTTTCTATATTTGATTATGATATAAGAAGAGATGGGAAGGGTGATCCAAACTGGATAAAATGCATCATCGGTATGGATGAGGTAATTGATGGTATTCCTACCGGTAAGATAGAGGCTAGGGAGTTTCATGGGAATTATCAGGGAATCATTAATTTTGTCTTGGCGTGTGAGGCTGAATACGGTAAAAATATTATTTTGCCTATGGAGGACGTTGAGATAGAGAATCAATGTGGTTATATATTCAAGGGTAGTACGAATCAGATAAAATATTTATAATATGGTCGATTTAGGTTATATAGAGGTTCCGTCCTCGATGAATGATGACGATAACAGGGATAAGTCGTCATGGTTTGATGGTAGATGCGTGTCGGTGGATCTCGGGGATTCGTTGATGCTGTATTTAGGACATAGAACGTACGTAAGTAATTATATTAATGGTGACGGCAGTGTTTCGGATAAGACCGTGACCGAGGCTTTCCCTGTGAGGGTGGACAAGCCTGTCACGAGAGCCAAGGCGATAGCCGCCGCCGAGATGGCCGCGTACGGGCTGTCCTCCTCCTTGGAGGTAGCCTCGCTGAGTGCGTCCTTATCAAGGAAGTTAAGGAATAATCCTGAGGATAAGGAGATTCAGAAACATGATAGGTTTATATCATGGGTGAAGAGCGAGCTTGATAATATCGGGTTAAGGAGTGATTCCGTAGAGGATCAGGTGCTGCCGGTAAGTGATTTATGCAAATTTGTCAAGTTCGTGATAAATAAGGCGGATCTATCCCCGTCTGAGGCTTTATCCATGAAAGGTTATTATCCTGAATGGAAATCGGGAATTGACGTGGAGGTCGGTCAATATTATAGATGTGATGGGAAGTTGTATGAATGTGACCAAAAGCATACGACGCAGGATAACTGGAGACCTGGTAGCCAGACATCCCTTTGGCATGAGGTGGTGGATGGCAATACTGGTACCATGGATGATCCTATCCCGTATAATAACGAGCACGCTCCGGGGTTCGAGGGAATGATCTTGGAGAATGGGAAATATTATTCCCAAGATGATGTTTTATACAAATGCGTAAGGGATAGCGTTATACCATTGACTCATGACTTGAAGGACTTGATTGGCTTATACGTAGAGTTGGCGTAATTGATGGCCATGCGGGTGTATGGGTTTTCCATGTGCCCGCATGGTCGTTTTTATGCCAGATAATTTTTTATCTTTGTGAAAATATGAATCGTATATGGCTAAGAGAAATAAATCGGATAACGTCCCTTTATGGATAAAGGATTTGTATAAGGAAGATCTTGATCGTGTCGTAAGAGGTGAGCGTCCCATGTATTTTAGGGGTATGAATGATGATCCTTTAAAGAACGTATCCCCGGAGTTTGATATCCTTAGTGGAGGAGCTGCTGTTAAGGGTATGAATGGGATAAGAGGTGCGTTGTCTCCGTTGAATAATGGCATGGGTAATTATAATTTCAGCATTAGGGGTATAAATAAGAAGATAGGCGAGCTGGTTGATGAGGCGGGGTTATATTTGCCTGAGAAATTAAGACCTGTATATCGGACTGTGGTGGATGCTATGTCGAGATCCAAGGATAAGGGGTTGGGGCATATCACGCAGCTGTTGGCCAACGCCCTGTACCCTGCGGACGAGCGACGGAGCCGACGTCTGGACGGGGAGCATCCCGTTGGTTATGTGGATGCCATAGACGGCATATGGCCTAGAGCGAAATATGGGTTATGGGGAGATAAGATCAAAAAAGAGCAAGATGGAGGTGAGATAAAGGATATAGCAAGAAAGATGTATAGATCTGATCTTGATCGTGTGATATCAGGTCAATCTCCTATGTATTATAAACAACTTAACGACAAGCCTCTCAATGACGCGCATCCTGAATTTGATATTCTTACTGGAGGTGTCCCTCTTAAATCCGCTCCATCTTATAAGATGGGGATAGTCGGGAAAGGCAACGTGTTTGATAATCCATGGGGATCAAGTACGTATGGAAGGATATTTGATAAATTGGATGACTATGCCAGCATACCGAACGATGTGTTTACGAAGTATCTAGGCAAGACGTTGAGAGGGATAAAGAAAAGGATACCGGATAAGGATGATAAGAAGAGATTTCAAGATTTAGCCGAGAAGGTTGTTAATCGTGTCCATGAGGATCTGGATTATTATGTAGGTCTTGGTTCTGCTGTATTGGTTGATGATAAGGAAGAGAAAAAGGAAGGAGGTCCCGTGGATTCCGGTCGTTCTTATGGGGATGGGAAATATGTTGTTGACCCTCGTAGGTCAGAGAATAATAAGATGGCTGTGTATGATGAGATATGGGACTATCTGACAGAAAAGAAGGGGATACCACAAACGCAAGCTATCGGCATCCTGTCTAACATCGCCGCCGAGTCCGGAGGGGACACCGAAGCCCTAGGAGCCGCCGGTGACTTTGGTATCCAGCAATGGCTTGGTCCGAGGAAGAAAGAGTTGCAGCGTAGGTACGGCAAGAAGCCTACATTAACCCAACAGCTGGATTATTTAGTGGATGAGTATCAGGGTCGTGTACCAGGACTAGGATGGAATTACATGAGCCAAGGTAAGTTCTTTGATAAGGACGCTCAAGGGAATGAATACAACTATTACATGTATTCTAAGGCTGATTTTGATAACGCGATTAACTATAAAGACGCTACCGTAGCATGGAACCAGGGGTATGGCAGACCTCTTGGATCGACATTAAGAAACGAGAAGCGGTTTGAGTTTGCTGATATGTTCTCCAATAGATACGGTGTCCCGGAGAACGAGCCAATGAGATACGAGTTCGGGCAGCGGGATTCTGGTACGGGAGACGGAGGTCAGCAGCCCGTGCCTGAGACGGTAGCCCCTGCCGATCCTTCTTTGGCTTCTCGCCCATCTATGGATATTTGGTGGGAGAAGGAAGGTCAAGACCTGTTATATAAGATGCTAGCTCAATCTGGCGCTAACAAGAAAGCTATAGAGGATATCGCTAATAACATCAAGAACGACCCCCAATCAGAGAAGCAGATAGCGGAAGCCGAGCGTATGCGTAGGGAGCAGGCGAAAAGGCAGTTGGTGCTTAATATGATACCGGGATTAAGTCTTAATATAAAGGGTATGAGCAGAACACAGAATTAATACTATATTTGTGAAGTAATTAAACGTTTTAGATATGAAAAGATTGTTGTTTTTATTTGCTATGTTATTGACGCCATTCGCTTTGATGGCGCAAGAGGTAATCCCATCAGAAGGGCCTATTACTATTGATCTGACTACCTTTACCGGCATCATGGCTTTCGTCACGATGTCAGCCACTCAGCTAGCTAAGGTGGTGCCGTATATCGACACCCATAAGTGGACTAAAGTCCTATCCGCCGTAGTCATAGGTATGCTGGTTTGTATATTAGCGTGGTTTCTAAAGGTGTCTCCATTGCTTATAGGGAGTGAATGGTGGGAGGCATTGCTGTATGGGGTAGCTGTTGGGTTCAGTAGTGCCGGCTTCTACGATCTGGTGAAAGCTATAGGATCACTGTTTGTAAAAAGGATCTAGAATCTTGTAATTATTTGAGATATGTAAAATTTCAAGATTTTATTATCTATAATATAGGCTATTATATTTTGTAATAATATTAGTATTGCTTATATTTGTGCGCCTACCTACTCATCACGAGCGGATAGGCGCATTTATTAATTTAAAACTTTTGGTAAAGGTATGAAAAGTAATTTGATTTTATCATCAGAGAGTAGGGAATTATTAGGTAGGAACATTTCTGTTATGTCCAAGGACGGGTTTGTATGCATAACGGAAGTTATGGAAGCCTTGAATGAAAAACGTAAATCTATGGGGTTGGAGTCTAGAAGGCTTGATCATTTGTTTGCTACTAATGGATTTCAGGAAAAGATGAAAGCTCTTGTTAGGGAGCTGAGTATTAATGATATATGTACTGTAAGAAATCTTACGGTACAAAACCATGAATTGAAAATCAATAAGATAACCGATCTCAAAAAATACGGAATGGCTTACCGAAGAGGAAAGGGGGAGGGTCAGAAATGGTATGTAAATCCGTATTTTTTTGTTATGGTAGCATTGGAATTGGATCCAGAGATATACGCCAAGGTGATAATATGGTTGCATGATGGATTCATAGAGGATAGGAATGCCGCTGGCGAGGCTTATATCAAGATGAGTTCGGCCGTCGCCAGGTTGGTTAGCGACAAGAGTCAGTTGTCTGATAAGATATCAAGGGTAGCTAAGGCTATTAATTTTATCGTCTTTAACAAGCATGAGAGTGGGATAAGGAATACGGCCACAAAGAATCAGTTAAACGACATAGTAGCTGTAGAGAATGTTATTACCGGCATTATAGATGGAGGCTTTATAGATACTTATGATAAGCTTATAGACTATCTTGGGCATGAATGGAAGAAGAAATGGGGTAATCCTGTTGCGGCTTTAAAATATTAGTATTAAAGAGACTCATCGTTATATAAATGGTGAGTCTCCGTTTTTTTAGATTATCTTTGTGTCAGAACGAAATTAATTTGATATGGGCAAATATGTAATCAAGAGGAAGATACCTAAATATCAAGAGGCTGGGGAAGTCACCCCTATCATGCCCGGTAATGTTGTTGGTCTTCAGGGTATTGGAGTGGAGCCTTTGGTTTCGTCTACCCAGATAGGATTTGATATTCAGCAGCCTGATATTAATACCATTGATACAAGTGATTTGAGCGCTTTGGTTGACAGTAATAAGAAGGTTGATAAGTCTGGTAGTACGGATGTTTTTGATTTTACCACCATCCCCTACTATGGCGCTGATGATATAGGGTCTAGATTCACTCAGATGGGTCGTGGTATAGGGCGTATGAGAAGTGAGGGATATGGAGATTTATCCACTAGGGCTAAAACAGCTAATACGATAACCACCATAGCCTCAGGAATTAGTGGTATCATGGGATTGGCTCGTAACGTGGTTTCTGGGATAGCGTCTGAGAAAGGTACCCGTACCAATATCAGGTTGGCTCAGGAGCGTGAGGCCAGACAAAGAAGGCAATCCCAGATGCAGTACAAGGATGGTGGGGGTGTTTATCTAGGGCCTAATAATAGGTTCGATAGCGGAAGCCTTACCGGTGAGTACCTGTATCCGTTACCTAAGTCAATGGAAGATCAAGCCAATGTGGAGATCGAGAAAGGTGAGTACGTGACGCAGCCCGGGGAGGCGCCGATGGAGGCTATGGGGCAGAAGCACGCCGATGGTGGAACCCCCGTTTTCTTGGAGGAAGGCACGAAGGTTATCACCGATGATACCACCATAGAGTCGGATTTCGCTAAATACATTAGGGATACGTATGGTATTAAGGCTACACCAAAGGATACGTACGCCACGTTAATGGATAGGTATAAGGCTAAGATCGGTCTTAAATCGGCTTACGATGATCAGAAAAAGGCGCTGGAGAAGCTGAAGAAAAACGATAAGATAGATGACGAGAATACAAGGCGTTTAAACGCCTCCATATTATCTAAGGCTATAAATGATAGTAACGATACCGTTAATGGCTTAGAGGGAAGATTTACGGATTTCGCTAATGTTATATACAAGGAACAGGAAGACCGGAAGATGAAGAAGGATGAGGATACGTATTTCGCCAAGGGTGGTGAGATAGATAACATCATATCCAGATCCATGAAAGAATACGGTCTTACGGAGGAGGATATAGCCGAGGCTAAGAAAGAGTTGCTTAATAAAGTGGCTGGTATTCGTCAAAAGATGGAGATAGGAGGCACGTCTTTGTTCGGTCGTAAATTAACTTTCCGTCCGATCGAGAATAGGTTCAACAATGATCCTAACTATTTCGGTTATCAGCGCCAAGGGGCCGATGGCTCTTATGGAGGCATTAATACGGATGAGAGGTTGAATTATTATAAGACATTCAATCCGGTCGCTTACGATGCTTATATGGGAGCTTCAGAGAGCGCTAGGGCTAGGGCATTGCAAGACGCTATCTACGGTCAGACAAGTAGCTGGATGGGCTTGGCTACGGCAGAGAACCCGATCATCGCCAACGCCGAGGCGCTTCGGGATTACACGACGCTCGTTTCCTTTGGTGGTGAGGATAGTCAAGGTAATTACCCGGAAGACAAGAAAGCCGCATATCATGATAGGATGAGAGATAATAAATTAGGCTTGTTTACCACATCTCGTCCTATGATCGGTTTGGATGTCGTTACAGAGGAACAACATAAGGCTCTTAATGATGCCGGTATCACCCATTTTAGCCAACTATTCTCTGACAAGAACAAGGATGTCGTTAATAAGATACTTGGGGAGGATATGCTTAAGATGCAGGCATTGAGATCCATGAAAGGAATGGAAGGTCTTGATTTTATACTTGATCCTCATAAGGTGGCTCCCGGTCCTATGGATATAGGTGATGTGGAGGAACCTGATGTTAAACTGGATATGCCTGAGCTGATTGATCCCAATACACTCCCTAAGACCAATACAAATGCCGGTAAGTCGAACAGCGGCAATGGAGGCAGGAATATAGTGGGTGGCGGTCTTGACTTCCCCGAGGTATTTAGGATGACCCCGGGAGCCGTGACAACGGAAGGTCTGGAAAGGCATTACGCTCCTACCGTGGATCCGGTGTTGAGATCGGCTGATCAGTATATGGTTGAGACCAATCGTGCTTTCCAATCACAATTGAATCAGATGGGTAATGTCCCGGATTCCCAGAGAGGGGCTTTATCATCCAACTTACAGGCTATCATGAGTTCCAATATAGGTAGATACATTAATGAGGTAGAACAAGGGAACGTGGCTCAAAGGACTTGGGCTGATAATGTAAACGCCCGTACTTGGGCTGATACGTACGATAAGAATATAGCCCAACGCCAAGCTTACCAGCAACGTATATTACAGGGATTGGCTATTAATGACGAGAACTGGGCTAGATATTTCGATAGCGTAAATGATGAGATCCAGCAGAAGTGGAATACGGCTACGACCATGAATACATTAAGGTCTATATTCGGGGATGTCAAGATCGGTCCGAACGGGCAATTGATAGCGGATCCTCAGGGAGATGTATTGAGTTACAGGAAATTGTATCCTGCTCAGGAAGTAACTAAAGGCAAGAAAGGATAAAAGATGGCGTCACAATACAGTATATTAAGGAATTACGGTAAGTACGTATCGCCCTACAACATGGATGTCATGATGCAGGGTATGGGATACATGCAGCAGAAGATAGATACGAATCGGCAAGCTATTAATGAGTACGCTGATTATATTATCAATTCTGATATTATAAAGCCTCAGGATCGGGAGTATCTTCAAAATAAGTTGAATGGGTTGATACAGGACGTGAATAACGTGTATCGTAAATCCAATCTAGCTTCTGACGGTATAGCCAGAAGCATACAATCCCGTCTTGGTGAGGCTTTGGATACTCGTGTGCTGAACGCCATTGCCGGCACTAGGGAGATCCGTAACTTCAGCGAGAAGATGGAGGATATGAAGCTTAATAACCCTAAGATGTATAGCCCTATCAATGAGGCTGAGGCTTTCGCTGACGCTGTTGCGTGGATGAATGACGGTCAGGTAGGTACACGTCTTAACCCTATACATTATACTCCTTATACGGATTATCACGCTGAGGTTGACGAGAAGATGAAGAACTTTATCTCCCTTAACAAAGGTAAGAAGGTTCAGATACCTGTTACTGACGCTGACGGGAACAGGACGGGTGAGATGCGTGAGCTTTATGTAGATGAGATGAGTTATGCTCAGGTAAGGGATATAGCTATGGCATCCATATCCGAGAACGGCAAGGCTCAGATGCAGTTAGAAGGAAGATACATGGCTAGAACTAATCCCGATCTGTTCAACGTCCAAAGCACGTCTGATTTCTTAAAAGGATATATTGATGATTTTAGCGCCAAGGAAGAGTCTATACGTGCCAAACTCAAAGGGGTAGGTAACGATAAGATAAAGAAGGCTAAGCTGGAGTCGGAGTTGGCTGATATCACCAAACAGAAGAATGATTTCGTGGAGGAGGCTGAGGGCGTTATCGGCAGCAACTACAGCCCGGAGCGGGCCGGCATGTTCATGGTACGGCAGCAGTTCCTTCGTGGTGTCGGATTGAGATGGTCTTATAATAACTCATATGAGACGCTGGGCGTAGATGAGTATTACTTTAAGGCTAACCAACAGATGATGGAAAGAGCTAGGTTTAACGAGACAAAGAGGCATAATCTGGCTATGGAGAAAGCCGCTTTAATGAAAGCCAGTAAATCGGGTGAATCCGGTGGTGATGGTGGTGGTAATAATACTGTTGGGCCTACGGTGGTTACGAAGAGCGATAATCTTGATGACGTGAATATAAGTGATGAGTTCATGAACGGATTTACGGCTAATGAGAAGGCTGTTAATGCTGGTATGAATAGCTTTGTTAAATCACTATCAGATGACGCCAAGAGAAAAATTAGCGCATGGGCGTCCGATCCTGAGAATAGTAATGTTGTCAAGAATATGAGTGATGATCAAGTCATCATGACTTATTTCAAGGCTAATGGCGGGTCTACGAATACGCTTCTTGATTACAATGGCAAGGACAGCTATATAAAGCTTCTTGGGTTAAACAACCAAAGGAATAAGTATAATAGGATCAATGAGGGATTCAATAAGGCTGAGGACGCTGTCTTGGATGGAGTTGATGCTATAGTCGAGAGAGAAGCTAGATCTATTACTGGATCTGGAATTGATATTAGTTATGGATATGGGACGTTTGATCTTGGAGATATTGTAGAAGAAGGGCATTTGGCTTTTTCTAGTGAAGCCATAAAAGATATATCGTTAAAAGATTGGGCCAAATTATCCGCATATAGCTCTATCCTTAGTAATAGTGTAGAATTTATTAAGATGGGTAATGACCCTACGCATCCAGTATCATATAAAGGTGTGAGTCTTGGAAGTGTTAATTCTGGAGAAGCGTCAGTAGTCCTAGGAAGAATAAATGATCTTATGGGAACCTCCTTAACATTGGATGATATACAGTTATTAGCTAATATGGGGGCTGGTCATTTTTCTACATCTGATTTATTTAAAAAGAATCTAAGTGAAGGGTTGAGTAATTATAACGAGAGGAATGCCGTTGTTGCTACAGCTATATATGATGAGATAAATAAAGAGAATGGGGATGTACTTAGGCATAAATGGAGCCGTGGCGATTTAGGAAGACTTGCTAGCGACGCTAAACGTGCTGGTGAGGATTATCTAAGACAATATCGTCATGAGTACGCTGAGCGTGAGTATATCTTCTCTGGTGATTATCCGTCTAAAAGCAAAGCTGAGTATGATTATATAAAGATTAGTGATCTATTCACTCGTGGTGGTGGTTTTATCCCCAAGGATGAGGATAATGCCAATAAGAAGATAACGTTTACTATATCTCCTATAGGTGATGGCAATTATCAGATCATTGGTAATAATGGAGGTGATGGAAGATCTGTTGTTGAGGTAAGTGAGGCAGATCTAGCCGCCAATGACCTTACTTTTTATAAGGAGGATGTAAGTATCCCATCCGAGACCTACGACTCTGGTGTTGTATCTATATCGTTCGCCAATTCAAGTGATAACGCTTATGGGAAGATGGCTAAGTCATTGCAGGTGGCTCCATTCGCTTACGCCAGCGGGGCCAAAGATATGACAATGCCTTATATAGATATGTTTACGAATATAAATGACGGTAATATCAGGAAGAATCAGATGATGATCGCTACTGACGTGTTGTTTGATAACGCTTCCATGTACGAGTTAAGGGCTTCAGGATATAAGTACAATAATGGATCTTCTGGCATAAATGTGGATATATATGGTAAGGGGAAAGCCAGTAAGGGAGATACCCCGTTGTATTCTATAGACCTAGATGGCGTAGCTTACGCTGACGAAGTAGCCAGAAAGATTGATTTTTGTCCTCAATATTACTTGGTTATGGCATGGCAGCAGATACTTAGCAAGGAGAATGAAGTATATTGGAGAAGTGAAGGTAGATCTACTACGGATGATTTCGAGAGCTTCGTATCACCTATAGCTAGTATGATCGATCAGGAGATAAGAAACAGGAATAACGGAAATAGTAGAAGGTGATTATATATAATTTTACACCAGTTTTATATAGTCATGATTAACAAACGATACCGGAGGTACGCCGGGAATTAAAGCACGTGGAGAGACCTCTTTAGAATCGGTTTCGTGTAAGCAGATTCAACAATGTCCCGATGAAGCGTGAAAATATGCTTTTGGTGTAGAAAAGTATATAAGTACCTAGTGGAAATAATGGAAACAGTTAAAACCGATAATAATGCTACTAATGGAAGGGATCTTGCCAACAAATACGGGTATCCTACTATGAGCGTGGATAATATAAAGGCTATTGGTACGGATCCCTATGATATACCGGATCGTGACCTGCCTCCGGTATTGGATCCGTATTCCGCTTCCGAGAGATCAAAGTCCCAGATACCGTCATTGTCAGAAAGGATCAAGAATACGGTAAAGACTAATTATTATGATAACATGAAGCATATGTCCCCTTTGGGATATATGGCTTCTGATCAGAGTTACAAGGGTAGATTTAATCTCACCGGACCGGAGATATCGTTAGAGGATTCAAGGTATCGATTAAGTAGTGGAACGTGGATACCCAAATACGAGTCCTATATACCCGGTGTAGATAATGATACACGTCTATCAAAAACCCAGAGTAGGGCTGAGAAGTGGATGAGAGGATTGGGTAAACTTGCCGGAAAAACCGCCTTATACGGATTAGGAGGCGTTATCCAGCCTTTTTATGGTATTTACGCTGGAGTATCCAAGGGTAATTTCAACGCTGTCTTTGACAACGATTTCACTAGATGGCTAGATGATCAGGATAAGAAGATGGATTATGGTCTAGCTCATTATTATAATCGAGAGGAGCGGGACATGAACTTTCTTCAAAGTATGACTACGGCTAACTTCTGGTCTAATGACTTTCTGTCGGGTCTGGCTTTTACCGCTGGCGCCATGTTATCATCCGCCGTATATTCCGGGGCCGGCCTGATGAATCTTGCTCGTACCGGAGCTAGGGCTGGGGTGGCTTTAGCTAGGATAGGCAAGGCCGCTTCGTACACCAAGAAAGCATTCGGCGCTTACCTTAGGGCCGCCCGTATAGGACAGAGGGTAGGCAAGGGACTGGATACCGCCCTATTCCTTGGTACGTCTACCTCATGGGAAGCTTCAGTGGAAGCCAGAAGTATGTTGATGGAGGCCGAGGAGAACTTCAGGCAATCTTATCGTAACGCTTACGGGAGGGAAGTCCCGTATGAGGAGCTTATGAGGTTCAGGGCTGACAATGCCAATGCCGCTAACGCCGTATTCGCCGCAAACGTCGGCATATTGTCATTATCCAACATAGCTATGTTCGGTGATATGTTTGGCATGGATCTGGGCGTGGATAAGTTCATAAAACGCAATATATTTGGCGTAGGAGCCGAGAGAATGGATAACGGTGCACTAAGGGCTATAACACCAAAGAAATGGCAGAAAATAGCTGGTAATACGTTTAATATCATTAAGCGACCGGTATCTGAGGGTTTGTTCGAGGAAGGTCTTCAAGGTGTGTCCAGCAAGTCCGCGGAGGATTGGGTGGAATCAAGATACAATCCCATGGCTATTCGCCAGAATATAGGTTATATGGAAGCTATAAAGAACGGGTTTAAGGAGACCTATGGATCTAATGAGGGCTGGAAGGAGATCGGCATCGGTATGATTATCGGATCGGTTATGGGTGGAAAAAGCCTTGGAGGTATAAGGGAATGGAGCCAAGACATATCCCGTAACAAGGGGATGGTGGAGGCCTACAACACCAATGCCGGCGCCTTGACCTCTGCGGCTGTCCAAGCTATTCGTGGCAGCATGGCCTTGAACGCTCAATTATCAGGATTAAGTACGGATAATAACGCTGACGATATACCTAATTCCAGAATCGTAGATAAGACTTTTAGTGATGCCGTATTCAACCGTCTTCGTTATGATCAGGAAATGGGGATGTTAGATGATACTAAGGAGAATTTCAAGACAGTCATCGAGTCTATACCTAATAGCGATATAGCCTCCGATATAAATATGACAGATGAGCAGGTAAATGAGTATAAGTCCAACCTTATCAGTGAGTTCAATAAGAAGGTTGATAATTTTACTATGGCCAGCAGATTTGCCGACTCCCTTACCGATGGTATATCCAATAGATCATTTAACACCTACATCTCTAACATGGCTTATAACGGTCTTGAGGCTAAGGATAATTTGGATAATATCGCCAGCCAATTAAATAGGTTGTATAAAAATGGTATAGGTGAGGCTCTTGATGTTTATTCTCATCTTAATCCTGATTCCTACAAGGCTATTAGCGAGCTTATGGAGCTTACGTCAAGAATGCAGGCGCTTGAAAAAGGCATCTTAAGGCTTAAGCAGATGACGATGGACGAGGAAAGGTTTGAGCGGAATAAAGATAAATTGGCTAAAAAGACCGATGAGCTAGCTAAGCTGACAGAGGATAAAATAGCCCTTGAGAGGAAGTTGACTACGATGGTTAACTCGGAGGTCGATCTATCCTCCTTATTATTCCCTGATCGATCTAATAGCCAGATTAGTGCTTCTGATTTAATGGTCGCGCACAACACTATCACTGATCTTGAGAATGTAGTATCTGCCCGTGGTGTCGAGAACCATAAGGAGGCGATGGCGTTGCTTAGCGAGTATCGTCATAACCTTGTGGCTTATAAGAATATAAATGAGTCTCTTCGCCGTATGCGTGACAGAAGATTCATCCGGGCGCAGGAGCGCGGGTTCATGAAGATATTATCGAACGCATGGGGAAAGACTTATGAGGAGGATGATAGTAAATACGATTTCAGGAATACGGATAATCCTGACGCTAACGCCATTTATGCCAATGATCAAGCTATAGATAAGGCTTTTAATGATGGCCTTATTGGCGAGGACGAGGCGTTTATGTTCAAGACTTATAATCATATGATCGCCAGGTCCATGGAAATAGATACCCAATATGGTGATAATATCATTGAGAATGTCCCTGATGACGAGGATCTTCTAAATCCTTCGGACGATAGGTCTACTGATATCGCTATAAAGATCTGGAACGGCAATGAGGATATCCTGTCTCCTAGGGAGCGTCAGGTATATGATAACAACAAGGATCGTATCGACGATATCGTTAAAGGGTTTGGGGATAATCCTATCGCCAGACTCAATAAGATCAGGTCGATGATAGATAGGTTGAAGATCAATGGCGATGTCTCAGATAATATCAAGAATGCTATTGATAATATTATAGATGTAAATATCAATGGCCTTGATCAGGATCAGGTTAAGGAGGCTATACAGACTTATAATGATCTTATGAATGATATTGACAACGGGAATGAAGTTGATCAGGATAAACTTAATGAGGCTATTGATATTATCAATAATTATTCTGATGATCCTCTTCTTCAATTCGTGGAATGGATGAGGCTGTATGATAATGGAAGTATGGTTGTCAAGGATTACGATAAGTCTATACCTATGGGTGATGTTCTCACGGAGAGCGAACCCGGGACATCCACCGGCAGGACGGAGGCCAATGCCGCCCAGAATCCGGTAGTGTTGATGGCCCAGAAGAGAGAGATTGGCGGAGTCATGTATTATGAGGTAGGAGGGATGAGACTTGACAGGTTTATGGACGGTCTTGGGCTTAAAAGATCTGATGCCACTGATACTGATAATGGAAGGGTGATGGATTTCACCAACGGAACCGACATATTTACTGTTATAGAGTCGAATAACCACTCAAGATGGATGATAAGCGAGGATGACGCTCAGGCTTTCGAGAACGCTACCGGTGTCATACTGGGGCGGCAAACCGCCTTGTCGACCTCCATCTGGTTCATGGTGTATCGCAAGGGGCAGGATGGATCTATTGTCCCTTATTATACGGGTGATACGTTTGGATCTAACAACGAGTCGGTGAATCAGGAAGCCGTAGCTAATCTCCGTAAGGATAATATCGTAAGGTTTAAGATGGATATGTCAGATCCATATACCAAGGAATTGTATGATAAATACAATAGCCTTAACGCCGTTGACCCTAATTCTGATGAGACTAAGTCGGCTTACCGAGAGCTGGTTGATAATATGGTTATTAAGATCGTGGATAGTGATGGTAATTTTGTCTCGGTGCTAAAAGCCAATGATCCAGACTCAAAAGGGAGTAACGCTGATTTAAGGAGTATGGCCTTTGAGTTGTATAGGGATAATGTGGGATCTGTCGCTGGCGAGATTGATATACCGTTCGTAGGCGCAGTCACCAGTGTTTTGCCAGGAAGACCTAATTTTAGCATAAGTGATGATAATGGTACGTTGATGGTATCCGAGAATGATTTTACCAACGAGACGGTTGGTAAAGTCGAGAGCGTAGGATATATAGAGAATGGGGAGGTTACGATGAGGGATGATATTAAGTATAATATATTCCCGTTCTGTACGGCTATCGTCAGGGACAAGTATGGTGACTATAAAGATTCACGTATCCCGGTCGTAGCTATAAAGACAGGAAATGGAAGAAATTACCTGTACCCCGTAAGATTGAAAAATCAGGATATATCGTCATTCTCATCCATGATCGGATCGATGGCTGATAGGATTACGGAGGGTCTAGGCGGAGGCGTAAGTATTGATGATATAATGGATCTTAATAACGCTATAGCCAGATCAGGGTTGGATAATAAGACATATATGATTCCGCTGGCGGGAGACGTGGATGTTATCAAGAACCGGCTAGAGGCTGTCAAGGAAGCGGCTAGTAAGATGCCTATGACTACTGACGTAAGAGGGTGGATAGGCGATTCCAGGACTAAGGAGGATATTTTGATGGATGACGTTACGATCAACATCGATCTTAATAACGATCCTTTCATAGCCCCTAAGTTCAGGATGAGTATCAGGAGGGATGAGACGTTCTTCGAGGAGGTTGTGACCCCGTTCGGCAGCCCGTCTGACCTCCAATCGGGGTCCGCCTCGCCCGCGAAGGCTGCTGAGGATAGGTCTTTGGTTTCCGACGGTAATGTAGTATCCGGAGAAAATGAGGCGGAAAATCCTTGCTAAATTAAATATCTTGACTTATCTTCGCGGCGTCAGTCCATCACCTGACGAGTAAGATATTTAAAAGTTGGTCCCTGTCGGGTGTGTGATGGCCCCGGTGGGGACTCTTTATATTATATGGTATGCTGTAACTATTATTTATATTGAAGCGATAAGATATAAACGAATAAAATGAGATTAGTTGAAAGACATATCGTAAAAGATAATAGATTTGAGAGCATATGTCTCAAATCCGGTTTACTATACAACTATGTATTATATAATATTCGCCAAGGGATTTTCAATAAAGAATATCTAAAGGAATATGATTTATCTACTAGACTATGTAAGGAGAATCAATTTGACTTCAGAAGTCTCCCATCGGTCATATCTCAGCAAGTTATAGCTCAAGTATTTTCGGTAATAAAGTCTTGGGTTAGATCAAAGAAGGAATATGAGAAGAGTCCTTCTAAGTTCAACTCAAAACCAAAATTGCCTAAATACAAACGAGGTAAGAAGCAGAATATGGTAGTCTTTACGACTTCTGCTTGCAGGCTTAAGAGTGATGGTTATATCCATTTTATCAAAAACATAATTCCACCAATCAAAACAAAAATAGGAGATAACAAGTTATGTCAGGTTAGGATAATCCCTCAAGCTACATGCTATGTGGTAGAGGTTATTTACGAAAAGGAAGAACATAATCTGAGTCTTGATAAGGATAATGTTCTTTCGATTGATTTGGGATTGAATAATTTATGTACATGTATAAGCAATGTAGGTATCAGGCCTTTCATTGTAAACGGCAAGATTATCAAGTCCTTCAATCAGTGGTATAATAAGAAGAGAGCTAGATTGATGTCTTACATCGGAGACAAGGGAATTTCAAAGAGACTTAGACGGCTAAATAATTATAGGAATTTTTGGATAGATGACAAGATTCACAAGGTTAGCAGATATATTGTAAATATTTGTATTGAAAACAATATTGGAAACCTTGTTGTGGGTTTGAATAGAGGATGGAAGAATGGGATAAATCTAGGGAAGAGAATAAACCAGAAGTTCGTAGAGATCCCGTTCTCTAAACTCATTGACAAAATTTCCTACAAATGTAAATTAGTTGGGATCATCCTTCAAGTCCACGAGGAATCCTATACCTCCAAAGTGGATCATCTGGCTTTTGAGAAATTATGTAAGCATGATGTTTATCTTGGCAAAAGAAAGAAACGTGGATTGTTCCAAAGCTCTATCGGAAAGCTGATTAACGCTGACATCAATGGAGCTATCGGAATTGGCAGAAAAGTATTCGGTGATTCTTACGTCGGTAGGATAATCGATAGTGGGTTGGCGTTTAACCCGGTTAGAGTAAACATTTTGTGATATGAATGTGAATTTAATAAATAAAATAAATGATTTTAATAACGTGCAGTTAGATAGTTTTTTACACCGTAAAATTATGCAAGACCTACGCATCCAGCGAGTGAAGGTCTTGATGATGTTATACACCAGTCATTATTTTGTCAATAACAGACAAAGGCAGTTGCTTGACCATACATACGCTTTAAGCAGAAGTCAGGCTTTCGATTATATGACTGAGTTCAATAAAAGGCTTAGTGATAAGGTTGGTATAAAATGTACGATGGATATCCTTCTACCTACCGATGATGATAATGCTAACATCATAATCGAGCACAATGGCATCATTAATAGGTTGATGAGGGAAGCCGAGAAGCTGGAACTTGACACTGACGCTGTTAAGGATATGATGCGCGATCTACTTAATGAGTTGAAAGATGATGTTGATCTTAATATCTTGATATTTGACGTAACCCAGTTACTTATAAAATACAATCTATTTAGGTTGGATGCCATAACCGAGCAGGAGTTCAAGGACTCTTTTGTCAGAATGGATAGTAGGAATATGGAGATAAAGAAACTAACTTTATCTGATATCAAGAAGGTGGTGATGATGATGGAGGATAGGTATGATTACGCTTTATATATGACAGAGGAATACGATTGATTACATTTTTTGTAAAAATATCTCCTGTTTGTTTGTAGTTTCAAAATAAGGTCTTATATTTGCGGTGTCCATCCGTTATTGGGCCATAAGAAGATATTAACTCGCCTAAGCGTAGGCGATAGATGAGGGTCATTGGTGGGATAACGGACGCCAATGGCTCTCGTTGTTTTTATATCATGAGTGAATTATCTGAGATTTTTAGTTACAATGGTAATGATGTAACTTTTAAAACGGTTGATGATGTAACCTATGTTAATGCCACGGAGATGGCTAAATACTTTAATAGGAGAACAAACGACTATTTATCGTTAGTATCTACTAATGAGTTAGTTAAGGCAATTACCAGAAAAACCGGTAAATCTGAAAATCAGTTAGTTATAAAGAAGACTGGAATGCCGGTTTTTGGAGGTGGGGTATGGTTGCATGAGGATATAGCTATAGATTTTGCCCAGTGGCTTAGTGTAGATTTTAAGCTGTGGTGTACAGATAAAATAAAGGAACTTTTATTGAAAGGGCATACATCAATAAATAGGAATAACTCTGATATAAGCAGGAACAATCTTCCATCTGATTATATAGAGGCATTAGAGGCGTTACTTAAATCTGAAAAGGAGAAAAAGGCATTAGCTGAGGCGAAGAAAGCGGCAGAGGAAGCCAAAAGGATATCTGATAATATTATCAAAGAACAGGCTCCTATGGTTGAGTTTGCCAAGACAGCCGAGATAGCTCAAGAGACGGATATGTTGATCAGAGAGGTTCGGGAAAAGCTAGAGGCTCATGGGTATGATATAGCGGAGAAGAATCTTCGTATATTGCTTGAGGATAATAAGTTTTTCGCCAAAACCGGTAAGAGATGGTTGCTTTCCCAAAGGATGATAGATCGTGGTTACGCTCGTTACAGATATCGTAATGATGACGAGTTCTACGGCACTAATACTGTCTATGTGACTTCTAAGGGATTTCAGTGGATTGTGTCTAAGATATCTAAAGAATGGATGCCTAGGTTCTTGGAATTGAAAGGCAGGGTTCTGAGTAGATCAGATAAAGATATTTTCGCTAAACGATAAACTCCATTTTTTATAATTTAGGATTGAGTTTTTGCCTGTTCGTGAGGATCGGCAAAATGATTTGTACTTTTCAGTAGAAACATAAGGTTTGTTATTATTGTTATTTGGCTCCCGTCCGCTCGTGAGAGTAGGCGGGATTTTGTTTATCTTTGTGTCAAAACGATTTAGTAATGGGACGATCTTGTTATGTTATAAAAAATAAGGAGGGTGGGATAGATAATGTCCTTGCCCCGAACGACCAACCATCCGGGTTATACCAAAGGGCTATGGAGGTGCTGGGCGACCAGAAGCAGGCCTTATCGGTCTGGGGTACGGCCTACTCCCCAGACTTCGTGTCCTTCTTTGGCGATTGGATGTCCATGCCATCAGAATACGACTTAGATAGCAATGGGGAGCCTAGGTATGATGATGTTATGTCATTTATCAAGCGAAAGAACTATTTCGCCGGTAATTTCATGGCCGATGAGGTTAAGGATATCAATAATACCCTTACTTCCTTGGGCGTCGATAATATCAATGATCTTAATGATATGATCGTATCTAATTTCCTTTCAGGCGGTGATATATTCCTCAATAGGTACAATCTTGAGCGATCTGGGATGTATGACACCGATGAGATTGATAATATCATGACTAACCGATTGGAGTATGAGCGGGTAAGGGATATGATGAGGAGGATTGTCGATTTTATGTCTGAGGGGGATCTCAATGAGAAGGATACATATTTCTTGTCCTCCGAATCAGGCCTTGGTGATGATTATATGATATATGAGGATACATATGACTCGTTAGGAAAGAGAAGGGGCTTGAATCCAATAGAGGTAAGGGATACGATCATGAGGGCGGTAGGCGGTATCAGCGACCGCCGGGAGTTCGATCAGGCTTTCGCCTCCATCCCATACCCTTCCTTGGCACTCCGGTATCAGGAGGATCAGGATTACGCAGATCGGATGTATGACACGTATCGTAATATGACCCGTATGGAGGTTCGGAGTCAGGACGGAAATACGATTACCGACTCGTACTTCAATAGTACCACACCGTATATCAGTATGCCTAAGGATATGAAGGGTCTAAGGGATAAGGTTGGGGAGATAATCGATATGGATGATTTTAAGGACATCAAGGACGTTTCCGGACGTCTGTATGACATAGCTATGGATCTTGCCGACATGGGCGTGGATATAAGCGAGGCGATCAGCGATGAGATGGTTATATCCAGACCGGAGGATATTCGTGATCTTATGGCATCGCTAGACGTCATGTTATCTTCTATGCAGAATGGTGCCCCGGTATATGATGACTTTATTTCCGATCTTGATAGGATAACAGGAAAAGGGAATCCGATATACGAGGTTCAGGATACTTATTCTACTGGGGATAGGATGGTGTATGTAAGGTCCGGGAATACATCCCCTTCCGATATGTATGATAGGAGCATGTTGTATATGGGTAGGGATACGTACCACAACACAGCCCCGATAACCGACACCGATCAGGCCTATGAGATGTTGGCCGATATCGGGATAGAGCGGCCCTCGTACTTGCCGGCTGGCGTGATTCCCGCCGGGGCTTCCCGTTCCGATATTGGCGTGGTCAAGGATAATATAAAAAAGCTGGTTATGTCCAACATCTCATCCTCGAATACCGAGAACATGATCCTTACCAGATTAATATATCAGCATCCCGTAACCCCTAAGATGGATGATGTCGATATTGATCGGGAGTTCAGGAGATACGAGGCTAGGCAGGGAAAGGATCGGGATTTTATCAAATCCTGTACCTCGTTGAGGAAGATCCAGATCAAGGAAAGGTTAAAAAAATCGGATTTATATAATAATGTCTTACGTTTCCTTGATTTTAATGGATTTTATAACGTATCTTTGAATCACCATGACAGAGGTACGTTAAAAAGCATGGAGATGTCGTTGCCGGAAGGTCAGGTAAGGGATCTTCTGTTTGACGTGGCTATCGAGTCCGGTGACAGTAGCATGAGAAACCTTTTCTATCTGGATAGACAGGATAGGATGATGGATGTCGGTTTTTATCGATATCTATACCAAAGGAATCCGAGTCTGCTCCGGGAGGTCAACGGCGGCGTCGAGGCGAGACCGGACGGTTCGTTCTTGGCTCGTGGAAGGTATGATGATTTCGTGTCATTCCAATCCGGTTTATATGAGAAGGTAGGTGAGACGGTTGATGGATCAATATACAGGTTCGTCGATGATCTTATATACTCCGATTCATCATCATATCAAGAAAACATGGTACGAAGGATGGGTGATGTTACGGTAAGGAGTGACGATAACCGTCTATCAAGGATAGAGGATAATCCCTCATCCAGTAAGATAATTAATGAATACACTGCTAATACAAATAAATTAATGCGAGATTTTTCGTGTAGTTAATCTCTCTTTGACGTCGTGAGACGTTTTCTTTCGAGCATTGAAACATTGAATTTATAGATTTGCATGAATCCGGGCCGTAGTGATACGTTCCGGATTTTTTGTCTTGTACCGGTTCTTATTAATACCAATTGCATGACATGACGTGCTTTGATGATGACATATATCACGATCCTAGGATTATTAATTTTTGAACTTTGTAACGCCCGCCATCAGGTGGGGTTATTATTAATTCAAAAATAAATAGACATGGGTACAAGTGGAGACAAAATCGTGCTGTTAGACGGCATGGGTTCCGGGAGCGGTAGCGCCGCTAACGGTTTATTATCTATGATTCCGGGTATGTTTACCAGCCTTTTGGGTGGAAATAAGATGGATCCGAATTTGGTTGCGGCGTTGATGAACGGTCGTAACAACCAAGACCAGTTCGGAGGAGCCAACGGCTGGTGGTTGTGGATTATCGTCCTGTTCTGGCTATGGGGTGGACGTGGATTCGGAAATGGTTTTGGTGGTAATGGAAATGATTGTTGCGCTAACGGTCTTCCGGCTCAATTGAACAACGACTATGGCCGTGAGTTGCTGATGCAGGCTATCCAAGGCAACAGAAGCGCTATCGACCAGATCTCAAACGCCCTTAACTGTTCTACCTCTCAATTACAAAACGCTATCTGTAACGTACAAGGCGCTATTGATAAGGTGGCCGGTCAGGTAGGTATGACTTCTCAGGCTGTTATCAACGCTGTACAGCAACAAGGATGTGAGATCGGTAACCAGATTAGCGCATGTTGCTGCAATTTACAAAGCGCTATGGCTAGTGGATTCAATAACATCCAACATTCGTTAGACACCGTAGGATGTAATATCCAGAACGCTATAACTCGCCAGGGATATGAGAATCAGTTGGCTATTACCGGTCAGACGAACGTATTGCAGAACAATTTGACTAACGGCTTCAATAACGTTATTCAATCCAACCAAGCCCAGACTCAGGCGTTGGCTGCTAAGATAGATCTTCAAACTCAAATCATCAATGACAAGTTCTGTCAACTTGAGATGCGTGAGATGCAGAATACTATCCAACAGCTTCGTGAGGAGAAACAGGCTTTGGCTACTTCCGCCATCACCCAACAACAGACACAGAACATCGTTAGCCAGTTAGCTCCAAAGGCTCCGGTTCCAGCCTACGTTGTACAGAACCCGGGTTGCTGCTATACTCCTACCGTAAGGGTAGCTAACGAATGTGGATGCGCTTGCGGCACTACTAACGCCGTATTATAAGGAAGGGGGACAATATGGCTGATTTCAGAGGATATATGATCGGTTCATTCGCCTCCTCCCGTCTTGACAGGGGAGGCATCCCGGTAGTAGCCACTACTGGAAAGGTATCTGACGCTTCTGCGGCCGAACCTACGGTTGATTTTGGCATCAATCCGTGTCAGTGGAACTCACTACCTCCGGAAGGAATATTGTTATGGAAAGTCCGTCATCCGGTAACGGAGACCGAGGCTGATTATCCGGCCACGATCGTCCTCCCGTCCGGCTTATCCACCACCACCCCTGTTACGGTATCCAACGCCGGGGTTATCGTCAACAAGACACCTATAGTGGATAAGGTTGGGGCACATATGACAGGGCAGGATGTTACGACTCCCGTGGCTTCTGGTGATCCTATAGTAGGGGCCTACACCGAGCATCTTGTGTATTATAACAAATGCACTGGGGTATTTAGGATGTTAGGTCATACGGCTACGGCCCCCTAACACATGAATTTACTAAGAAAGAACAGGGAGGGGAACCTCCCTCCCATTTAAAAAGATCGTTATTATGTTTAAGGATTTAAAGAAAGGATATCAGGTTTATACGTTGGACACCTCAGGGGTTCCTAAATTCTTTATGGGTACGGTGGTTAACGTCTCGGAACCTAGGTTCGCCCAATCCCAGCTAGGTCAGTACCAGCAGCTGCAAGATCGGGTTATGGATCTTACTATAGAGGTGGACGGGAAGTCTATGACATACGTAGTTCCAGAGAATCAGAACGTGGCTATGGCCAACGGCATTACGCTAGCCTGCTCCGTGGATCCGATAATGAACCACCTGAACGCCATGAAACGAACCAGTACGGATATCGTGAATAGCGTGGATAAGAATAAGGAGATCATAGAGGCATGCGACAGTATCTTGGAAGATATCAATCCCACTTTTAAGCAGACTAAGGATCAAGACCGAAAGATTAAGAATCTTGAGGAGAAGGTCGATAGGATGGGGTCTTCTTTCGATGAGTTAAAAGAGTTGTTAATTAAAAAATTAGGTTAATATGAGAGTTATAGATTTAGGCAACGGCCAAGAGGAATATGATGATGAGATCTACGACCGCAGAGGTGGTAGGGGACGCTCACGCCGCTCCGATGGGACTTACATGGGTTATGGTGGTGGAATATACGACCATTTCGGCAAGGAGCATGAAGAGAGAATGGAAGAGCTAGAACGCCGTGAACGTGATCTCGAAAGACGTGAGAGGGAATTGGAACGTGACGAGCGGGAGCTTGAGAAACGTGAGAAACGCCATGAGCGTGAGGACGAGATGTATCGCAGGGGATGGTTCGGTGAGCGTAACATCCGTGACGAGTACGAAGGTACCGAGCCGTATATGCGCAGGGGACGCAGGAGTCGTTACTACTGAGGAGCAGACGCTGATGACCCGGATTATAAGCGGTACATAGACACCCATGGATATCACTTTTCCAAGGAGTTGGCTAGGGAAGCCGCCGACAAGATGCTTAACGCTGACGGATCCAAGAGAAGATGGACGATGGAGGACGCTAAGCAGATGTTCGATAAATGCGGGGCCAAGAAGCCTGATAACGCTACGTGGGGAGATATCCAATATCTGTTCGCTATGTTCTATAGCGACTACTTTCCTAAGGTATTGGACTGCGACCAGAAAATAGTCAAGGCTGTCTTGGCTTATCTGGAAGACCCTGATGTCCCGGAAGGGACGGCGTTCGTAAGGTATCTGGCGGTGCGGTGCTTCGTCGGTGACACAATCAAATGGAGTGATATGATTTGATACAACGTTGGAAGAACCCTGTCGGCGATAGAATACCGATGGGGTTTCTTTTTGCCTGTAACTTTATTATGGCTACATTTGTTCGAGGTAGATCTTTTGTTCAGAGGGCGG